TCTCGAAATTCTTCATAACTTCTTCCATATTAGTACCATCTAATACTTGAATATTCGTTAAAAACTTAATTAACAACGGTGTATATTTTTCCATTTCATTTCTCTTTTCTTCTTGTTCTAGTTCTTTTACTTCTTCTGTTTGTTCTGACTGTTCTGACTTTTTAAAATCATTAAGTAAAATTGTCATATAAGAAAGTTTATTTAAAAATGCCATTTGTGCTTTACGAACATCTTCTTTCTTACCATTTTCAGTAGCCATCATCTTAGAATATTCAATGCATGAATAAAAATTAGCACAATCGTCAAAAAGTGAATAATCTAGATCTGAAATTCTTTCCAATAAAGGAGAAACACTATTGAAAAAGCAAGTTAATAATTCTGTATGAGAATCTTCCATATGTTCTTTATAGTATTTTACAGTTGTTTTCTTTTGATCGGGAAACTGGTCCGATAAGTCCTTAAACCAATTTCTATAGTTCTTTCTAAACTCAACATATTGTCGTTTAATAAATTCTGGTGTTTCCATAGTATATCTAAAAATACATTAAATTTATTTATATTCTTTTTAACGCAATAATATAAATAAAAAATCCTAATATTATATTAGCGATATATAATGATACAATTTAACTTCAATCTTTCTACTAAGTTATTTGATATTAATAAGTTGGTATCCAATTATTCATTAGAGTATCTCAATGATTGGCTATCCTATGAAAGCGAACTAAAATATCTATTCTTTTTCGGTGAAGTAGATGAAAACTATGATCTATCCACCTTGTCTTATCCAAAATCTATTGAAGATATTATTTGTTTACTTAGGCATAGTACAATTCTAACTAACGAGGATAAAAAATTTATCCTTTCTATTTACATTGAAGATGCATTTGTTTCTATAGAGAATCAAATTGCCACCCTACACATTATTTTAGATAGTGAATATAAACAAACTCCTATTAACTCTAAAATAATAAAATTCCTATTAAATCATATCTATAATCAAACTCATACTGGTTTATTTAAACAAGGTATCATTCGACCACTAACAGAATCTGAAAAAATAAAATACAAGTGGATAGATGAAATCGGTTGGAGTCAACATTTTCTAGAGCAAACAACAGAATATATCGATTCTCTATATTTCTCTGAATACACATTTATTACATCCGATACTTCCATTATTCCTCAAAAACCTGTTTATGTTTCGAATTACAATTTAGAATGTTTCGAAATTTCTAAGTGTATTGATTTAATACAAAATGATATTCATCGATACAAGAAATCAATTAAATTTTTAGAAAGAAAAAAGAAAGAACTAAAAAAAGAAAAATGCTCTCTCTATAAACTATATCGTGATAGTTATCTTAATATGTTAGATAACGATAACAAGAAATGGCACTTCAAATCAATCTAACTCTTCTTCAAACTCTTTAGTTTACTTAAAATATCATCTAGAGATGGTGGTGTAAAACCACCCATTTGTTTTGGTTTGAATTGTTTCTTGTCTTTTTCTATCGGCTCTGCTTTCTTTAATGATCCGATACCCGCTAATAGATCTCCTGCTTGTATCTTATTAAATGGATTAAATCCAACCATCGGATTAAATCCTCCATATGGTGGTTTTTTCATCGATGCTCCTATAGGTGGACCTCCAGATAAACCTATAGGTGGTCCTCCACTTCCTATAGGCGGTCCTAGTAATTTAGGTTTATCATCTTCAAATAAACATACTTCTATTGGACATTGTTCTAATATCTTTATTTGTAATGCTGACCAATGTAAACCAAATTTTATGATTTCTTTGTTATCATCTAGTTCAAACCAAATCGAAGGTAACTCTAAAATAAATTGTGCACGAGAATGTTTAATTAGTTCTTCATCCCGTTTTAATTTATTTTTAAATCTATCATAGACACTTATTACTTCTTTTTTATACTCTACTGATAATTTCACATTTTTATCTGTATCTATAAAAAAATTATTATCATCCATCTCTATTCTTTCTAACATTTCTGATAATGTATATATTTCTGATACCTTCTTTATAATAGAATATTCTATACTAGTTAAAAGCTTATAAAACTCCTGAATACCTTTGTCGTATTCGATATGACGAAGTGCTATGAAAAAATAATTACGAGTATTCTTTTCAAATGTACTAGATGCTATCGTCAATACTGGAGTTTCTATTAACAATGGAACACGTTTATGATTATGTAATAAGTATACATCCATTGTAAAAATTTCTCTCGTATTAGAACTTTTACAAATACCCTTTACTAAGACTTTTTCATCTGTAATTAATTTATAATCAGAAGACTTTAATATTTTATAACTCATATTCCTCTAGTTACATATCATTTACTTTTTAAGTTGCTCCGCAATTATCTTTCCTAATCAATTAATTGTTGTTTCTATTCTCTTATTATACATATTTATTGAATAGTTCCCATTAAGAATTCCACTAGTTAAACTCATATGTTTTTCACACTATCAATATTTATCTCTATTGTACCCGTTTCTTTTTCTTTAGAATCAGTATCTTTCGTTTCATCAGATAGATCAGAATTTATAGGCGAATCCTCTGCTTTATATGGCGATTTCATCGTCTCCATTCTTTGGATTAATTTTTGAATATTTGGTCGAATAAGTTCTAACTCTTTTTTAACAGCATCTTTTGCACTTATATTTACTCTTTCTACTGTACCACTTTCATCTAGGATTCCTTTATTTTTAAGTATACTAAGTATTGGTTTTCCTGGGTCAGAATATCTACGTTCCGCTAGATCTAATTTTTGAAAGGATGAATAATCTTTATTACTATGAGCGTTTTTTAACTCATTTTTTTGTTCAACAATTTGTTGCTTTGATGATGCTCTAGAGATATAGTTAATATATGTTTGTGCACTAGTTAATTTATCATAAATATCTGGTTTAAATACATCATTTACTTTCTTGAATTTATTTCTAAATTCGTCTGCTATCTCTGGTGGAATTGTTGGAGATGTTTCTGTTAGTTTATTATATTCATCAATACAATATTTTAAAAACTCATTTGGATGTTTACGCTTTGCCGGTTCAATAGATAATTCGATTTGAATAACACGTTGTAGTTTTGACCATAGTTTACTAGCACTAGAATGTGCTTCTGTATTTTCTGCATATTTAAAATAGGTCTGTATTGTTGTTAAAATACCACATAAAATATTAATACCACCAATTGCTGCAGATGCATAGACCTGATATTGTTCAGCTACTAATGATTTCATTGCAAAATTAGCGGTTCCAGTTAATGTCGATAAAACGATAACGGGTAGTGCAATTCTATTATTAATCTCTCTATTTTTAAATGAAGCTTGTTCATGAACCCATCGAAAACAATTTGCAATATCGCACCAGTCTTTTAGTAATTCTTCCTGTTCTCTTGTCCATAACAACGCATTTTCAGGAGAGTCTTCCCCATTCATAACATCTGACATTTATTATAATACAATATTATTTATCCTAGTATAAATAGTATTTTATTAATTATTTCTTTTTATCTCTCTTTTCCTTTTTTTCCTTCTTTTTAATTTCTTTCTCAAAACGTGCTGGCTGATCTAATACCCTAGGAGCACCTATCCAATAGTTTTGGATACGCAAATTATAGTAATATTGATCTGGATTTAATTTGGAATATGCTCTATTTACAGATTCTACACCTTGGTCAAAGCTTCTATGGTAGTCATCGAAACCAGCGGAATTCTTTAAATTTACTTTAGACATCATCTTCTATAGATAAATTAGATTTAAAAATAAATTGATTCCAGATTTCTATCGTATCATAACTCCTTCAGAAAATGTCCGACCTTAAGAGTACTGCTACCACCTTTTCTAGTAAAACTGTAAATGAAAAATATCAAAAGAAATCTCACCTAGAACACATAAAAGACCTTCCTGATACCTACATCGGCAGTGTAGATCCAGTCACACAGAATATGCCCGTCTACAATGAAGAAACCCAGCGTATGGAGTATGCCGACCTAACCTTCATTCCTGGTCTATTCAAAATATTCGACGAAGTTCTCGTGAACGCTAACGATCACAAGGTTCGTTGTCCCGAGCTTAAAAACATCAAAGTCACCATCGACAAAGAGTCTGGTAAAATTGGTGTCTGGAACGACGGCAGTGGTATCGACGTCGAAGTCCACGAAGCATCTGGTGTGTACGCCCCAGAACTTATCTTCGGACATCTATTGACATCTGGAAACTACGATGCTGGTGAAAAGAAGCTTACTGGTGGTAAGAATGGCTATGGTGCAAAGTTAGCCAATATCTTCTCTACCTCCTTTCGTGTTGAAACCGTTGATGATGTTCGTGGTAAGAAATATATTCAGGAGTTTACAAACAATATGACCGTAGTAGGCGCACCAAAGATTACTGGCTGCAAAAACAAACCTTATGTACTCATCGAATTTATCCCTGATTTTGCTCGTTTTAAGATCCCTGGTCTTACCGACGACATTATCAAAGTTTTTACGAAGCGTGTTTATGATCTTTCGGCGACTACAAAAGACGTCAATATTTACTTGAACGAAAAGAAGTTGCCTGTTCGAAACTTCGAGAAGTATATGGAGCTTTATATCGGTAATAATAAGAAAGAACTACCTCGCGTCTATCAAGAAGTAAGTGATCGCTGGGAAGTGGGTGCCTGTACGAGTCCAGATGGTTCGTTTCAGCATATTAGCTTCGTAAATGGAATTTGGACCTACAAGGGTGGCAAACACGTCGACTATGTGGCTGATCAATTGTCTCGTCGTGTTACAAAGTATATCAACGAAAAGAAAAAGAAGCTCAATGTTAAAGAAAGCTACGTGAAAAGCAACATCTGGGTGTTTGTTCGTTGTCTTGTCGAGAACCCCGCATTCTCTAGCCAGACAAAAGAAGAGCTCACCACTGTATCTAAAAACTTCGGAAGCAAATGCGAAGTTAGTGATGACTTTATTGAGAAACTGGCGAAGAGTGGTGTAATGGATAAAGCCCTTGAACTAACCGCCTTTAAAGAGAAAGACAGCTTGAAGAAAACTGATGGCAAGAAACGCTTTACCATCGCCGATATCCCTAAGCTAGATGATGCAAATAAGGCTGGTGGCGCCGAATCATACAAATGTACACTGATTCTTACCGAAGGAGATTCAGCTAAAGCAAGTGCTATTAGTGGTTTGTCAGTAGTTGGTCGCGACTACTATGGTGTTTTCCCTCTAAAGGGAAAATTGTTGAATGTTCGTGAGGCTACGAATGCTCAACTATTGAACAATGAAGAAATTAAACAAATCAAAAATATTCTTGGTCTGCAACACTATGAGAAAGATAGTAGCAAGGCAAAAGTTTACACCGATATCAAAGAACTTCGGTATGGTCGTGTGTTGATTATGACAGATGCCGATGTAGATGGTAGTCACATCAAGGGACTTCTTGTAAACTTCTTTCATTATCATTGGTCGAGTTTGCTAAAGATTCAAAACTTCTTCGATGTCTTCAAAACTCCTCTCGTTACATCTATCAAGAAATCACAAAAACTACAATTTTACTCCTTGAATGAATACGAAGAGTGGAAAAAGAATACTCCTGCTGTTAATACTTGGGAGATTAAATACTATAAAGGTCTTGGTACTTCTACCGCAGAAGAATTCAAACAATATTTTCGTGAAATGACTAAGAATCTTGTCCATTTTCGATGGTCAGATGATGAAACCGATAATAATTCAATTACACTCGCCTTTCAAAAAGAACGCAGTAATGATCGTAAGAGCTGGCTAAATGAGTACAATGCTGATCCTAATCACGGTTTGCGGGAAATTCACACAAACACTCCTACTTATAGCGATTTCATTCACAAAGAGCTAATCCACTTTAGCAATTATGATAACATTCGTTCGATTCCTAAGATGCTCGATGGTCTCAAACCAAGTCAACGCAAAGTTATCTATGCTTGTTTTAAGCGAAATCTAAAGAAAGAAATTAAAGTTTCACAATTGAGTGGTTATGTTAGTGAGCAAACTAGCTATCATCACGGTGAAATGAGTCTTCAGGGTACTATTATCGGATTAGCACAAGATTTTGTCGGTTCGAATAATATGAATCTTCTTTTTCCGAAAGGTCAGTTTGGTACTCGTATTAAGGGCGGAGATGATGCAGCATCTTCTCGTTATATCTATACCTATCTAAATGGTGTGACATTTGCAATGTTTGATGAGAATGATTTCCCCCTGTTGAACTATTTGGAAGATGATGGTATGAAGATTGAACCAGATAGCTATTATCCCATTTTGCCATTGGTATTGATTAACGGTTCAGATGGTATTGGTACTGGTTTTCGCAGTAAGATTCCTTGCTACAATCCATTCGATCTGTTTACACAGATTAAAAACAGATTGCTTCGTCAAAATAGTGATGAGTCATTTGACCCGTTTGAACCGATTCATCCTTGGTATAATAAGTTCGACGGAACGATTGATATCGTTGACGAAACCAACGATGATCTAGAAGATGATGAAAGCGTTGCTAGTTCAGATAGTGGCGATTTCCGTAAGTATGTGGCTACTGGCAAGTATGTCATCTCTGGCGATACTATCAAAATTACTGAATTGCCTGTTGGTGTCTGGACACAAAACTACAAAGAATTCATCGAGAATGCCCTTCTAGAACATTGTGATTCGGAAAAGGAAAAGAAGAAAGATACGAAGAGTGTTGATAGTGGCGCTACAAAAGAAAAGAAGGCGCGAAAGAAATACAATTTGCCTGTTGTTAGCTATGATAACCATTGCACTGATGAAAAAGTTAGCTTTAGCATTAAGATGGAGAAAGGCTTTCTGCAATCACTCAAACCAAATGATATCCTTAAACGATTTAAACTAACAAAATCTATTAGCACCTCTAGTATGTATTTGTATAATCACGATGGCAGCATTCAACATTACAAGACACCAGAAGAAATTATGGAAGAGTTTTATACTATTCGTCTCGGTGTCTATCAGAAACGAAAGGAGTATTTGTTGCAAAAGTTGATGCGAGAATGCATCGTCTTGGAGAACAAGGTAAAGTTTGTACAAAGTGTTCTAGATGAAAAAATCAAGTGGAACCAAAATGAAGATATCATTGAACAGCGTTTGCACGAACTCACCATTAATCGATTGGATGTTGATGAGTTTAATCTTGGTATTGATTTGAATACTCGCGTACCTCTACCTGATGCAAAAGTATCTTATCATTACGTTCTCGATATGAAGATTCGTTCCCTTACGAAGGAGAAAGTGGAAGCACTTCAAAAGGAATATGATCAAAAGCGAGTAGAATATGATCTTCTTGGTGCAAAGAAGATTACTGATATGTGGCTAGATGATTTGTCAGCCCTCCAAAAGGCATATACATTCGCATCTGTTGCTCCCGCAGTCACTGTACCAAAAGCAGTACCTGTTGCACCAGTAGTAGTGAAGGAAGCACCAAAGAAGAAACTTCTTATCAAGAAGAAGCCTGTTACAATGGATAAGTTCTTCTCTTCAAAGGAAACGACCTTAGCCGCCGAAAAGGTGGCAGGTCAGTTTATTATTGAAAAAGACATTGATTCTGATGATTCTGAGAATGTTTCATTGGCAGTTGTTAAGAAGAAACTGATTCGTAAAGTGGTTACTGCGGAGGAATAAATTATCTAGAGTTGTAATCATCTAACCAGTTCTTATATATTTTAATTGCATCTCGCATACCAAAGGTTTTATTAGTACTATGCTTTGCTTCATTATATAATGTGGTTATGACTAAAAATTTAACTTGGATTGGTTCATTTTTTAAAAGGGTTAATGTATAATTTGCCATTTCTTTATTATCGTAACCTATGTTTTTGTCTAATTTAATAAAATCTATAATGTATCTTTGCATTTCCATATTATTTATTAATCCAATCAATACATTCCAACTTGTAAACTGTTCAGATCTATATTTAATATAACCGTCCATACCATACAAACTTATACTAAATTTATTGCTATATGCTGGAATAATTATTGTACCTAGTTTATCAAACTGTTTTCTATATTTTGGTAATTTATCTAGTGCCTTCATATAACCTTCATTTGTATCATTTTTTGTTTCGATTAGAATAATTCTATATTTTCCAATGTATTTATCCATTATAATATATGAAAAGATAAAACAATATAAATACTATACTTTATTTTTATGAAAAGGATAACTATGTCTACCAAAAAAGAGGATTACTATGAACTACTGGGTGTTTCTAAATCATCTACAAAAGAAGAAATTTCAAAAGGATATAAAAAAGCAGCGTTACGATGGCATCCAGATCGTAATCCACCAGAAAACAAAGAAGCTGCAGAAGAAATGTTTAAAAAAATAGCAAAAGCAAATGAAATCTTGCAGGACGACGAGAAACGAGAAATATATGACCGTTTTGGAGAAGACGGTTTACAGCAAGGTGGTGGTGGTATGCCAGCAAATTTTAATCCATTTGAAATGTTTGGTTCAATGGGTAATATGTTTGGTGGTATGCGACAAGATAAACAGGAAGAACGACCTATTGTTCACGAAGTAAAATGTACATTAAAAGATTCTTATATTGGTGTTAAAAAGAACGAAATGATAGAACGTTATGTATTCTGTACACCGTGTGAAGGGACTGGTTTTAAAGATAAAAAAGTGCACACTTGTTCTACTTGTAACGGCAAAGGTGTTCAAATTATTATTCATCAACTTGGTCCTGGAATGGTACAACAAGCAACTCGTAGTTGCACATCCTGTAAAGGATCTGGCAGTGATTCTGGTCATATTAAATGTGAACGTTGTGATGGTTCTAAAAAAATTAAAGAAATATCTAAAATAGAGATTGAAGTAAAAAAAGGTACAAAACGAAATCCTGTTCCAATTATACTTAAAGGTAAAGGCTCTCAAACAGGTCCATCAACATATGGTGATTTAGCTGTTTTGTTTACGTTTGAAAATGATCCAGTTTATACTAGAAAAGGCAATGATCTACATCGCCGAATAGATATTTCATTGCGAAAGGCGTTACTTGGTTTTCAGTTAACATTGGATCATTTAGACGGTAAAAAAATTGTGATTCAATCTGAAGAGGTTATTCAACCACTTTCGGTTAAAAAAATAAGTCATATGGGTTTTCTCGATCAATCGACAAATATAACTGGTGATTATTTTATCGAGTTTAATGTTATTTTTCCAGAAAAATACAATAGTAAACAACTAAAAGCTCTAGACCTAGTTCTTCATAAAGAAATAGAAGATGATTCACATAAAAAGATTGATTCTCTTCATCATTATAAATTAGAGTTTGTTCCGATAGCATCTAATAAGTATTATGATCATCTAGATGAAGATGACCAAACATATGATTCTGGACCCGCAGAACAAGTACAATGTGCTCAACAGTAATTTATTCAAAAAATAATTTATTAATATATAATAGTTAGAGTATGTCTTACAGTATTATTATTAAATTAATTATTATGGCTATTAGTTTTTACTATATTCGAAAACTTCCCATACCAGATTCTTATAAATTTGTATTAACTATTATTCCAGCTCTTTTAATGTTAAGTGCGAATTATGTAATCAAACAGATCAAATATTCTGGTACAAATAAACCACTTACCGTTAAAAGAGAAGATGACAGAAGTGATATAATGGTTTCAGAAGACTTTTTCTATGAACCGTTTACCATAGAAATACAAAAAAATGCAGATGCTAAATTACACGAAAATGATACCCCATATTGGATTCAAAGTGGTGGTTATTTAGACATTTCAAATCCCAATAATTTCATTAAAATCGATAATCTAAAACTATCTACTAATTATACACTTGAATTTTGGCTTAGATTAAAATATGTTTCAAACAACAATATTGCTAAGTTTTATAAAGATGATGTGTTAATTTTTGAAATTATATACGATGAAAAATTCATCTATGTAAATCAAAGTACTAAAATACCAATTACAAATGATAACTGGGCTCATATTGTTATTATGAGAGGTAAAACAGATACCATCGGTTCAGATCGTGGTTCGATATACATAAATGGCATTTTCTTTACATACATTGACATATTACCTAATTTACAATCAATGAATAATGCTTATTTATTTAAAAATTCTAATGCTCCTAATGAATACAATAAAAACTATCACGATTTGTCAAATTGTTCACTTGTTAGAATGTATGACCGTTCATTAAATGTTGATGAAATACAAAATAATTACCTTAAAGATGCTGCTCATTTTGGATTATTAGATGATCAAACTGAAGCCTATAGAACATATGTAAATGATAAAAGTTTAATCTTTTATTTAGAATGCAGAATTACTACACCTCCTATTTTGGATAAAACAGTTGATAGTTCTATTCGTTCGATTGATGTTGTAGAAGAAAAACAGGTTCCAAATCATCTAAGAAAAATCAAAAAATCAGAACCATTGTTTCGTATTGATGATTCGAAGGCAAATGTAATTTCTATTTATTCAGATGATATGGTTCCAAATAAACCATTAGAAATCATACACAATATTTCTAAACCAGAAGAGAAAACAGATCAAATCATTATTATTGATTCTTCTGATTCTGAAGATACTTCAAATAACTGGTTACAAAAGGCAAAGAAAGAACAGAAAAAAGAGATGAAAAAAGAAAAGAAACAAATCAAAATACAAGAAGAAGCCGTTAAACTAGAAAATAACTGGCTAGATGGCGCTCCTAAACCAAACAATTCTAATGATAAAAAAGAAGAAGATAAGAAGGTAGAAGAGAAAGACAAGAAAAAAGATGATAAAAAGGCAGATGATAAGAAAGTAGAAGAGAAAGACAAGAAAAAAGACGATAAAAAAGAAGTTAAGAAAGATGTAAAGGAAATAAAAACAAGTAAACCAATTTTTTAAATATGGTAACCTATGGTAAACCAATTTTTTAATAAATAATATTCTATATATATAGAAAAATGAATAGTTCAAAAAAAGAAGTAAAATTATTTTACAAGAGAAACAGTCAAGACGTAGATATGCCAGAATGGGTCGATCCTGAAGATGATACTAAACAGAATGCTAACGAAGGAGATACATTTGTATTTTTTGGAGATTTTTATGGCGATGAATCTAGAACAAACGAAACACACACCGCGAGTACTACGATTATGTATGGTGTTCAATCTGTTAGTAATGAAGAAACAATTATCACAGCAGAAATAGATTGTGATTTTGGCAATGGTAATAATTTAGTACTAAGAGGAAGTATACGCGCAAAGTCTTTTCAGATTCTAAATGGACAGGTAACCCCCTATAAAACAGAGAGGTTACATTTTCCAAATGTAGCAGTTGTACAAGGAACCGGTGATTTTGAACGCACAACTGGTTGCGGTAAATATACAATTAATGGACATCAAGCAGGTGTAGGTTCTCTTGGTGAATTACATTTGATGTTAAATAAAAAATAAAATTAATTACTAAATAATTGTTTTTATAATATCTGGTCTATATAAAAACAAATAACAACCTGTTTTAACACATTTTTCTTTTTGTTTATCTGAAAATTTATTACGATTATCACGAAAACTACTTTCAGTTCGTTCTTTAATCTTTTGATTTGCACATTGTAACACCTCTTCTAACTTTTCTTTTGAACGAATTTTACTAGATTTATAAATATCTGTTATTAGTTCAATAAATATATCTCGATTAATATTTGGTACATTACAATTTGCATTAGGACTAAAGTGAGATTGATATTTTTTCATCCAGTCTTTCGTAATATGCTCTATAATCTGTTTTTCTGTTTCATCTTCATTATTAGCACGAAAATATAAATTTGGTACAGGTACAGTTTTATTTAAATTCTGAAAAATATCAACTAGAAATCCATCTGATTTATCTGTATAAACGTGAATTAATACAAATTTTTCGTTCATTTGTTGAGTATTTTTCATCTTTGTTAAACTATTCCAACGATGAATACCATCTAATGCTTCATATTGTTGAGTATTTGAAAGATAGTGAAATACAAATGGTTGTAATATATCAGGAGTAAATTTAGTGAAATACTCTGCAATTTCCGTACATCTAACTTCATCTGGTGGTCTATTATATTTCCAATTTACTATATTTAGTTCTAAAAAATCTTTAATTGATAATTTTATTAGCTTGTGTTCTGTGTCATATGAATGAAGCTCTATCATTTTTTTGTTTTTTTATGTTATTAATAAAATTACAAAAATTCAATTTTACTACTCTTTATTGAAAAGTTATAGTTACGTTTCTCATACCATTTGATAATGGTAATAACGATACACTTCCAGTCTTTCCATAATAGTCACCAGTAGTACTTATTATATTTGTATTTACTGGAATATTTACTGGATAATAAATTTGAATTTGATTACTAATAAATGTGTACATCCAACTAATACTGCCAATCAATGGTGCATTATCAAAATAGTAAGCATTGTTTAATCTTACTACATATTTACTGGTATCTACCTGTTGTACATAACTATCTGTAATTTTGTATCCAATTCTTACGCCACTATAATCGTATAAGTTTGATTTTACAAATGAATGGGCTATGTACTGTGGTGAATCCTGTACGACAACTGTTTTTGTTGTAAAAGAAGCATCTTGTGTGGTGAAATAAAAATTCAAAGGTTGGTTGCTCATTATATTATTTTTTAGATTTTTTTTGTCTTTTTTAAATTTAATTTTATAAGTTTTTATAAGTTCTTGTTTAATTACCAGTGCTATACTAGTATTGGTTTAATTACCCGTACTACCAAATCCATTTGATCCGCGGGCGGTATGATCTAATGAATCTACTTCTTTTACATGTAACAAAGCAATCTTTTCGATAACCAATTGTGCTACTTTTTCTCCTTCTTTAATATCAACATAGTTTTCGGTAGGATTCTGAAAAACAATTTTGATTTCTCCTCGATAATCACTATCAATAACACCCGCATTAACAATTAAACCTGTCTTTACGGATACGCCTGAACGCGGAGCAACTCTGCCATAGTAGCCAGTTGGAATAAGGACACTAATTCCAGTAGGTACTAAATTATTACAATGAGGCATAATACTAACAGATGCGTCAGCGTATAAATCTAAACCAGCTGCTTCAGCAGAGCCACGAGTAGGTAATTTTGCAGTTTCGGTTAATCGTTTTACAAATAATTCTCCAGACATAGTAATTTATAATATAGAACTATAAATTATTATTTTTAAAAAATCGATAATCTTTTTTGAACGCAAAGTCATATTTCATTAACTTACATCATAACACATACATTACATTGTCTTTTATTTTGCTCTTTTTTCGCCATATTATAGTGAATTTGGTCAACTATATGTTGTTGTAGTTTTTCGCTTAGTTTTATTCTATCAAGCATTTCTGCTTCATTAGTGTAATATTTGTATAGTTCTCGAGTAGAAATTCGCTTTCCCTTATAACTACGTGTTTTTGTGTCATACATTTTTGCGTAAGATATATTTAGTATATTTTCAATTTAATTATCTAACATTCTATCTCTTTCCACTGTAGAACTGTACCCTTTGTTGTTTGAACGTATCCATCAATGATATACTTTTTACTATCTACAGAATGGTGTACTTTCACATGACAGGTTTTACATAGTGCTACTAGATTAGCAGTTACATTTTTATGAAATTTAGAACCATCTTTTTCGATAGCACCTTGATCATCCGCACTACATTGAAAATCGATATGATGTGTATCATCAGCACGTTTACCACAAATTTTACATTTATCTACTACCAATTTTGCATTATACTTAGAAGTACGTTTCGATACAACTTCTTGTGGAATTTCTAGAATCTTTTTACGAATTTCCATACACTGTTTAATAAATTCAGGTTGTTCTTGGATAATGTATTTAGCAACTTCTAGACCATATAAGTCACTGCCAGCTCCTCTTTCTAGTTTACGATCATATACTAGACAATCTAGTAATTCATTATATAGTACTTTTAGATGCCAGGTTTTAACATTTTGTAAGCCGATAATTTCATCCATTGTACTTAATTTATGAAGATGGGTGGCAAATATAAAATTACCATTCTTTTTAGAAAGTTCAATAATACTACTTGCAACAATCGCTAATGCTGATACTTGTTCTGTTCCGTGACAAATTTCATCACCCAAGATTAAACTATTTGCATCACTGCGGTTCAAAATCGTACGCAATTCTGTCATCTCTACTACAAAACTGCTAAAACCTTTACTAAAATTATCATCTCCTGTAATACGAGTTAATATATTTTTATAAGGATAATAAGTAAACTCACTACACGGTACATACATTCCACTTTGTGCCATGATTACATTTAGACCGACTGATTTCATCATACTACTTTTTCCACTTGAATTTGTACCAAATAGAAGCATTCCTTTTTGTTCAGATGTACCAAGTTGAATATCATTTGGTACATAATGGGTTCCAGATAGAATCTTTTCAATCATTGGATGGCGCATATCTTTTGCTTGAATATAACTTGTATTAGAATCGTTCACAATAGTTGGTTTACAATAAAAATTTACGGATGCACATTTAGAACAAGAAGTTAGCCAATCGATTTCTGAAATGAAGTTTACTACACCATCAAATATATCTTTATGAGTATGATATAAAGTTTGAACTTTAGAAACAAATAGTTCTCGGCATTTATCTTGTAGTTTTTCTTCTAGTTCGTCGATTTGTTTATTTGTTTTATGTAAATTGTCACTTGTCATTTTTGTAACAGTAGACTGTTTTGAATATTTCATTTCAGAGTTCCAACCAATTTGTTTAAGTTCTGATTCACCGTATTTTTTGACAAGTTCAGCTCTTTTATTTGTTGTACTAAAATAAAATCCATCTCGATCATTTCGTTCAACTCTAATATAATCACTCGGCATATAATCATCTGTTTGTGTTTCATCATCTAATTCTATATTTTTACCACTATGCGAGGTCCCTAAGGGAGACATACCATTTCCTTTGGATTTACTTTTTCCTCTGGCAAAAACAGTTACGTGTTTATCAATACTGCGTGATAATAAGTTTGCTACTTTACTAATTTCGTTCGTTTTCTCTTGTAGTTGATCTTGAATGGTATCAATCGTTTGGTCGATACCTCGATTAAAAAAAGAACCTTTAATATTATTTAATCTGTATTTTTGACATTCTTTTAGATTAAAGATACCACGATAATCTTCTCTCCAGGAAACAAACTGATCATACATTGTTATGTTCCAAAAAGGAAATAGAATTTCATCTGGTGTATAATTTTTAAATAGTTCCATTACTTTAAGAATTTCTTCATAAGAACGTTCTAATAGGATAAAATGATGAGGTTGAATGGTTCCATTTTCAATCTTACGATGAATTCTTTCAATATCTAATACTTTTTTCAAAACATCTTCAAATTCTTTATATTTATTATTCATCCATTCTACTTGATTGTATCGCGTCTCCAATAGTTCTACATTCACGATTGGATTTAACAATCTTTCCTTATGCAAACGTTTGCCGATGCTGGTATTGGTATAATCTAAAATATCAATAAGAGAACGACTAATAGTATGAGTTTTAATAACATTTAACTGATAAATTCCATTGTTTTCGATCGTTAGATATTTGGTACTATCCCAAAAAGTAGGAGTATGAAGCTCTTTTGTAATGGTTTCATCGTGTTCATATGCAAACTGAATCAATAGACAATATGTAACTACTAAAGCAGGTTCTTTAGTAAGTCCGATATATTGAATACATGATAACATACCAGTTTGAGTAAAAAATTTAGATAGGAATTCTTCTTGATAAGGAGTTTTTTGAAATTCTTTTGGAATGACACGAATATGAGTTTTTGAAACAATATTACTGATGGCAATATCATTAATTTTAGTTTGAAGAAGATGAAGATGTGATTCTTTTTCAGTATAAAACATAATTTCAATCGGTGACATTGAATGAATGAAACGAAAACATTCATCCATACATTTTTCTTTGTCGTGCAAATAAGTATTACAGATAGTATAAAGTGTACTTTTGCCCAATGATAAATCCATTGCTGCCATAGAAATAGCAATAATGTCTTCTGTTTTTGAATATTCTATAAAGACACTCATCAATACTTTATTTTTATTACGATTCGATGTACCTAGATTAATATCATCCAAATATGTAGAAGGACTAATAATTCGTGTAATAGCACGTTTAGGTTTAGGAGGAGGGGTAACTTGTTCTATAATGACTACTGTATATCCATTTTCTACGAGAAGAGGAGCATATTTATCAAGATAAACGGGTCCAAAACCTGCCATAAGCCAACCACTGGTTTTAGTGGCAACTGCTAAATTACCAGCTGCTTCTGCAATTGTATAAATATCACCTAACTTTTTAGTTTCATCTTCCCACCCATAGATTTCGAAAAAGCTTCCACATTGAAATAGAATACAAGCTTTGCCATATTTTTCATTGTACTTATTATGTAAATCGATATAAGTATCGTGTACACCTACATCTTCTGTAAGTATGTCGCAGACTGCAACCTCTGTTCGCTGCTTGTCAGCAGGCATATTAGGGGTATCGATTTCTAGATCCATTCTGATAATATATTTGAATGATTATATACGGATATAATCAATTTACTTTAAATATTCTATTATGATATATAAATGTTACACATAACAATTGTTGGAGGTGGTATAGCTGGATTATCAGCTGCTATTATGTTATGTGAAATACCAAATATACAAATAAATATATACGAAAAAGACAAAATTGAAAAAAAAATAAAAATAAATCAATAATAAAATGTCATCAGAACAGATTCTATTTGATATTTTGAGTTATGCTATTAAACATAATGAATTTTCTGTATTTCATACAAATTATACTCATCTTTTATCAAGTTCAGCGCTGGTTGAGCTATTTCACCAAGCTTGTTGTTGGGATCGTTATAATATGCTTGATATTATGGTTCAAAGAGGATTTAATGTTAAAGATTGCACAATGATTCGTGTACCCATATCACACACAGAAGATAGTCTGCAAGAAATACCTATTTTATTTGAAACACTTACTTATGGTTCGCTACACGCTCTAGAATTTCTATTATCTAAAGGTTTTAGTCCAAATGTAATTCATCCAGGAAATGGAATGTCTGCTTTATATTATTCAGGTGTTCGATTCGCATTGGGTAATCGAAATACTTATCAGTTTATGGAAATATTGCTAAAATATAAAGCAGATGTAAACATTCAAAATCAAGATGGTAAGTCTCCCTTAGGGACCTCGCATAGTGGTAAAACACTATTGCACGCTTTTGCGAAAAGTGGTTTACGAACAGAATATCTTTCTATGTGTAAAAGATTGATTGAACTTGGTGCCGATCCTAATGTACAAGATGATGAAGGAAATACAGCATTGCATTATGTACAAGGAAGATTTGAAAATTATTCAGTACCAAACAATGTATTGTCTTATTTTAAAAAAGATAACGATCCAATTCAAATCGATTTTACTCGATATAATAAATTTGGTGTGAAAGTATGTATTTGTTAAATAATAGAATAAATTAATACAATAATTTATTTTATTTAAGCCAATAATTTTTTAAAAACGTAATACATCAAGCCAAATAAGAGACCTTTTACGACAAGAGCAGTGTAACCAGTTTCCATAGGGATGTATTTTCCTAAAACACTGTTTAATAAGTTACTTACAATGCCAGATTGAAATAGTACATATAGAATAATAATCATAAACGGATCTTTGATTTCATCAAGTGTACGTTGAAAAAATCCTTTCTTAGCATTTTGTTTGCTTACTAAATCATCAATGATTTTTTCAGCTTGTTCATCTGCCTCAATACTAGATACAAGGTCTTTACTAGATGATTTTTTCATAACATCATTAATCATCGCACTGCTTTCTGTGTTACTGCTGGCAACCGAAACATCATCTGCTTGTTGATGCATAGGCACAGAAGGAGCTGGTGCACCAACAGATGATACAGAGGAAACTTCGCTTTTATCCATTGCTTTCAATACGTTATCGATGAGTTCTTCTCCTTGAGAACTAGCATCTCTTTCGGCTTGTTGTTGTAATTTATTGATTGGTGTTGCTTGATTCATCCTTTTCTAAAAATAGATAATTTTTAATTCAGATTTTTCTTACGCACATCGAATTTTATTAAATGTGCCATTGCTAATGCTTGTTAAAAACAAGCATAATGCGTAAATCAAATAATTGATAGGTTATTTGTTATGTAATTTTACAAAAAGTATAATGCGCAGATTCATTAAAAATGAATCAGAGTTTATGAAGATTTCGACCATTCATTTATACATTTTGAACCTTTTATTGTTGATGAACTTTTTACTATATCTTCTATATCAGGGAGCCAATTAGCACAAACTTTGCATAATGGATGAGGTAAATTTTCATTTGTCTCTAAGCAAGAAACAGGCCACCAATTAAGACATAATTCAGAGTCATTATTAATTTTTATATTACTACTAATAAAATATTGATGGTTCTTAACTAAAAATATTTTTACCATTATTCTATTTATAATATTTAAAAAAAATCGTGTCAATTTAAAATAAAGACAAACATTTATACATTCTAAGAATCCGTTAAAATTCTTAAAATGTGAACTTTATTCTTTATATATAGTAAATGACAAAAGAATCAGCAATTTGTGTACTTAATTTTTCGAATAATTATGATTATCATAGAAAAGGAATTGCCTATTTTTATACATCATCTAAAAGTTCTGGAAAAGATAAAATAGAACACACTACGAATATGTTACTTATGTTAAAAAATATTAATGTAGAATATGGTCTATTAAAAGGTTTACATATTCACGAATGTGGTGATATAACAGACGGATGTACAAGTGCGTGTGCTCATTATAATCCTTCTGAAACAGAACATGGTTCATTAACTAGTAAAAAAAGACATTATGGTGATTTAGGGAATATTAAGATTGATGAAACTGGATTTACGATTGTACAATTAAAAGATCTTCCTATACGTATAAAGGATATTGCTGGTAGATCATTGGTTTTACATGAAGCGGAAGATGATTTAGGAAAAGCAGAAAAACGTTACAAAATGACTAAAGAAGATATTTCTAGAAAGATATTAACATTTTTAGAATTATCTAATAGAGAAATATGTTATTCGATTATGGCAGAACATCAGTTACTTGCAAAACAATTAGAAGATTTAATTGGAGATAAATTACGTGCTATTAGAAGATGGAATCAACGTACAAAACAATTAACTGAAATTGTAGAAAAGACAGTAATATTTAAAGAAGAAAAATGTAAAGAAAGTAAAAAGACAGGAAACTCTGGTGCTAGAGTCGCGTGTGGTATTATAGGATTATGTAAGCCTAAAGATATGAATGAGCTAATTACTAATTTTCAATCATAAATAAATTATATATGATTATATTAATGAAGAGTAAAATCATATTATTACTATTTGCTTTGGGGTTTGTATGGTTTATGATTTATCATTATGCAACTAGTATAGATGTATTTACATTAGATACAAATGAACCAGGACCAACTTTATTAATGGTAGGAGGTACACACGGTAATGAACCAGCAGGAACGGTATGGATTGAATATTTTATGAAACATTATCCAATGATTAAGCGTGGAAAGATTATAATGGTTCCTCGATTAAATAAACTTGGTTTATTATTAAATCAACGATACGTTTTTCATAATATAAATACTGATTTAAATCGTAATTATCCAATAAAAGACGGCGAAGAAGGAAAAGATATGATTAATAAAGAAATGGTACGATTAATTGAACACGCTGATTTTATTATTGACTTTCACGAAGGTTGGGGGTTTAACCGAATTGATAATATAAGTATGTCAAGTGGTTTATATCCATCTGGTACAAGAGAATCAATCCAGATTGCAGATGAAGTATTAAAAAGTATTAACCAAACAATAAAAGATTCAAAAAAACATTTTATTATTGATTATATAGAAAACTCTGACCAAACATTAAACACATTACGAAATCACGCAAATTATAAAAAGAAAAACTATATACTAGTTGAAACATCTGGTCAAAATGATATTCAACCATTAGAACTAAGAGTTAATCAAAACAAATATATTACTATGTTTATTCTTAGTAAACTAAATATGTTATAGTTAAAATATCACTTACCTACATTTATAACAAATTCCTTTTTTATTGTTTGCCCGAATGCCACCGCCACATTGTCCACACGTATGTGTTTTTGTTTTAACGGGACCATCTTTTTTACTAGGTATACAAAAATATGGTCCAATTTCACTATATATTAAATTATATTCCTTTCTGTCTTTGTCATAGATTAAATTTGCTTTACTTGGATCTAGTATTAAATTTCCATCAGCATCCTTATTTGTTACTGGTAATTGTCCTGGTTTATGACTCCAAAATCCATTTGAATCTTGTCGTAACCAGTGATAGTTATTATAACGGTCTATTACTAATACACCTTTATAATAACCTTTTTTACATACAGCATTTGGGTCCGTACAATATATACTAGGATTATCATAAATAGCTCTTCTTGTCATTTCTTCTCTTGTATAATCTTGTTTACGAAATGTTTGAATTGTTTTGTCTCTATGACCTGGTTGAGGGCGTTTAGGACGATCTTTTACGAAATCATCTAATACATATGCATAACAATTATGATTGATGCGATCCATAAAGTTACTATTCCATTTATCTGGATTATAATGAGGTTCGCTACCAGATAGTGGTAAAGATGACAATCCTATTGATACTGATTTCCCTTTTTTATTTTGTTCAGTTTGGTGATAATTTTTAGAGATAGTACAGGAATCAGCATAATAGATATCTTTCATTTGATTCTTTTTTTTATTTTTTTCAGAATACCATTCTTCACTTAGTTCTTGATTTAGACTCATCTAATAATATGTTAGAATGTTTTTAGAACATTTTTTAAATTCGTTCAATATCTAATTTTCGAATTCGGTATTTTTTCTTTACTTGTAAACTATTATTTTCTGTATTAATATCATTTTCAATATACATAGTTTGAAAAAAGTTAAATGGTGTAACAAGTTGATATGTATATCGCATTATTTTATATGCTAATCCACACGGGTGAAACAAAATAGAATATACAAATACAATAATAACAGAATAACTAATATCTCTGGTTGATAAAAACGCAATACAAAAAATAGTTAACTTTTTAATAAGACTACTAGACAATAGTTTTTCATCATATTTATTAATATCACTTAATGTAAATCTTCCACCTACATTTACTAACAAAATCGCAAATCCTAACATAATTGGACTTTTTGATATGCTATCTAAAAATATAGTTAATCCATCTGTTACGATTTCTACCTTATCTTCTATACTCATTGTATACTACTTACATATGATATAATTTAATTTATATTTGATGTAAATTGAATTTAAAAAATAGAGTTATAATAAATACAGTATGAATCCTTATTATCCAAATCCGTGTCCAGCACCACCGAATCCTGCTATGATGAATACTAAGCGGTTTTCTAGGCAGAAGAATTGGGTACGTCCTGATAAAACAGAAACAGATAAAATTAATGAAGATGAACAAAAAATTCAAGAAAAACTACAAAACTATCTTGAAGTCGAAAATATAGATTTTGTTTCTTCTAATACACACGTTCGTTATTTTGTGTTTGATACCCGTGGAGATGATCCTAGTTATAAATTTCGTTCAGGTGGTCTATTAGCTATGAAACACACTGATTATGTAGTACTTTCTAATGGTAATTTAACGTGGAGTGTTCCAAAGAAAACAGAGCATCTAGGAAAAATGTATCCAACTCGATTTTATCGTGTATTAACACCTTATGAAATGCAACAAAAGAAAGCAGATGAATCTCGTCAAGAAAATGACCAAAAACAAGTTGTTCTTAGTGAACAACAACAAGAACTAGAGCGTCAAAAAGCAGAGATAGAAAAACTTAAACGCGTCATTGTAAAAATGAGTAAAAATGATCAGTTAACAGCCGAAAATCAAACTGTTGTTAGCAATGCTTCTAGACAGGCAGGAGGGAGAGTTAGAAAGGGTAAAAACATTGATTAATGACTATTAATTTTAATAACCATAGTAAGTTTTGAATCCATTAGAATATGATAATCTTCTAATGTATTATAAATTACCAAAAGAGTTTCATTATAAGTCTTCTTCGGCTAAAGCCGAAGATAGCAACCTAAACTAAATGGAATATTAGTAAGTATCCAAATCTTTGTTTTTAAATTACGAATCGTAATATCTGGTTGAATATCTATAGAAAAATTCATAATCTTTTCGTTATTTGTTTGGATTATAATCTTCATTCTTTTCTATAGTAAAATATTTTTATTATTTTTTGTAACGATAAAAGAATTTCCTATACGAATACTAAATCGAATTGTATCTGATTCTTTTATCTTATAAGATTCTATGGTTTTAGTATCTAGTAGATTTTTTCCATTATATACTAAAATATGATAAATACAAGGAATTCCAGTTTTAAGAAAAATAGTATATTTTACTTCTTTTATGGTGTCTAATTGATTCACGTTAAGTGTGATTGTTTTTGTATTAATTGATGTTATGAAAATTTGAAACATATTAATTTAATACACATTATATTTAGGTCAGGTTCAATTTTGAAATAATGTTTATAATGATTTCTTGACATATTTCATTTGTTTGTTTTTCTTTTTGTTCATAGTATTCTGTTAATGTTGTATAAGAATAATCAATTGCATTCTTTACTATGTTTTCATTTATATTTGCATCAAATGGTACTAATGGATGTTCTGGATCAAAACTACTATTGAGTTTAATGATTTCTTGATCGCATATTGTGCTATTTGAAGTTGTAATTAAACCTACTAGTGAAAAAATGTATTCTTCAAAGTTTAATTTTTTAGATATTTTAGGTATTGTACTAATATCAATACCTAGTGTATATTTTGATGGATATAAATCAATAGGAAAATTATGTCTTAATCCACCATCAATATAGTTCTTTTCTTTATAGGTATATGGTTTAAATAAAAATGGTACAGTCATTGCCATCCGAACCGCTTTCCATACTTTCATTAATGGATGTGATTCCTTTGAAAAATAAATAACACAATTGTCTTCTATTGATATAGCAGTTATTGTAACATTTTTATGATAGGTTTCATATAATTGTTTAAATGTTAGTTCTTTTTTTCCGAATTTATAACGAATCATTTTTTTAATATAGTGTTCCATTTTACTTCCATCATCAAGTCCTAAGTTTTCTAGAAAGTCGAACACTTTAAGACTTTTTACACGATTATAATCTAAAATATTCAATACGTGTGGGAGTATTTCTTCATCGGTATATCCAAGTGAAATAGCAACTGCAAAAAAAGATCCAATTGAAGATCCTACTAAATTTTTAAATTTGTGTAATGTATCTTTAAAATATTTCATAAACCCTAGGTAATAAAGTCCACGAACTCCACCACCACTTAATATCAAATTTTCATAGTAATTGATTGACATCTTCTTTATTAAATTAAATTATTTTTATATGTAAAATAATTCTAATTTACTTATAAATGGATCAGTATATCTTATGGTGCTTAATTTTAATACTTTTGCTTGTACTAATTATTATTCTAAAAAAAAAGAACTACTTGAAAGAGTCTTTTGAAAGCGATTTAGCATCTGTTCAATCTAGCACAACCGTTTCCAGTGCTTCTACAGCAACTTCTGATAAATCGAATATTCCTATGGCAGGTAGCAATGTTCCTGTCCCCGCAAATACAGCGAACCCTGTTGCAGCAGTAAACAATACTACACCAATTGCTGCTGCAAATACTGGTATACCTGTTGTTAGTAATGCACCAGCCGCTAAAGAATCTAATGAAATCGTTGAGGCACCAAAAGTACAAAAACAAGTTATGGTAGAAGGTACACCAGCACAAATGGGTCTTATCTTTGGTTATTTACCAAAAGGTACAAACACGGATGATACAGATGATATGGATGAAACAAGAAATCCAAATACAATTTATTCTAGAGATTCTATTAATATTTTTAATGATAATAGTTATTTTGGATATAGTAATAAAAACCCCTTGTTCCCAAATCTATTAGAAAAATTAGGATCATTTAATCCATATACTTATCAAACTGTTAAAATTCATATTAAAAATGATTTATTTAAGAAGTTAGATGTATTAGAAGATATTAGTACAAATGAAACAGCTCCTATTATTTATACTGAGACTATAGTCTGTTTTACGGTTAAATATTTACAAGATAACTACTTTTTACAATATGTACCAAACACTAGTACATTTTATTTAACGAATACACCAAGTTTCTTTATTTTACTAAAATCTTCAGATAGTGCAAATAAGAAAGAAGCATTATATGGTGATAATATTATCTTAAAATGTTTAGATAATTCACAATATGTACTGATATATAATAAGATGTTAGTTACTGAACCAGATAAATCATCTTCTTTTGTCATAAAAAGAGGGGAATTTAAAGATGTATGTATAAATTTTAATAACGAAAAAGATGTAGATATGTCAAAATTCTTACCACAATATCTATTAGATTCTAACAAAGAAAAAGAAATTCGAAATAAGTATAAAACTGAAATTGAAGAATACGTTAGTAAACTAAAACAGAATACAAATGATAAAGTTAAATTAATACAAGATAGTATTAGTGTATTAGAAGGTCAATTGTCAAACGCTAATAGTAAATTAGAAATCGAGTTACAAAGTAAAAAAGTCGAATACCAATCAAAAATAGAACAAATGAAAAAAAAATTAGATGATGATATGAATTCATATAAAAAACAAAAAGAAGATGATTATAATGCTGCTAAAAAAAAGATAGAAACAGATAAAAGTGCCAAATGGGAAAATGATTTATCAGTAATTAAAGCATCAACTGCTCAAAAATGTCAAAAGTTTTAATCATCTAAATTACAATTAAAACAAGTAAATCTATCATAACATACAGATATACAAAAAAGAACGAATGCACTCATTACAATTATAAATGCAATAATATTATTTTCAACCATATTATTCATTATTTATTATTTATATCGGATAAAAAAACAATTTTTCCCGTTAAGAAATCGACTATTCGATTTCATATAAAAAAACGAATTACTCCATTTAATCCATATGCTAAGAAGATTCCTAATAAACTTCCTAGTATAATTTGTGGTATACTATGCATATTTGATGTATATCGCGTTGTCATTATGATAATTGCTAATGCCGTTAATATGAATGTAGTTGTTTTCGAATATTCATCTGTATTTTTGTAATAAAAGTAATAAAAAGCAGCAATAAATGAAGATATTTGAGAATGATTTGATGGAGTACCATAACCAATCTTATCTATTTTATCACATTTCGTATCTACTGGTCTACACAATGAACCTATAATAGGAATATAATGGTTATGAGTCTTACCCTGAGCGTCACTATATGAGTGAGACTTACCCCATTCCATTATATATTTTTTTAGAATTAGATTAACTACAATATTTGTTAAAATTGTAACTACCATAATAAGAGAAAACTGATTTTTATATGTTAAAAAACTATATGTAAAATAAAGTTCATATAAAACAATTGATTGTGTTCCTAGTGTTTCTATAATAGTCATTCTATATTTATTTGATATAATAGATTTTATAATCTTCCTTTTACTAATATGCCATTTACATAAAAAGGATTTGCCATTTCTAATTCATTTTCATTATAGTTAAAAACAATTTCGTCATTTTCATTTATATCTTTTAACGCAATTAAATCGGTATCTTTAATATAAATTGTAGGTTCAAATGAATGATTTATAAATATACCATATTGATCATAAATATGTTTATTACTACCAATATGAATTGTTTCTCTAGTAGGATAATCATAAACTGTACCACATAATTTATAAATTATTTCTCCTTTTTTATACTTTTTTGTGGCAAATAAACCCCTGCCCTTTATAAGATCATTGTGTCTAATTTCCATTTTACTATATGTAGAAAATAAATTTATAAAATAGTAATTTATAGTCCATTAAGGTCTTTTTTAATAAACGAAAGGTAAATAATGATATTATAGTTAGATATCTATAATATTATCATATAACGCATCTTACTTAGCAACTGCTCCAAGTTGATTTTGTTGAATCGAGGAAATGTCATTCTTTAAGGAAGCAGCTTCTCTGTCACTCATATTTGAGTTTGTTATCTTTTTGTTAAACTTGGATAATTTCATTTGTATCTCTTCTAAATCAGATTTTACAACTTTATCAATCTTATCTAAGTCTAAAATCTTACTTTGTAACCATCCATATTTACCAACTTTGCTGGCTTGAGAAGTGCCACATTTATCATTGGCTGATTGTAAACCAGGTATAAGACGATCGGTCTTATCTAATCCAGAAATGGTGTTTTCAACTGTATCCTTTAATGACCGTAAAGATGGTGTTCCCATTAAGTTTTGATTGAGAAGATCTAATTCGATGTTCTTCTTCAAATTCTTGTTTGTTTTATCTAAGTCTTCAAAATCTTTATCAAGGTTCTCTTTAGCGGAAATCATATCATTAATAGTTAATTTTTGAATTAGTTTCTTAGCATCTTTCGAAGCATCACTTTGTGTAGAAGCCATTTCAGCAGTAATCTTATCTAGTTGTGTATTAATTAATGCGTTCTGAGGATTTTTACCAGAAATATTCTTCAAATCATCAATGTATTTCTGCATACTTGCTAGTTTTTCATCATTTGCCTGACATTTAGCAACTAGTTCTTTCATCTTATTCATTTCTGTAATTTGTTTTTGTGTTTCGTCTAACTTCTTCTTCATCTCGAGAAATTCCTTACTTTCTTCCATCTTTGATTTTTCAACAAAATTCTTTTCAACTAACTCTCTATCGATATATTTAGTTGGATCAGGTGGCATTTGAGTAACACGATTTACTGGTTTAGGAGCTTCACGTATTTTCGATTTCTCAATATATTGAGAAAAGTCTTTATGAGTTCGAATATCAAATTCATCAATAGACCTGCAAGTAAAGGGAGCTTTTGGTAAACATTTAAGCGAATCCTTTGTATTCTCGGCAGCTGTTAATCGTTTCTTACTTCTATTTAACTCTACGCGAAGATTGGCATCATCTTTACCATAGCATTTTTCAGCTAATTTTAGTTTAATTACATCTTCTGATTCAATACCATCATCTGCTAATTTCTTAAAATCACTAACCGACTGACTTAATTTTGACGCATCATCTTTAGAAGCAAATGATATCCACGATGAGTTGTAATTATCTATGTAGGGATTTGTAATATCAATTGGATCAACAATACAACCATTCTTTGTAAATTCAGATCTTACCTTTTCAAAAATGTCATTAATTGGCGATGAAATAATAAATGCTTTTAGTTCAGATAAATCTAAACCATAGTTTGCAAAATAAACATTTCCAACAAAACCATTAAAGCCACCTGCTGTAATAATTGCAAAACTATTTGTTTTAATATCTTTACCAGAAACTGCATTACTTGCCGTTTGTTTACCGTTTACATACAATGCAACATTGTTATTTTTTACAACATAAGCAATATGAATCCATTGATCCACTGGTATATTATATTTGCTGTTCTCAATACCAACTACTCCAGTATTTGTTTTTGTGTAAAATGCATTCTTATCTGAATAAAAGTACAAACCTTCCTCGCCATACGTAACGATAGGTTCATCATTACCAGTGCCAGTAATAGGACGTTGACTATTCATCCAAAAGTGAATCGTATATTGTGGTTTTTTACTATTGATATCGGGTAAATAGTTGGGTTCCATCTTAATTAGATTTTGTGTGCTTACACGGGTCGGTTCTTTAATTAATAAAATCGATAATCTACCAATTAACAAATGAGATTCACGTTGAATGTAATCTTCTGGAATAGCACGATTTGAATATTTAAAGTAAGATACTTCGCCATCAAAACCAGGCAATTTGTTAAATGTACCAATTGTAAGAGGATCCATGTTTTGTTTAACTAAACTCTTTAATTCATAACTGGTATTGAATAGACCATTGATGTAAATCTTAATCGTAGAAATAGACAATTCATCAGAATATTGACCTTTTAGTTCAAAACCATAAATATTAGGATCACCTAATTTAACAGGCGAAGATGACTTAAATTCCGCTGAATCTTGTAATACAATTTTATATACTTCTCTTGTATTAAAGTTACATACATATGTACCACTATCAATAGTATCTGTCGTAGAAGAAAATGTACAAGCAGTCCATCCATTGTATTTATTTACACCAGCATTATGAACAGCTGTAAAGTGGAATTTTTTATTTGGCATTACATTATAATTGACCAAAAAGTTTTCACCCATTTCATTATTACCACCATCAGTTGTTACGATATATTGTAATGTAGAGTAGTTTGTATTCTTCTTAGGGGGTAATAGTAATAAATTTGGTGTTCTGTTTTCTTTTATATTTTTTGATTTAATAAATACGTTAGATACATCAGCTGGCAGTTTATTAATATCCAACAACATCATAACTGTCATATCGTTAGTAACTAATGGCAACATACGGTCTTTAATTACAACTGAACCAGTCGCTGTTAAATCTTTTGTTTGAATTACATTTTTACTCATTTCTTCATTTAATAATAAACTGTAATTAACACCTTGACCATATACACGAACATTAGCAATATTCAAGTTATCTATTTTTTGTAATTCAATACGAACTTTTCTACCAATTTGATTGATACTGTCCCATAAATACTTTTCAACTATTTTATCACCATATTTCTTCGTATCAATTACAGTGTTATCGTTATCTAACAATTTTACTACAAAGTTACTTAACTGTGTTTGGGAAGGATCATTAATGTTATGAATCATAATTTTGTTAATCATAACGTCTTTTGGTAATGTAACTTCCCAAAAAGGTTTTTCTTCTTTAGAAGTTGATGAAAAAGTTAATAAGTTACCATTAATTGCAAATTGTGCATTTAAGTTATTGTTTGTACTACTTTGATTGGCTATACCTCTTCTCGCCCAATCAACATATAAACCTTGTCCAAAACGATCGCACACATAAAAATTACGAGTGCTTGCAGTCGAGTTCGATAAAATAACATCATTTGTAACTGATACATGAATGTATGGTAAATCAGTTCTCCAGGATTTAAGTAAAATAACATCACCATAGCGAATTTTACTAGACTGCAAACCTTTACCAGATTCAATCGTAATTTGTTGTTTGACACGATCTGTATTTTCTACGTAACGGTCTGGACTCATATATACACTATTGTCTTGATTAGGTGACATATACGTAGGTAAATATTTACCTTCTTGATAATGTACAGTTCGTAAATATACTCTAGAACCGTGTAAAATTTCACCTGTATTACCAACATCGCCTGGGTCAGAAGCATCTAGAATCATATATTGAACCCAGTTCATACTACTTGGGATATCTTCTGATGACAACAAAGAATTACTTAAATTAATCATACCCATAGGGGTTTTTGTCATTTTATTGCCAACTGTTGGATCTGCTTGTAAAAATTTATTTACAGAAGGACTCCATAGTGTAATAACATCACCATAGCGCACCACTCTAGAATCATCTTCTGCAGATTCACTCGATTCAAAATCTTCTTGTGTAGATGTTTTTGATCTAGCATAAACGGTGTACAAAATAAAGACTGCAAATACTAAAAGGAATGGATTTTTCAAGTCAGTTGAACAATATTTATAACCCAATATAAATGCTAATAAAAATGTTAAAATGATCCATTGATTCATATTGTTCTAATATAACAATATATAAGAATTTTATAAATTTACTTCTTTTTCAAAATTTATATAATTCTTCTTCGCATATTTATAATCTATACAAAGTACGTTAGCATAATACGCGATTTTTATTTATGATTTATTTTTTTCCTACAGCAAAATCAACTGACTTGTCTTTACGAATTGTACTCTTTCCCATCGGTACAAAATCGAAGTCATAATTGGTTGGATCTAGGCATTTCACTGATACCTTTGATGCCTTGGAAATCTTATCTTCGATTTCTTTTACGTCCACATCGATTTCTTCTAACTGTTCTTGCAAGTTCACATTCTCTACATTTTTTGTCTGAATATACATCTTTCGTTCATCGAACAACAATTGTACAACACCTGTACCAGAAGGTGGTACTTGACCAAGCATAATGTTTGCTGAAACACCAGTCATCTTATCTGCTTCTGCGAAGCAAGATGACTTCACCAATTGATCCACCGTCTCTTCAAACGATGCTCGAGCCAATGGTCCAATATCACTCTTCTTTACACCGTGAATGTCAATGGCTAGCAGAATTCCCTTATGCGTCATTACATCTGCCAATACACAGATGTGTCTAAAGTTTACATATGCTGTTGCAGATAGGGTACCATTGATTTCTTCAATCAATGCTTGACGAGCTGCCTCAATACCAAATAGTTCATAAATTTCATTCACATTGTTTGATACCGTTCGTGCAGCATCAACTTCATATAGATTCAATACTTCTTCTAGATTTGTACCATCTGTACTTAGGGTAAATTCCTTTTTATCCTTAGAGAATCCGCCATCCTCTTTTTCTTGATACGTCATTGTTGACTCAATGTATGAACCAGCAATTCCAGAAATACCTTTAATCGTACACTTATTAATCTTCTTGTATAGTTTACGAATGTTCAAAAATAGATTGTTATTGACTTGTGCGTTTTCATCTGTACCTTGTACATTCTCATTGATATAAACGTGAAGACGGAATACTAGATTATCTGCGTTATCATCAGCATATACACATTCAATGATTTCTTCATCGAGCATAGAATATTCCTTTAGCTTCTGATAGATTTCATACATACTAATATTGTTCTGATTCAACTTCATCTTATTAAAAGCCATACGAATGACCCAACGAGATTTTCCAACACACATCTCGTGTTCTTCCTCTGGTTGATACGCCTCGAATGCATCTAGAATATCACGATCTTCTTCGTGTTGAAGTTCGATATCACCTTCTTCATCACGAATTTCATAAAATAGTTCAATCTCTGACAACAAATGCTCCATTGTACAAATCGTAATATTCGTCGTAACCTTCTTCGCCAACTCTGCGCTAGATGAATACGGCTTCTTTAGAAAAACACTTAGCGATGGAGTCTTCGGGTTCTTGCTAATGGTGAGCAACTCCTTTAGACGGGGAACACCAGTAGTTGTTTGTGACTTGGCAGATACACCTGAGTAGTGAAACGTATTTAGAGTGTTGTGAACCAATACACCACTTCCAAGCATAAAGGTTTCTGCTCCTTCAATACTCAAATCATATACTAGCTTGTTAGTGTCTTCTGGAATTACATCAATCCCTGTAATCTTATCCCAAATCACATCACAGTTGTATCCTTGGCGAAGAAGAGACAACTCGTCCTCTACATCAATATTAGTTGATTCTTGATACATTTCATAACGGTCGATGTATTTCTTTAGTGTGCGACGACCAATTGATTCAACATTTGCCCATCGAAGATAGGTTCGGCTAATCTTATCTAGTCCAAGGCGCTTGGCAATGTTTGTAATGTGTTCTCCTAGCTTAGGGATCTTATCCATAAATTCCATCTGACTCTTGCAATCATCACGGTTGTTGTAATCAACCATTGCTTTCAAATCATCCAGCTTGTATTGATAGTTTGAACCGATGTGCTTGAAATAACTATCAGCATACTTCGTGAAAATACCTAGGTGGTACAATGACTTGTTGTCTTGGAAGAACTTGTATGGAACAATGTGGAAATAGTTCAGCAATAGGCAAACATCTTCAATCAATTGTTTACTAGTAGAGCAGCAGCGAATCGTGTGCTTGTCCTTTGCGATATTACCATCGCCATCTAGGTAGCAACGAAGAACAGATCCAATAAACTTCAATGAAGTGACAAATACAAACGAAGGTACTCGTCTTTGGCTAACAATGCTATTTGACTCAAGGCGAAGGAAGGCAACCATATCGCTATTCTCTAGAACATAATCAACTAGCTTGTCGACAACTGGAGTAAAGGTTCCACCTAGCTTGGTTTGAATGGTTGTTGCTAGGTCAGTTGGAATACGGTCGATACGGATTTGATCGCCATCAATAATGCCATTGCTTAGGAAGCAACCAATGAATGAACCGAAACTTTCATCTAGGGAATAATTCTTCTTACCAATAGTTACATACTCCAATTCCATATCAAACGTTGGTAGACGATAAGCGATGGGAATACGATCTCCTACAGATAGTTTATCACCAGTCACTTTCTCCATACCTTTTGTCAAACGACGAAGGAATGCGTGGCTCATCGTTGCTGTTACTTCACGACCAGTTCGTGTAGTAATCTTCATCATTTTACCATTGGCTGGTAGACGAGAAATCTGTCGAATACGATATGTCTTGTCCATCTTTTCACTGTTCATATCTACACCGTGAATGTAATAATTCTCTTCATTCATATTGTTTACAATAAAACGGTCAGCTAGTGTTTCATTGTCCTTCTTTTCACTCAATAGACGATCAATCCAGGCTCCAATCGGTCCGTGGTAGCATTCTTTCTTCTTCTTATCAAGAACAGTGACAACTTCCTTACCATCGACACACATCTGTGTAGCAGGTTCACCAATCGACTGAGAAGCAATGATGCCAACCATTTCACCTGGGTTGACAATTCCTCTTAGAAAGAATTTGTAGCATTCGTGAAGAACCAAATCCAATCCAACACGATTCAACTTCCAATGTGTAAGCACTTGTTTCGAGCTAAGAAGTGTCAACATAAGAGTTTCTATGATGTACAAGGTATTTTGTGCTCGGTTACGATATACATTGTTAGCGCGAAGAATCAAGAAATCTTTCATCTTTGTAATCATCGATGATACTTTTTGATAAGCTTCTACTGGATGTAGATCAGAAAAGCCAATCTCATTAAGCTTATACTTATAAATTACATTTTGAATGCTTCTGCGGAGCTGAATTGGGCTATAAACCTTGTCTTCTACATAATGAATCACGCGCTGAAACTCTTTGCGGCGTGCTAGGATCTTCTGGTACTCTTCCTCTAGAATATCATTGTACTCAGCGGTTGACATTAGTTCTTGATAAGCATCTTTTGTTAGATAAGTAGTCCAGTACTGAGAAGACTGACCAGTGGTTTCAATATGATGATAACGCTTAATAAATTCGGCAAATGAAACCATATGGAAATCAATCGTAATAGTTTCTAGACGGGAAGCATCATAACCATCTTCGCCATATTGAAACTGGAGAATATTTTGAGCCGAATCACGAACCGTATGGTCGTGCTTTACACTAATATCTTCCATCGACTTGATCAATCGGCGTTGAATATAACCTGTTTCAGATGTTTTTACAGCAGTATCAATTAGACCAATACGACCAGCCATCGCGTGGTAGAAATAGTGTTGGGGGGTTAGACCAACCTTAAAGCTTCGCGGAATAAAACCACGTGCTTCTGCACCATTATCATCTTTGCAATAATATGGCAGAGTACGCTTTTCCATATTGAGAGGGACACGCTTTCCTTCTACTTCAGACTGCCCGAGACATCCAATAATCTGAGCCAAGTTCGTAGAATCACCTTTCGAACCAGCCACAATCATATTAACGAGACGATTCCTGTCTGTAAGAGATTCTACGCCGATCTTACCTGCATTATCACGGCTGCTGTTAAGAGTATGTTTGATTTCGCCTTCAAGGTCATCTACAACACTGCGGTCTGAACGAGTATTGTATGTGCCCTCGTAACCCTTTTGAATCATCAAGCTAACTTTCTTTCCTGCTTCTACAATGTTCTTTTGAATATTTGCATTGATTTCATCCGTTACTAGACAATCGCTAATGCCTACACTATAACCATTAATAACCAACCAGTTATTAACGATCTTTTGTGTGTTGTAAATAAAATCAGCTGATGCTTGTTCGCTGTAATCTTTCCAAATCATATGTACTAGACCACCTTCTACGTTACCAATGTTTGTCTTGTCCAAGACACCAGACAACATCTTACCATTTTGAATCTTAAGAACTTCATCTGAATTTTGCTTACCATCAATATATTTCTTCGTCTTCTTCTCAATGTTGATTTCAGGTAGAATGGTAGAATACAATTGACGACCAGACCAAGCATTCTCCTTATCTGGAGTTGGAATCTTACCATCAAAACCATCATTCCACATCATCAATCGGCACATCTCTTTCTTATTCACGAAACTAGTCTCCGTCGTAAAAAGATTGGCAGCAGTAAGAGAGTCTTGTACAATACCAATGACGGGGGCATTCTTTTGAGGAGATACCATTTGCGTAGGAACAAGTGTCAAATATTTTAGTTCAGCTTGGGTTTGATAACTTTGACTAAGGTGAGTGTTCATTTCATCACCATCAAAATCGGCATTATATGGCGTTGTAACACTAACGTTCAAACGAAACGTCAAACCCTTTGGTAGAACACGAACACGATGACCCATCATAGACATCTTATGTAGAGAGGGTTGACGATTGAAAAGTACAACATCTCCATCAATGAGATGACGATTGACAATATCACCATATTCTAGTTTAATTGATGCTACGTTAACATAACCTAGATGAATGTTTGTGTTATCGACAACACGAATAATGCTCTTTGCACCAGGGTAAGTGCTATGACCATTTCGAATGCACAATTCGAGACTTTCTTTGTTAGTAGGGGTTACAATCACAGGAATCGTCAAATTCATCGCAATGTCTTTCGGGACACCTAGTTCATCAAGAGCAATGTTTGCATCTGGAGTAATGACAGAACGAGCTGTAAAGTCACAACGCTTACCCATAAGATTGTTACGCATACGACCTTCCTTAGCACTTAGACGTTGCTTTAGTGACTTCAACGGGCGACCACTGCCTCGCTGAGAGGCAGGTGGCAAACCAGGAATCTCATTGTCGACTAGAGTAGCAACGTGATATTGTAGTAGCTGATGCCATTCGTCAATTAGATTAGCGACATCCACGGGATCTTTTCCAGTATCCTTAGTAGATTCCATCATCTTATCTTTCAATGAATTATTCGTCTTTACGATATCTGATAGTTTATGAGTCAAATCGTCTTCTGCCTTTTGATTGCCGTCCTGACGAACACTCGGACGAACGTGAGGAGGTGGTACAGGTAGAACAGAGCAGATCATCCAGTCTGGACGAGAATACTTTGAAGATAGACCGAGTAGTTCCACATCATTATTTGTAATACGTTTTAGGATAGATAGAATCTTTTCGGCTGGTAGATATTTACGAACGCTTTCCTTCGTTTGTTCCTTAAATTCAGCATAGATTTTACAGACGCCGTCCTTTTCGCGCTTCGGTACGATATAACGAGTTGGCTGTACGATACCACAACCATCGTGTTCGCTCTGACCATCAACTTCTTTCGATTGACAATTCTTACCATACTTTTGACACCAATTATAGACTGCCAAGAATCTACCCTTCGATTTCGTCTTTCGAATAATATCTTGAACGGCTGGATCCGAAGTGTTAATTAGGCATTTCGAGCAACGCCAGCATACACACTTTAGAACTTTAAGTACCATCGATAGAAATTGGATATAATAGACAGGTTTCGCCAGACGAATATGACCAAAATGACCAGTACAGTTACGGTTATCCATCTTACACGTTTCACATACTTGACCATTTTCGATCGTACCCATACGCCCATCAAATAGACCATTTGGTTTCGCAATACTGTTTTCATAGGTATCTTGCGAAAATACTTCGCATACCGAACCTTTTAGAATATCGTCTGGATTCCAAATAGATAGAACGACTTCGACAACTCGTTCAATGTTGCTAGCGGTACTATTATAATTATCTCGAAAAAGCGACATCCTGATTCTTTAATAATATTAGATAAATAATTTCAATTTTTCTTATATTTGTTTTTGCAGTATCTACTTTCCTTTTCAACTAGATTAATGTAGATGTTATAAAAATTCACAACTTATATACTGATTAATTCTCTAATATACAATAAATTATATTTTATATAAAATAATTTATCATATTTATTGTTTGGCTAGTTGTAATGTTTCATATAGTTCCATTAATTCTTCTATCTTTTCACTCGGCTTTAGTTTATACTTTTTTTTATTGACAAATACAACTTCATCATTTCCGTTAATTGCAGCAATATGTTCTGGTTTTAACCCTTTTTTATCAAAGTATGTCAACATTTCTAAAACTTCGTCATCTGTGTACATTCTAAACAGAAGTGCATTTAATTTTTCTAAATCAAATGGTCGAATCACAGTAGTACCATTTAGTTTTGGCATAAGTAAAGAATATAACTTATATAATTGTTTCATACTTGCATTACATAAATCAAAATTTAATTTTTCACAAGCTTTATCCAACAGTTTTGCTAGTTCTTCTATTGATTTATCGATTTTTCCATCTTCTTCTTCTGTTGCAAAATCAGAAAACAACTCTCTAAATAAAGCACCATAATATAGCGTATTTCGGTAATCTAACATTTCTAAAAAATTATCATACTTTTCTAATAAAGCATCCGTTTCGTTATATTCTGGTTTGTCCTGTTTTTTTTCATCGACTTTATCCATAGGTGCAGTGATAATTCTAATAAAAGTAGAGGATTTAACTTGATGTATATAAACGCATTTATAGCTTTAATATATATCATAATGAGGATTAAACATAGGATTATAGCCATAATCGTTAAATGTAACAAATCCAGTTCTATATTCTAAACAATCATCATATAGTTCGTTAATTTTTTCTTCTAGTACAAATCGAATTTCGTTATGACGATTCATTTCTTTATCATTTACTAATTTATAAAGAATACTATGAAAACAGTTTAATATTTGTGTTTTTAAAATATGTAAATCTTCTAGGTTGTGATTTGTTACTTTTTTTGCATCTGTTACTTTTTCATAAATCGCTAAAAACCTATTGATGCGAATAATCATTTCATCAAAATTCTTCTTATCTGTTAATTTGAATCCTCTTATACTATATAAAAACTCTAATAGATTTGGATTTACATATAAATGATTATTAAGTGGTTCATCTTCTGGTATTAATACCTTCATACGTCTTTCTAGTTCTACAAAATCTGTGTCTTCAGTACCAATTAATTGTTTATTATTTTCATATAACATGTATCCAAATATACACAATGCGATAAATAGTATTAACCAATAGTACTCATTTTTATATAAGTAATATTGAAATAAAAAAAATACACACGCCATATAAAAATATGCATACTTAGTAAAACTCTTTCGAAGACGTGGAAACGTTTTTAAAATGATCTCCGATATCATCCTATTAACTTATCTTACAATTTATTTTAATAATTTTATATTTGGTAATATTAAAAATATTATCCTATAATATAAATGAGTTCAAGACAAAAAAAATCATTGAAAGGCGGCGCGGATGCACCTTTTCCAATCTTTAACCACCCTATCTTAGATGCTTATCTTAAAATGAACCTTATCACCAGTTTAATGCCCACAACATTAATTCCTCTAGGTGTGTTAATGGCTGTATACTCCACCCTCTCTCAACAAGAAGTACAAAAAGGTGGTTTCCAAGCAATGAGCGTTGTCGATCCACTCGTAAAAGACTACATGGGTCTATTCGGTATATACGAACTAACTGCATTAACTCTCATTCCTTTTGCGTTCTTACTTGGTCGCGATATGTTCGAACAAGTTATGAGCAATTACAAAAAAGCTGAAGGTGTACCCGCCCCAGCTGAAGTAGTTCAACAAGGTGGTGTTGCCAATTGGATGGATGTCCCCGTCCTCGACACCTTCTTAAAAATGCAAGGTAATCTCCGTATCACCCCTGCCACATTAGTACCTCTAGGTATCTTAGCCGTTGTTTACTACGCTATTCGTGGTAAGAAGGCTGAACAAGAACAAAAAGGTGGTGCTATGCCAGCTTTCTTATCTAACCCAACACTCCAGAAATATATGGATATGATGGGCATTAGTACATTAACATCTCAAACGATGCTTCCTTTTGCTTTAATCATTAGTAAAGAACTATTCGATCGTTATGTTCGTCAAAACAAAACATTACTCGAATCAATTACTCCTTAAATTTAATATTTAAAATACATATATAGTTTTATTCTATATATTTATTGTTTATTACAATTCATTTTTCACTATTTAAAGTTTAAAAAGAAGAGTATTGCTTGGTTTGGTCATAACCACTTACTGCCGAACCAGTAGAATCCATTGATTTCATGTCACTCGAATCAGTCAAATCGGTTTTAGTAGACTGTGTGGCGCTGGAATCAGTTGATTCTGTGCCAACTGTTTTAGAGCCATTAGATATAACGGATTTTAAGCTATCTGATACAGTATCTGATATGGTCTTAGCTTCAAGTGACTCGCTACCGCTCTTCGTTTCAATATCAGCAGAGGGTTTTGGTACTTTCTTCATATTACCATACATATGTTCTTTCATCATTTTTTTGGATTCTTCAGAATCATTAGAATCATCGGAATCCGTGGCTTCATCTGCTTTACCTGCTTTACCATTGAAGTTTTCAGCACCACCCATTGGCCAGCCGACTGTGTTGGCGCCGATACCGAAACCAGCACCTTTGCGGGCACCGTCACCTACTTTGGGGGCAAAAATATCTAACACAGCAAATGTTGCTGCGGCACTAAGGGCAATAAAAATAATTTCAGATATTTCTACTTTCTTTCTAGGAATAAAATAGGCGGCAACAGCAACGGCAATACCTTCTAATAAATATTTAATATAGAGCTCAAACATATTTATATTATATTATGAGAAAATGTTTTATGAACTTATTTTTTTAATTGTAACTTATTAAATCCTGGTAATTCAGTAATTTTAAAATCTGTAATTTTCTTTTCAAATGGAATATCTTCTATGGAAACATAATCTTTCGCTTCTGGAAAGTCATCTAATGAAAAATCTGTTAATTTTGTCTTTGCACCCTTTTTAGGTACATATTTTCCAGTCTTTATATAAGAACTATTCTCCAGGTCAAAATCACGTACTGTTTTACATTTCTCTACTACATTCGAATTTATCCATCTAGGGTCACTCTGTAATTTCTTTTCTTTAACATAGACAACATCATATAATTGTTCCTTCTCCTTTTTCGTTTTTTCTTTCTGTGCTGGTGGTTTACAAGGATAATTAATAGTATTCAAACATAGCTTACGAGGTGGACATTTTGTCTTTTGTATTTCATGAATGTTTTCTTTTGATTTTACAATAGATGTATCTAAATCTTTTTCTTGAGATTTCATTTTATTAAACTTTGTAATACGTGCTTGGATCTTTGCATTCGTATCCGCAATAATCTGTTTCCATTCCTTTTCTTTACCTTCAAAATATAATTGATTTGTATTATATTGATAAAAGTTTATCATTTGTTTTGGTACTTCTTTTGCACCTTCTAACGAAACAACCTTTCCTATTTTCCATACACTTTTTGCATTCTTTTTATCTATACCTATTGTTTCTATCTTGGATTTACCAGCAATCATAAATTTATTACCAGTATTATATAAATATAATTCTGTTTTTGGATGATATAGATAAATCTCTTCATCTTTTCGAAACAACCGACTCGCTCCCGATTTATGAAGTATTATCCATTTACTATTATTGTTCTTTTCTGGTCCTAACGATATTTCCATACCAATTCTACTCGGCGTTGGATTTCCTTTAATAATTTGAAGATGCATACCATTATTTTTTAGATATACATCATCACCTTCCTTAATGTAGTAACCCCGCTTCTTTTCTCCATAACTATCAATTGTCCATTGAATCAATGGATTCGTTCCTTCATCATCGCCATAAACAGATGGTAAACCACTAGCACCCTTAAAATCATATTTAAAGTTTAAGTTACCAGATAAATATTGACTCTCGTTATTTACTATATTTACAGTTGTTCCAAAATTTAGCCAGTTTCCTACATTTTCTACCTTATCTAATTGTAATTCATCTGCCCATTTACTTGACTGTTTTAGATCGTTTGGATTCAATACCGTTCCATCCATACCCAAAATAACGTAATTCTTCTTACCTTTTAATATTATTAATTTACTTTGCTTATCATAATTTACTGTTACTAATGCTTGTCTATTATCGATTCCTAAATATAAGTTACTTACAATACTTCGAAGTGAATAATATTTACCATTATGTTCAAGGTTCCATATAATTGATTTTTTATCTCCTATCAGTTCTTTCTTAAGTATTTCTAATGCATCATTTGAAACATTAAAATAGTTCTTTTTATCGTTTACTCGAAACAATTCATTTTCAGAGTTAAAAAAAGAAAAATATGATTTTCTTACTAGTAATTTAGATACCGTACCATTTGTACCTTTTACTAATACCTTAATCTTTTTATCTGGTGGAATACCAACCATTTTACTATAGCCATTATAGACAACCTCGTCGTCTAATAGCAAAATCATATATTCTTCTAAAGGAAAAAAGATCAAACGATAGCGATATGCGGTTTTCATTTGTATTGCCTTTTTAATACTTGCTAACACTTTTCCCCTTGATGAAACAACGATACCATCTACATTTTTCAAATTAAACTCAACTTGAATTCCATCTAAATCAATCATAGCTTTTCCGTCTATATTATCCAACTTAAATGATCCAATAAGTTCCTTATTATCTATTAATTCAACGGTTTGTCCATCTGCTGATACGTATTGGTTTGATATCTCATCGATATTTATATCTTCTAACTCTGCTTTATTTGAGTTTTTCACATCTTCAAAGTGCTCTGATGATTGTACTGATGTCTTAGCAGCACAAACCAATAACACTATAATTAAAATAAAGAATACATATTTAGTTAACATTATTATTAATCTCTAATTAATAATAATATTTATTTTTTTGATTAACAATTACCTTTTAAATTATTTCTAAACTAATCGATATCTGATATTTATTTATCAATGCCTTTGTATATGTAGATAAAGTCTTCGATTCAACATATTCTACTAACACTTTCTTTCCTTTTTTATCAACATATACGATTCTTACTTCATCACCCTTTTCTATTTCTGTATCAAACAATGTTAACGTATCTCCATCTTTTAATGAATCGAATTGTACTTCTAATAATACAACATTTTCGTCTTCTGGATTAGAAATTATACCAGTCGTTTCTAAATAAGACTTCTTCTCTTCTTCTGATACTACTTTTATATCACATACATCATTTGTATAACTATACAACATTCTACCATTTGGTCTAATGACGTTAAATGTAATCTTATTAATATCTCTTAAACGAATCATTGTCTCTGGGTCAGTATTGATATAATAACTGCAGTACTGGTCTTTATTTGTTCGAACCATTTTATAATGAATATCACGGTTTACTTGGTTCTCATAAAGACTTTTCTTATATTCCGAAATCTGAATCAATAAATAAGGATCATTGTAAACATTCGATAAAATCATATCTCTAACCGATACCAAACAAGTCGTATCATCATTCATATCTACACTAAATGGATTACACTTTTTATTAACTATTAAATTTCTTTCTCTAGAATCAATGTGTATAACAGAACGATCCATCTGTGTTCTTTCTTGATCCTGTTGAACTGATTGAGGTGCTGGCGGCTGAGATTGAACTGGCGATTGTACTTGTTGAACTGGTGATTGTACTTGTTGAACTGACGATTGTACTTGTTGAACTGACGATTGTACCTGTTGAACTGGCGATTGTACTTGCTGAGGCTGTTGAACTGGCTGTTGAACTGGCGATTGTACTTGCTGAGGCTGTTGTTCAACGGTTAATTCATTTCTTTTTATAAATGTTCTAGAGCTCATCTGATTCATTTGAGAATTCATCTGAAGATTCATCTGAGGATTCACTTGAGGATTCACTTGATGATTCATTTGAGGATTCACTTGATGATTCATTTGAGGATTCATTTGATGATTCACTTGATGATTCATTTGATGATTCATTTGATGATTCATCTGAGGATTCATTTGAGGATTCACTTGAGGATTCATTTGATGATTCACTTGATGATTCATTTGATGATTCATCTGAGGATTCATCTGAGGATTCACTTGAGGATTCATCTGAGGATTCACTTGAGGATTCATTTGAGGATTCATTTGATGATTCATTTGAGGATTCATATGAGGATTCATTTGATGATTCATCTGAGGATTCATTTGAGGATTCATTTGAGGATTCATTTGATGATTCATTTGAGGATTCATTTGATGATTCATTTGAGGATTCATTTGATGATTCATTTGATGATTCATTTGAGGGTTCGTTTGAGGATTCATTTGAGGATTCATTTGAGGATTCATTTGATGATTCATACCTGAATGAAAGTTTTGCTGTGGTTTGTTATTCATCATGCTATCTAAATTAATTGACCCATTTTTTTCTTCTATATTTTCCTCATTTATAAATTGCTCTATGTTATTTTCATTTTCAAATTCGACAGGAGATTCACTTTTTTGTTCAAGTAGAGATATGGCAGTATTTGTTTTTTTACGTTCTGCAAGTTCTCTTTGTAGTCGTTCATTTGGATCAACATCTGTTCTATAGTCTGTATCGACAGAATCTTTTTTCTGATTAATTTCAGGTTGTATTGATACGTTTTCGGAACGGCTATAATCATTTTTACTGTTTATTTTTATTAAAAAGTCTTTTATATGGTTTGAAATAAATGTTTCTAAAAAATTTTTTAATTTTTCTATATCTTTGAACCGATTCCATAAGGTATCCAATTCTTCTACAATTTTTTCAATCATAAGACGTTTATTAAATTTGTACTTATTTCTATATTTTTCATAGGCAAATGCGATTTTATCACTTTTTAGTATCTTTTCTAGTAACTCTTTTTTTTGATTCTCTTTCATAGAAGAAGCCTAGCAATATAAAATAATATATTATTAGGTTTTAAACTAGTTATTAAAAATCCAGTACTGATTTTCTATTTCTTTTTTTTGTATTCATATATTTTTGTAATGTAGATGAAGAATACACAGTTGTTGGATTTTCTAAATGTTTCCAAGGGTAAATAGTAGAAAAGAAGGAATATATATCGAGAAGTTCCCATTGTTGATTTTTGAATAGTTTTTTTTCTAAATAATCAGCAAAACAAATCATATTAATAATGTTTTTTTTGTTTGTATCTTCTTTACAGTTTGTGTGTATATAATTTTCATATGTCAACATACCGAAAACAAATGGATCCCCCTCACACCGATTAAAACCCTCAATTAGTGTTCCTCTATTAAAGTTAAGTATTGCTTCTTCTGTATCTAATACACAATCTTTTAGATGTTCTTTAGAGTTAGAAATAGGTAATAGTGCTTTAATTTTACAAAAATTTAGTAAATGATTTAGATTTCGTATATCTCCATTAGAATGATGTACTATTTTTTGTAATTCTAAACTATTTAAAATAGGTGAAAATGTATTAATATAATTAGTTAATGTAGCTTCATTTGGTTTATCTAAATGTACAATTACGGCATCTTTTTTTAATTTAGCAATCACTTTCTTTTCTAATGTATCGAAACTACTTTTTTCGCTTACCAATAATATGGGCATACCGATTGTATCTAATGCTTCAATAATATCTCGAATAATTGTTTTTTGAATATAAATAAATTCTTCTAAACTATCGATTAGTAATAATTTTTTATTAAAAACATCCGATACATTTTTTTGTTTTAATAATTTTGGTATAAAATCTTTAATACTATAAACGTTCGTACTTTCATAAATATCAAATAGTTTTCCTATATCTAATATATCATATGTACAGTCTTTTAAGAATTCTCGAACCATTACAGTTTTTCCTATACCAGTATCTCCAATAATTAATAGTACTGGATTTGTGTTTTTTTTCTTTTTAACTTTCTTATCGACAACTAATTTCACATTTTTGTTTTTCTCTAATTCTAAAAACCAGTTTTTTATTATATCTAAGTTACGATGTTGAGTTGGTTGATCATTATAAAACTCATATATTTTATCAATAGATGTCATTGTTACCATTAATAGTTTATATAAGTTTTATATTACTTACGTGTTTTAGGATATTACTTACAATTTGGACATTTATTATGGATCGAATACCATAATCTGAAACAATGTATATGTCCTAAAGTACCATTACACGTATTACACTGTACTGTATTATACCGTAATGATTTCATACATAATGTACATTTTGATTTTTTATTTATTGGTATTTGTATAAAATTAGTTGGTAAATTAAGCTGATTATGATATAATATAAATGACATACAAGATCCCATGATTTATCATAATCAATATAATTTATTAGCCTTTTATGAAATTTGATTTATTTTATCCATAATCGATTTATGAATTTTAGTAAGTACATCTTTTTTTTCTATATTATATTTTCTAATTTTATTAACAGCATCTTCATAAGTAAGCCATTCAATCTTACTTATTTCAGATAATTGATGAATGTTTGTATTATCATATTCTAACTTAGTATCGCATGAACACTCATATGTATAGTAAATATGCGAATATTCTAATGAGTTATCTGCAATAAACTTTTCTTCATATAGGGGTTCTGTATTTAATTCTTGGTCTATAATCTTGATATTTGTTTCTTCTAATAATTCTCTTTTCGCACAATCAATTGGGGATTCGTTTTTATTTTTTTTACCTTTTGGAAATCCCCATTCGGGTTCTTGGAATGCATTTGACTTTATTTCAGTAATTAAATTTTCTAATTTAATAAACTGTTTTTCTCGTTCTCCTAAGCCCAAATGAACGGTTGTATAATAACCTTTTATGAGGGTATCAAATTTATATCTCGATTGATTAAAATCTCTTTTGAACCCGTGACAAATTGGATTTTTTTTATCTAATAGCCATAATGTCCTCCATAACGTATCAAAATCAGTAGAAATTAGTTTTTTGTGTTCGTATTCAGTCATGTATAAAAGCATTCTTTTGATAGTATCAATATCTTCTAACTGATATTTACCTCTAATAAATTCACTATAGGTAAAACTATCTTTTCTACAAATTAAACAATAATAAGGTATCTTGTTTATTAATTTATAAACAATAATTCCATAACTTATATTTTTAGGCGATCTGTTCATTGACAATCCCAACTAATTTAGTATCTATAAATTCTTTAAAAATAGAGCGTATTCTTCTATAGGGTTTAAATTTATTAACATTATAAAATCTATACTAATAATAGATGGATATCTTAACGAACAATATTGATCGTGGAGAATATAAGATTCGCATACACCAAGGTATTCTTCTTGGAAAAGGTAATTTAAAAATTCATGATGAAAAAAGGCGCCGCGATACTAGAGCACCTGGTATATTGCCTTTTTACTATTTAGATAAAGAAAAACAACGTAAACAGAGCAACACTTGTATTCGCGGACCATTTTTCTTAGGTGAAAAAATAGTACAACCTGGTACTGGTTCCTGGTGCGCCACTAAAGTGGATGAACAGCAAAATATGTTAGAATGGGGTTATTGCATTGATACAGATTATATGCTTGATTCTATGGATGATGTTTTATCTATTGTACAACAACTTGTTGAAAAAGGAAAATCCGAATCTTATATTTATGGCTATTTAAAAACATATATAAGGGAAACAGATCTAAAAAATGCTGTTTATAACGATCCTACTTTTATTGAATTATTACGAAACAAAAATGTATTTCCCAACGTAAATGATTATGAACTAAATGATGTAATTACCGTTAGGGATAAAACATATGAACTAGAAGAATCAATAGAACTTGGTAGAAGGTGGAAACCACTTGAAATTATTAAAAAGCAACTTATTCGGAAAAAACCAGTTTTACAAGTTTCTTCTAAAATATATGCCACTAATCGAGACCAAGCTGCTGAAAAAATAATTCGTTCTTATCAAGGTATTATTGATTCCGAGCTTACAACTTCTAGAAGAGGACCAAATAATCGTAAAGAAATGGTTAAAGAATGTATTCCAAATTTTGAATATATGAATCGACAAAATAAAAGAGTGAGTAACAAATCAGCTTGTATTGATAAAGATATGTCTATGAACAATAAATTTATCGGTCCAGGAGGAGGTAAATGGTGTGCTACAGAAATAGATGATACTGGTTTAATGAGAGAATGGGGTTTTTGTGCAGAAGATGTAGATTTAGAACTGATTTCATCTTCTGAAAAAACAATATGGGAAAAATTATGTACAGCAATCAAATATGAACAATGGATTAAAGGCTCCTCTCTCGTAAAAGAACTATTGCTACAAAATTATACTGGAAAATCAATAACTAACAATTTAATCCAAATATGTAATCGACAAAAAATTGCTCCTTATATTGAACAGTTAGATCGTATTGTGCGTATTGAATTTATTAAACTATATCCTTGGTTGTTAATAAAATCATCTATACCTCCTGTTGAACAATTACAACTAAAAACTAGTCTTTCATCTGTTATTTTAGATAAATTAGAATATTTAGAAAATAAGATTTCATTAAATCTACGTTCTAACCTTATTCGCAATGATGACATATGGTTATTAAATTATTATTTTATTGTAGAACGTATCATTGTATTTAGTCTTATTTCTGAAACAGAAGAATTCAATATAGAATTATTAGAGACGGTAAAACAAACAACAGATGTAAAAACATTAAATGAAGTATTAATTCAATTAGAACAAAAAAATAAGGAAGAACTTAAAAAAATAATTAGTCACGTAGATGAAGACGAACAGATTGTATTAGAAATTGGTAATAATCAGAATTCATCTAAAAAAAGAATCGACCCATCTTTAATTATTGTTAATTATAGTCCTTTTTTTGGTTCGATTCAAGCCGATCAGCGTAACATTTATTATTCTACTCTCGATTTATCACAGCCAATTGCAACACAACTTGCATTTTACAATAAATCCTTCGTCGATCCAAAAGAATCGATTGAACTTATTGAAGATCCATTATTAGAACAAGAAGTACTATTAAAATCTTCCAGTAATTCTAACTGGGATGACCAAGATATACAATTCTATTCAAACTATCCAGAAGTAAATGATCCTAACTTTTATAGTAGACTGCATAGAAAGAAAGAATTTCAAATTAATAAAATGAGTAGTTGGAAAGATAAGAAAATAGAGGAATTATGTCGAGTCGATGTATTCGATCTATCGCCACAACAACAATGGGTTTCTAACTTTTTTAATATCGAAACACCCTATCGAGGTATACTATTATACTGGGGTACTGGTGTAGGTAAAACGTGTGCTAGTATTAGTATTGCAGAAAGACACTTGGAATATTATAAAAAATATAATAAAAAGATATTAGTTATTTTGGGTACTAGTACACTTCAAAACTACTATAAAGAATTATATAATTTTAATAAAGAAAAAATAGAAATTAAAAATGGTCTTCTTCCAGGTAGTTTACAGTGTACGGGTGATAGATACTATATTCCTATCGAAAGTAATGATCCTGAAAGTATGTTAAAACGTGAACAACGTATTCATAAAAAGATCGAACTAGATTATGAGTTTATTACATATGGCTCACTTAAAGGTTTACTTAAAAAACTATTAAACCGCCGTGGTTTACAATTAGAATTAGATGATGAGCGTAAAATGATACCTAAGAAAGCTCCACAGTTAGAAGGAGAAGAAGTAAAATCGGGCAGTGTTCTATATAGAGGTGTCAAGACTCTTAGAGGATTGGTATGGAAACCAGTTGAACAAAAAGATCCTCAAAAAGAAGAACGTATTCGTTTAGCACTTTCTGATTACTTTTCAAATCGATTATTAATTGTTGATGAAATTCAAAATATTAGAACAGCAAGCGATGGTGGCGATCAAATTGCTCCTAAAATGTTAGAAAAGATTGTTCATTATTCATCTGAGTTAAAAATTGTATTAATGAGTGCTACTCCTATGTTTAATAATGCTACTGAAATTGTATATATCTTAAATTTATTATTAGAGAATGATCGCAGAGAAAAAGTAAAAGTAAATGATCTATTTGATAGTAAAGATAACTTGATTCATCCAGAGAAACTACTAGAATTATCCAAAGGTTATATTAGTTATGTTAGAGGAGCAAACCCAATAAGCTTTCCCCAGAAGCTACTTCCAGATATGTCCCGCAATCAACTAATCGTACAAGAAAATGAACTATATTTTCCTAGTCCTGAATCAAAAATGAATGGAACACCATTAGGTGAAATAGAAGCCATAAAATATAATCCTCTTGTAAAATGTACAATGAGTGATTATCAAGAAGCAATTTATAAAAAAGCAGTACTAGGTTTAGTAGATGAAGAAGAAGCTGATCTATTAAATGATGAAACAAATGAAACATTTGATATTAAGGGTAAAATGATTTCTAATATTGTTTATCCATTGCCTCCTGGACAATCATTTGCTAAAACAGATGTATCCTTATTATATGGTGAAAATGGGTTTGATCGTTGTTTCGAAGAAACGAAATCAAACTACTACGATTATACAAAAGTTGCCATTGAATCGGATGGAGTACCTATTATTGACAGTAAACATTTAGAAAACTATTCGCCGAAGTATAGTAAAATTTTAAAGAACATAATGAATACAAACAATGGTATTATATTTGTTTATTCTGAATATAAAAAAGGTGGTTCATTACCTTTTGCGTTAGTATTAGAACAAAATGGTTTCGAACAAATTGTTATAGAAGGAAAAATAGGAGAAACTGTAACAAAGAATAAACTAGTTTCTAGAGCCAAAAGACCTAGTGTTTCCCAAAAATGGAAATATGTATTATTAGATGGTGATATTGATGCTAAAAAGAGAAATCAAATTATTCAACGTTGCAATAGTGAAGAAAATAAGGACGGTAAACTAATTAAGGTGATTATTGGTACTCGAGTAGCGTCAGAAGGTGTAGACTTTTCTAGAATTCGTCAAATCCATATTGTTAATCCTTGGGATAACTTTAGTCGTATTGACCAAACCATTGGTCGTGGTATTCGTAACTGTAGTCATAAAGATTTACCAGAAGAAGATAGAAACGTTACTGTATTTTTGTATTCTAGTCATATCGCAGATAATTCGATAGAAACAACAGATGAAAAAATTCATCGTCGTGCAGAAAGAAAAGATATACAAATGAAACAAGTAGAATTTATTCTTCGAAACAGTGCAATAGATTGTATTTCAAACTATACGGCAAATAAATATACAATAGATGATTTCGGAGAAATCATTGGTGATAAAGATAATACAAGAGAATGTGGTTATCAAAACTGTAATACTGTATATCAGTGCACAGATAATTCAAAAGTACCACAAGAAATGTCTAATTCAGATATGGATAAAAACACATATGATATTGATTATCATGCTACTCATGAAATCGATAAATATAAATCATTAATTAAATTTATGTTTACAAAGTCGGTAGTTTATAAATTAAAACACATTCGTATGGTTTGTGAAATAAAAATTAAACCCTTTGATGAAAATGTATTCTTTGTTTCTTTAGATAAACTAATTAGTAAAAGAGAAAAATTATATGATAAATATCATCGAATTGGTAGAATTGTATTTAACGATGGATATTATCTATTCCAACCCAGTGATTTAGATAAAACTCCTGATTTACCAGAATACTATAGAGAAACACCACTGGATATAAAACCAAGTAAAGTAGAGATTAGTATAAAAGAAAGAGATATATCAGAAGAACAAATACAGAAATGGTATAGAGAAGTAACTGATTATATTGCTAAAACAACGGATCCAGATGAATTATCATATTATTTAGATCGAGTAAAAGATATCATTATGAAAAAAATACTTTTAGAATGGTTTGTAAACAGCTATAACTTACCTGAACTAAAGTCAAAACGAGCAAAAGATATTCATCAACGATTAACTGGATATTTAACGAATAAAGATGTCATTATTTTAGATAGTTCTGGTAAATTACCAATTGCTATTCATTGCGCGAGAGAAATGAGTTATGAATATAATAATAGTAAAAAAACATTAATAGAAAGAGTAAATGTAGAAAGATTTCAAAAGGATATGATTGTTTATAATTTTGATGATTATAATTTAAAAACACACGTGATTGGTCGATTAGAAAAACTAAGCAATGGAAAAGAAGAAAGTCCATTTAAGCAAATGACTTGTAAAATAATTGATTTTAGTTTTGTAGAGAACAAATCAAATATTAAATTAGATGGTAAAGCCTGTATGAGTTATAATAAAGCTCCTATGAATAAATTAATGGATAATCTAAGCATCAAATTAGATCCTAATTTTAGACGAGAAGATCAGTGCCAATCAATTGAGTTAGCATTGCGTAAATATAATAGGGAACACGAAAATGATAAAATATGGTGGATCGAAACAAATAAATCATATAAATTAGAAAAATTATTATAAATAACTAATCTAAATTATTTTTTTAACACTAAGGGTTTATCGAATTTTCTTTAGAAGATTTGTTTACCATAGGTTACATATTCTAAAAAATCTGTTTACCATAGGTTACATATTCTAAAAAATCTGTTTACCATAGGTTACATATTCTAAAAAATCTGTTTACCATAGGTTACATATTCTAAAAAATCTGTTTACTTCCATTTATTAATTCATTGTATTTTTTAGATAAACTATTCATATTTGTATAGTGAAAGCCGTAACCACCTTTAATATTTTCTGGACTTAATCGTTTCGCCATTATTTTATAGCGAAATATCATATATTGTAAAGGAAATATAAATTTATAATGTAATAGTTTAAATTTTGAATCATTATAAATAATTCCATTTACCTTTGGAAAAGCTTGATGACAACCTGGTAAATAGTTAATTTCCTGTGTTAATTTACTATTTATTAATGAAAACTTATTAAGCTTATTACCAGGCATACCTATGTTTGACTTTTCTAACAGAGTAGAACCAGCTACTTCTTCTATATTTGGACAAAACATTTCAAAACCTAAACATTGTGCAATAGCAACATTTTTAGGTAATGATTTCACATAATTAGGAATACCTAATGGATGATAGATAAACTCATCTATATCTACAATAATAAACCAATCGCATTCATTTCTATATTGTCTCCAATAATTGTTCTTTATTTCTAAATAAATATCGTCTCTAATTTGTTCATTTGTGTTGTAGTAACATATTTCGACATTATTATATTTTTTCATAATTTCTACACTATTATCACTGCTCATATTGTCAAAAATAATAATTTTAGTAGCGAAAGAATAGTAATTTAAAAAGTAGTTAAGAGTTTTAGATTCATTCCAACAAACTGTTATGACATAAAAAGTTGGTTCAGAGTTCATTTGTATGAATTTAGTGTTATAATATAATTTTATTATTAAATAATTTCGCAATTATCGTTGAAAAACAAATATATTATATAATTAGTATGGTATATGCATCTATAAAAGAAGCCTGGGGTATAGATGATTTTGATAGACGACCTCCAGAAAATCCGTATGTTGTAAAGGATCCAATACAGAATAAGGCTAATTTTAAAGAATTTAAGAAAAATAATTTTCCAATGGATGATTTTTCAGAAGCCAATTTAGTTCCTACCAAAAAAGGGAAAAAACCCGTAAAAAAAGAACAAAGTGTTGATTCTAGTAATGATACAGCTGCTTATGATATGAATGATCGTCATCAATATTTTTTAGATAAAAATGATGAATATAGTGAAATTTCTTCTGAAGAATCTTCTGTTGCCAGTTCTAAAAAAATAAAAATAAGAAATCATAGAAAAACAAAACCCATTATCAAAAACATAAGAGAAGGTTTCGAAAATCATTCTTACATTAGACCTACTCGCCGAAAACACCATACTAGTCACACTGCTCATAATGAACATAACGACAATTGTTCTAGTATGTTAGAGCATTTACAAAACTGCAAAATATGCCGTCAAGAAGTAGAAGAGTATTCTAAGAATACGTTTATAAAAGAATTCATTATATTTGCAGGTTCTGGTATAATTATGTTTTTGTTTTTAGATCTCCTTAGAAAAATTGCCCAGCGTTCTCAATAGCCAATTTTCTTGAAAGAGTTATTCTTATCTGAATAGGTAAGAATTTACGATTTTTAATCATAATAAAATGATTAGAAAAAGTTAGTTATTCAAACTATGAATAAACTCAATCATTGAAGCAATCATTGCTTAAAGAAAATAGCGTTTAAAATATTAAATTAGTGTCTACTAAATAATTAGTAAATGAGTATAGATTTTAAGATTCAAAAAGATGCTAAAAAAACAATCGAAATCACATCAGATGACATTGATGATATTCGACTAGAAGATCTAAACGAAATGAATTTTGATGATTTAGATGATGATTCATTACATTTTACGAAAGAAAAAATGGATAATGTATTTGGTGCTAAATCAAATTTTTCTAATAAAATATCATCTCCACCCAAAAAGCCTACGATCAATATTAAAAAAGATGACAATCTACCACCTGTTATAAAAAGACAGACACCTACAAAGCCTATTGTAGAACCAGATAGTCAAGATTTAGGTTTAGATATGATAGTAAATCAAAATAAAAAAATCAAACAAACAGATGAAGACAGTATACAAAGTATTTCTAGCCGTGCTAGTAGTAAAGCAAGTAAATCCAGTCGTAGTAGTAAACGGTCGATGAATCTAGATGATTTAGATAAAGTAAAGAATATTATGGATGAACAAAGTGAATCTGTTCGTTCTGATAAATCACACAAACAACAAGATGAAGTTTCACTTAGTAGCGAATTATCTGATAAAATTAAAGAAAAATTAAAAAAGAAAACGTTTGTATCTGAATCAGATAGAAAACAAGAGCTATTGTTTTTATTCGATAAACTAGAAAAGAAAGGCATCAAGATTCCCCAAAAGTTTAATATGAGATCACCTATTGATGAAATGGAGAAAACATATGAACGTTTAAAAAATGAAAGAGATCTACAAAATAGTATTAAATTTCAACGTCGTGTGTTAATGGGAATTGTTAGTACAATGGAATTTTTAAATCACAGTATGAATCCATTTGATATAGATTTAGATGGTTGGTCTGAAAGTGTAATGGAAAACTATTCTGAATACGACGACATTTTCGAAGAACTCTATGAAAAATATAAAAATAAAGGTCATATCAGTCCAGAAGTTAAACTCATTATGACATTAGCTGGCAGTGCGTTCTACTTTCATTTATCTAAAATGATTATTAAACCAGCTGCACAAAAGATGCAAGAAATGTTTGGACAAATGGATAATGGAGGCGGTATGCCAGATATGGCTTCAATGGGCGGAATGGGTGGAATGGGTGGTTTAATGAGTGGACTTATGAATAACTTTATGGGAGGCAGTAGTTCTAAAACAAAACCAGCCGCCCCACCTAAAAATGGTGGTGGTATGACTGGACCAAAAGGTTTCGATGATATCATTAGTAAAAATGATGATGATAGCGATATACCGAGTATAACTACTGTCTCTAGTAAAGGACGTAAACGTACATTAAATATGTAATATTAATATTTCTGTAGTAAATCGTTATCTAAATGTTCAGAAAACCATACTGTAAAATTTGTAACATTCACTTTATCCATAATAGGAAACAAAAAGCTTCTATTATCTATATACTGCGTTAGTCTATTATACATATAAACAGAAGCAGTATGGTCTTCATCTATCTTTAACATATCTAATTCATATTTAGTATATGGTGGTTCATAATCGTTATCATCTCTATCCCAAATTTCATTTGTATTTTGTTCTTCATAATATTTCGACATCTTTATAATTGTTAAATGAATAAAATCTTTATATTTAATATAAATGAAGTCAAAAGAGTTAGTTGAATTACAAAAACTAGAAAAAAAGGTTATGCAAAAATTAAATGTACATAAAAAAGTAGATAAAAAGCTATTTGATACCTATCTAGAAAAACTAGATAAAATGGTTGATCGCGAGAGTAAAACCCCTGCTCAAAAAGGTGGGTGAGGTCCTCCGCGTAATTAAACGCGGTTTAAGTGCTAATTAAACACAGATTATAAGTTTTTATACTTTTTGTGAAGTTATTTTACGTAATAACCGAATAGGTGTAAAATAATGGAGTAGTATAAGATTATTATATAATGATGATAAAACGACATAAAATTAGTTTATAAATAGAATATTATATCTATCTATAAAATAATAAAATGAATTTCATAGATTCAGTAATCTATTACGACAAAGAAAAGCAATTATACAATTTTCCTTTTATTGTTGAGTTTACAAATGAAAAAAAAGTAATTGACTTTTTCTTTACTAAAAATGATTATCATAATCAAGAAGAAATGATAAGAGATCGCATCGATTATTGCTCAAAGGAATTATTTAGACAAATAACGAGATATTTTGAATCACTACAAATTATTTGTTTAGATGATTCCATCGAAGCAAATAATGAATCGGTTGATCGTATTAATGGAATATTAGGTACGATTTTGAATTTGTTTATGATTGTTAAAAATATTCATAGCTCAGATGTTGTATATCATTCAGGAATGAATCTATATGATGAATTATTAGAAATGTTTTTATTAATGGAAGACTATTATACAGTAGAAAGAAAACAAGAGTTATATGAATGGAAAAAGAAGTTTATGAGCTTCGAATAATAGCTGTATGATCTAATGATATATACTAGCGGTGGCTGTATCATCTAATGATATATACTAGCAAATCCCCATCTACTAATTCCATCTATATATACACCATATGCAAATGCGTGTATAACAACTACTATGTTAGAATGATAATTTCTAGAAATAATCATCACTAACAATCCGATAAAATAATGATGAAAATAAATTGTACCACCATTATGATAAAATAGATAAAATGATACTATTACAAAAGTAATATATACTAAAAATAATATTCCATTTATCTTTGGAAATCTACTTTTATATATATAGTAAGAAGACATTACTAATATTCCAATTAGTACACAAATAGATAATATAATTTTAGTGGTAGAATCGATTGTTATTAAATCCAGTGTAAATGTGTTTACTTCTGGAATAACATCTAAAAAACGAAAACATAATCCTAATAAATAAAAAGGTGTATAACAAAATAATAATACATTTCTATCGATTTTCATTAAAATATGTTTAGGTGAATGATAATAGATAATAGGAGATATCATACAATTAAAAATCATATCAAATGTAACGATTTTTTCTTTAGACAGTGTACTATTAAATATAACTCCTCCTAGAAATCCATATACAAGATATAACAGATAGAACTGGATAGATTGAATATACTGTTTTTCATTATAATCTACGCCAGCATAGCTGGCTAGATTAGCTAATCCAGCGAAGCGTGGGTTATCGACTGGGTCTGTTATCACTTCATCTATTGATGCCAAATTTGGGTTAGTTAAAAATACTAATGTTTTTTTTGATTTTTCTATTGGATTGGTTTCTAAACTATTTCTAGGAGATTTGTCTAACTGTACCATATCATTAATTTTATCACGACTTCTACATTTTATAATACTAGCAGGTTGCACATCATCAATACGAATATCCTTTAGTTCCATATCAGCCATTATATTAATTTTATCGTGACTTCTAATTGTTGGTATATTCATTATTAAATTATTATAAATAGATTGAACTATCTATTTATATTACTTATTCATTTCTTTGCTTAACGATAATTCACGCTAGATTATATTTGGCTGAATTAGCTAACCCACCATTATATGTTCCAAATATTTTATCTAAATATCCACCGAAACCAAAGTTATATTTGAATAATTGGTGATGAACTAAATGATCATTAAAAAAACGAAACGATTTTGTATGATAAAATACAGGTATAATAGATCCGCCAAACAATAATCCTAACATTATATAATAGTTACAGCCAATATATAGAAATGGACAAATAAAGCTAAATGTATTGGCTAAAAAATGTTCAATTGGGTGTGCATATAGTGCTGCTACACCGATTGGTTCTATAAATTCGTGATGCTTTGAATGAACATAACGAAACATAAATGGAACATGTAATAAGCGATGAAACCAGTAAAAAAATAAATTAGAAATATTAATAATCAAAAATATTTTCCACATAGAAAAAAGTATAGAATCGTTTACAGAATCTTCTATTACTGTTTGCATACGGTCGCTAACAGAATATAACGTAGGAAGACTAACATACAATTGATTTTTAAAACTAGTAATGGCTGCTAGTTTATATCGGCTCCAGTTTATGTGTTTTTCTGGTAAACAAAAACAATCGATTATAAAAAAGATCGAAGAAAACGACCAGTACGACAATAAATGAACTAAAAATGGAATAAAAACATAATCAATTGTATTTTGACTAATCATATTTAGATAAATCATTTCGATAAATTTTAAATCAGTTCTATGCTATTAAATAAATTATATATTGTACTTTTAGTAATGAATTCATTTTCTATAGGTACTATTAGTCTACTCGTATCAAATGTATTATTAAGTTCATATCCAATTTTGATAAAACAATATATAACTGATATATCTGTATTAGTTCAACTAATCATACGAGTAGTTACTTACATTCTATTAGCCTTACCAATTTTAGTAATAGGTGGCGAGGGACTAAGTATAATAACAAATACAATTAATCCTAAATTTTTAGCAATTTCTGCCGTAAATCTATTGCATATCTATAGTAGCTATAAAGGATTTGAATATTTAAATGCTGGAGTTTCGTTAACGACATTTTATAGTTATCCGATTATTCAAGTTCTATTAGCACGAATCTTTTTAGGCACAACGCTTTCTAAAGAAATTATATATAATCTATTCGGATGTTTAGTTGGTATCGGTATATTGAATAAAGAAAGCTATTATGATACTAATACAAATATAAAAAAAGGTTTTATTTTTATAGCTATAGCGGCTCTAACAGAAGCAATAATAGGTGTATTTTATAAAAAAGTAAACTTTAGTAATCCTTTTATGAGTTTATATACATTATATGCTCCTGCTTTTTTTTTACTGTTACTAGTGTATATCTTCTTTTCGAATCGCATAGAATTACACGATAAACTATTGAGTAAAATAGAATTTAACTATTCAACACTTAAAAAAATCATTTTATACAATATACTAATCGGCGGATTAGGTTATGCATTAAGACTATTTTCATTATCACAAATTTCTATTAGCTGGTTTAGTGCAGTATCCTTTACAGGATCAGTTAGTGCTTTCCTAATGGGATGGTTCTTTCTAGGAGAACAAATTAAAATTCACCATCTATTAGGTTCTGCAGTTATATTCTACAATTTATATTATATTAATAAGACTAATTAATTAGAGTTACCATTTTAGATAATGCAAGATTACCCTTTTCATGTATATTCCAAAACAAAGGAAATAAATGTATTGTATCGGGTGTTTCATATAATCTAGCGTGCCGATTGATTTTGTATAGTTCTCTAGAATCATCTCTACATAATTCATTCTTACTAACAAAAATATAGATTGGTATAGAAATTGGTATAATACTTATACTATGTATAGAATCTGGATTTATTCTAGAACGAATCATCTTTTTTGCTTCGATAGGATACAAACAATCATCTTTTACACTTTCAAAAGAAGGATACTCGCAATATAAATTAGTAATAGGGGATATCAATATCATACCCTCGCAATCTATCTCGCTTAACTCAGTTGCTAATTGAACTGCTAAACATCCTCCAAATGAATCTGCAATAATCCATAATTTTCTTGTTTTTTTCTTTAAGTCTTTATATACAATAGCAAGATCACTTAAAGAACTTTCTATAGAATGTTCTGGAAAAGAACGATACAGAGGAATATGTATTTCTATTTTTTTACTAGGAAATTTATGTTCTACTCGGCGGTATAGTTCAGTACAGAAATGTCTACGGCTAGTATATTCATCACCATGAATATATAAAATAGATAATATATCTTCTGAAAAGTTCTGGTTATTCATAATAGTAATAAGAGGCACTTTACCTGTATTATCTAAATGTTCTAATAGAATTGGTTTAGTATGACTTAGTAAATATCGAAATAATTTTTGTATAGATATAGAAAAGTAGTATTGAGGATAATACACAAAGAGTCTCATACAAATACGTAAAGAATTATAGTCAGAAGTGAAATAGTTGCATAAGTTAAATATGTAATAAAATAGAATGTTAAAAATATAGGAAGGTAACTTTTTCAGATATAGTTCAAGTTTTTTAGAATTAGAGTAAAAAGATCTGTTTATCCTTTTGATAAATTCAAAGGTCATAACTAGATAACACAATTGAATTAATTTTAAATGAATCACTCTAGTGTCATAATTACTCGTGTAATTAAATTGATTTAGAGATATTTGTATTTAGATAAATAAAATGGAGTCTTATCTAGAACGTTTAGAAAGGGAAAAGCAACACGAGCGTAATATTTTTAATCCAGAGAACATTCTTCTAACAAAGAATGATTTGTTTTCTATTTTGGATAAATCGGGAATGGATTATTCTAAAATAAAAAGCAAAATTCAATCGATGGATATTAGTGAATTTCAAATCGCTTTTAATCATAAATCGTATTGTATGTATAATATTAAGATTTCAACAGAACTAAAAGAAGAATCTGCTTCTTGGAAAATTCCACTACAAAAAATTAGTAACGAACGATATGAGTTTTTAGGAGATTCTGTTATAGACTTAATCATAGCTAATTATCTATTCGACCGTTATCCTAAAGAGAAAGAAGGTTTTATGACAAAGCTTAGAACAAAACTAGTGTGCACAAAAACATTGGCAAAACTAAGTAGTTATTTGAACCTAACAAAGTTCATTGTTATGTCTAAATATGTAGAAGATATGTGTGAAGGTCGAGACAATCCCAAACTACTAGAGAACTGTTTTGAGTCTTTTGTAGGAGTAACATATAAACTATTTGGATTTGAATTTTGTAATGATTTTATTTTAGCATTGATTGAGAATATTGATCTAATTGATATTGGAGATCTAATAGAAAATGATGATAACTACAAAGAACATCTACTAAAATACTCACATAAACAGTTTGAGGGTAGAAATCCAGTGTATAAACAATTGGCAGTAGAAGGACAGAGTAATCATGCTATTTTTACAATGTGTGTAATGGTACCAGTAGGTGCAGACAGGATGGTGATGATGGGTAAGGCGAAGGGTTCTATTAAAAAGGATGCAGAACAGGAATCTGCGAGAATTGCGTTAGAAAGAATTAAACGAAATGATTTTCGTCCAGTAGAATAGTATTCTACTTAAAGAATTTGATATAATACATATAAAAGAAAGATTTTTTATGATTGAAGCAACTATTATTAATTCACCAGATGTGATAGAAGAAGTTCCAATTTTACCGAAAAAAAGAGGTAGAAAACCTAAGAATAGGGAACAAGTCTTAGATAAGCCGAGTACAATTAAAACATTAGAAAGCAAGGAAGCAAATGACCTAGTGGAAAAACTAGCACCTACCCCAAAAAAATCTTTCTTTTTGACAAAAATCGAAAATACAATTTTGTACTTCCCGATTAAAGGAGACATCACTAATCCTTCTGAATCCATTAGTACGATACTATCTACTAAGTCTAAATCACTTTTTTCAAATAAAACAATTGATATTTCTGGTCCGTCTCCTTATGATCCAAATGTATATGTAAATATGCACGCTGACTTTGAGAATGCATCGCACTCGTTTGCATTTGTACAACCTGAACCTAAAAAGAACCTTAGTCTAAATGCAATTAATAAAAATGTTAAAATTGTTCCATTACTAGGTCATTTTATGGAATCGAATGAAAGTAAATCTCTCCCTCTAAAAACTGATATTTGTTGTTATTGGTGTACAGAACAATTTGAAAATCAGCCAATTGGTTTACCAGAAAAGAAAGTTGGCGATACATTCTTTGTAAAACATTGTTTTTGTAGTTTTAACTGTATGACTAGTTATAATTTTAGTATTAATGATGAAAAGGTATGGGAGCGTTATGCCTTGATTAATTTAATGTATAAGAAAATATATAACTTGATACATAATATTAAGATAGATTTAGCACCACCTAGAGAGGCTTTGCTTAAATTTGGAGGTAAGTATACAGTTGAACAGTTTAGAGAACTATGTAAGGAAAAATCGATAAAGATTATGTCATTTCCAGTAATTAGTATACAAACCTATTTAGAGGAGATGAATGCTTCGTTAAGCTGCGATAATGGTTCTGTATCACATGGACCATCTCAGACAGAAGTAAAGAACTATTTAGACAAGGTTCACGATCAATATAAACTATCTAGAAAGAGTACGAGTGCTTCGAAGAATACTTTAGAATTTTGTATGGGGTTAAAAAAAGTTTAATTTTTGCATCAATTGTAAAAATGGTTTAAACTGAATATTATTAGTTACTAAAACAGTAACTAATACTATGTTATTCGATTTTAAAAATTCAGATGATAATTGTTTAATTTTTATTAATAATTATTTCGAAATATGGTCTAAAGTAAATGCACCAGATTGTTCTACTATTAAAAAAATATGTATGTTTAAAAACCATATTGTTGGTTTACGAGGAATTTCTCCTAACGATTTAATAAAAATATTAACATTTTTAAACAAGATTTGTCGTATCTCTTATTTATCTAAAAAGTATACTAAAAAATGGCTAGCTCATTGGATTAATAAAAAAGAGCCAGTTAATACATCTGATTTAGAGCTAAATACTTTAGATATGACTCGCTTTAACGAGTATATAAACTATATCGATTATACAAATCGACAGCATTATTTATTTACTATAAAGGACTTTACTTGTTTAATATATACTAATTTAGAGAATTGTTATGCGTATGATATCGTTCCACAGCCAGTAGATATTAAAAATCCGTATACAAATAACATATTTATGAAAGATGAACTAGTTGATTTGCATTTTAAATATTCTAGTCGTACAGATATTCCATTAATATGGCATATGTATATAAACTGTGGCTATGATGTAGATGTACTTAGAGAGGCTCATTATGATTATTTATTAGCTTTATGTATACCTAGTTTTGTAGATAAATTAGAGGAGTTGGATATTCTATATTACTTAGAAGATATGTTCAAGTTTTTATCGTGTACAACATTTTGTAAACATTGTCTTCTAGAAAGGAAACATTTTAGAGATAAACAAATTAGAAACGTACTTATTTATTGGATACGTTCGATTAAATTAAACCAACAGATTGATGTTTCTAAAATAAATATTATTTTAAAACTATACCCTGTTCCTTGTGATATACATACAGAAGAACAGGTACAAAAAAAGAAGAGACCACTAGATAAATCTGTATTAATAAAAGATATAGATGACGGCAGAATGCCTAACCAAAGCTTAGCGGACGACCTTAGTGTAAAGAATGAATCTTTAGAATCCGTTAATCCATATATTAATTTTTCATATCCATTTGTTTTTACGATGGGAACCTATACAAAGAAAAAAACTAGAAGATATAAAGATAACAATAGGGAAAAAAATATATTTAATAAAAAACTAAAAAGAAAGGATATTTTATGAAACTAATAGGTATTGATATTGCTATAGAAAATCTTGCTTTTTGTACAATTGATTATGATCGTGATACAAATAAACATACGATAAAAAAAGAAGAATGGTTTGTCCTAGATACTACACCAGAGGATTTTAAACAAGAATGTGAGTATGAGAATAGAAAAAAATGTGGAAAAGATGCTGGTTGGTTTTATACGGATAAGGATGCTGGTATCTATAGGTTCTACTGCGCCACTCACAAAAAACTAGTAGATCCTGAAAAGAGTTTTTCATGGAAGACACTAAACAAAAACTATCTAAATAATAATGATGTTATTCGCAGTATATTTAAGAAACTAGATGAACATTTAGAACTATTTAGAAGTGCAGATTATATTATTATAGAGAAACAGCCACCTAAAAATCCAAAAATGATTTCGATTATGAATTATTTGTATAGTTATTTAGTAATTCGTCTATGGAATGATGTAAACAATCATTTACTAAAAGATATTGTATTTGCAGATGCAAAAAACAAAGTAAACTATTGTTTAACCATATTAGATAAATCAGAAGTGGATGAAATACAGAAAAAATATAATCCAGTTAAAAATAAATATCAATATTATAAAAAAACAAGTATTCTAACTGTAAAAAAGCAGTTAGCTAGTTATGGCGATACAGAATTACTAGAATATTTTAATAGTTATAAAAAAATAGATGATTTAGCAGATAGTAGAAATATGGTATTATGGTGGATCGAGAATGTTTTACTAAAACAAGCTAAAAAAGATGCTAAAAAAGAGAAAAAGCTAAAAGAAAAAGAGGAAAAGGCTTTAAATAAATTATCTAACTCTTCTAAGAAAAAAGTATTAGATATATTGTAAGTTGTATTCGGTGGAATAGAATAAGCTATGGTTAATTATAAAAATTAAGTTAATATTTTCTAAAGCTCCTAATAGAGATCATACCGATAAGTATTAGTTAATATCCTATAGATTTCGATTTAATAAATCTATATGATAATTTTACAGTTTCTTATCTTCGATAAAAGACTTGGTAAAATGTTTATTGAGGAACACCATAGCAATTAGCACCTAAACGTAAGTAAGGATCAATCTTTTTGCCATTTAGTAAACCTATATCTTTATTGCATTCTTTTGTTTTACTAGGTAAGTATGCCGTTCCGTCATTTGCCCAACCCCAGCTACACCAGTTAGAATCAGATGTATATGCATTAGCTAATTGTTGTGGGTCGGCTAATACACCATTACGTTTAATACATTCTTCTTTTGCTTCATCAAATGTATATACGTTTTTAAAAATATGATATAATTGTGTGTCTTTTGGATCATCTAAGTAATAATAATCTTTTTCTTGGCGTGGTGGTTTTAATACAGAAGAGCTATTTGTAGTGCAGGTTACAGAACTACCATTAGAAGAAGATGCAATAGATAAGTCATAAACTTTATTCTGATTACTAGAATTGTTTTTATTAATAAGCTTAGGTTGAAAACCAGAACCTTTACCATTTCTACCGTCTCTACCGTCTCTACCGTCTCTAGCATCTATACCGTCTATACTGTCTCTACCGTCTTTAGAGTCTATACCGTCTCTGCCGTTTCTAGCATTTCTGCCGTTTCTAGCATTTCTACCGTCTCCGCCGTTTCCAGCATTTCTACCGTCTCTAGCATCTGTACCGTCTCTAGCATCTCTACCGTCTTCATTGTCGGTAGATTCTTCGCCGATAGAAAACCAACTCTTACCTTGACTTTTTCTATTAGAGTTCATACGAGAATCTTTATAGCTTCTAGAGGTTCTAGAGCTTTTAGAAGAACCATATCTATAAATATTTCTTTGATTATTGTATTTTGCGTTTATGATTAATAAAATAATAAGAAGTATTATTAAAAAAAGTACACCAAACTCGTTCATTTATAATAATAAGAGATATAAAAATGATATCTATGTAAATTTTAATCTAGATAATTTATTTTTTTAGATATGTACATTCTTTAGGAATAGGTGCGGTTACGTGATGACCGATTTTAGATGTAACATTCATAGGTACATTTCCATATGATATTTTAACAATATTTTCGTATTCAGTAAGGAGTGGTTTTTCTAATTTTCCGCGAGTATTAAATGTGACGAGAAATTTCTTATTATAATCTTGATTATCCATTTATTTAATTTGAGAAAATAATGCTGTCTATAAAAGAAATTCTTTATTAAAAATAGAATGGCTATTAGTAAAAATACTCTCTATTTACTATCTATAGTTTTGGTGTTAACTATAGTAATGACATATATTGTACAACGTTCGAGACAGGAAAATTTTGAAGATGTTCCTGTTGATGCTCCTGGTTACGACAAAAGTGATGCTGCGAATACATTTTTTGGTATTTTACCAAAAGACAAACACCCTGCTCGAATTACCAATATTATTTATTACAACGATCCTATTTTCATTACCTATGGAGAAGACAAGTTTGTTAAACTAATAACAGACAAATCAGCATTAGTAGATATGAAAGATGCACTAACACAAATTATTTATTTAAGTCCAAAGAAAAAGATAAATGGATTAACACCAGTTTCTTATAAGGAATCATTGAATATAAAAGTATATCCAAATACTGATTTTAACAAAAAATTTAATGTCGATTTTGAAATCGAACCATATACGAAACCCTTTAATAATCAACAGCCCTACTTACAAATAAATGATATCATTAGTTTTAAAACAAAGTTAGGTCAATATTTGACAATTAATCCAGTTACATCAGGATTAGAATTATTAACTTTATCTAGTTTACCTAGTAACGGTATATTTAAACTAACAAACAGTCCTCAATGTTATATTAACTATGTAAAATATGGAATAGATACAAGAAAACAATCCATTAGTACATTAGCTTCGGTTGTTGATAAAATGCGAAAACAGTTAGATAAACAATTAAAGTCTCTGTCAAAAGAAGAAAATACTATTAGAGAACTACAACGTAAACAAGTATCGTTGAAAGAAGCAATAGAGAAAGCAAATAACAATAAGGAATATGTAGAAAATGAACTAAGTATTTTAAAACAAGATTATGAATCAACAATAGCAGGAATAAAGGATAAAAATGATACTACAAAGGTAGATGTAGATAAAGATATAGCAAACCGTTTACAATTGGTAGAAAATGTAATTGATGCAAATTATCTAAAATTAATGAAAAATGTTGTTGATAAAGGTTGTTCATAAGTAAAAATGTAAGTAAGATAAAATAAAAACTCGTTCGCTCGTTTTTCTAAAAAAATATTTAACGTATTTTTTTGGCAATTTATGATCCACCACACCAGTGATAGTGCAAGGTTATTTGAAAATCACAAAAAGGACTTAAAGGTAACACAATATATAATATCATAACAAGGAACCAATGGAATCATCGAAAGTCGCTCAAAAGAAAGTTGTCAAGACTGCTGCCGCAGTCGCCACCCCCGCTGTTGCTGCTACAGCCCCCGTAGCTGTTGCCGTTGCTGCCCCTGTTGCTGCCGCCGCAGCCCCAGCCAAGAAAGCTGCCACTAAGAAAGCCGATGCTGCCCCAGTTGCTGCTGCCCCAGTTGCTAAGTCGGACGCTGCTTCAACTGTTGCATCAACCGTTGCTGCCACTGAAGCTACTACGGAGACTGCCGTTGTATCTCCCCACGATACCCTAGAAACCCTAGCAAACGATATGATTAAGATGGCTAAGTCTCTTCTCGAGACCGCCCGTCAAGCTAAGAAGGAGCACGCTAAGATTGTTAAGAAAGCCGAACAAGGTGGCAAGAAGCGTCGTGCCAAGTCGGATGGTGAATCGACCCATTCCAACTCGGTCTTCCTTCAACCCAGCAAGATCTCGCCCGCTCTTGCTAAGTTCTGTGGTGTTTCCGCCGATACTATGCTTTCGCGCACTGAATCTACTCGTAAGATTGCCGCTTACATCAAGGAACACGATCTCCAAAACCCAGAGAATCGTCGTGAGATTCGTGCAGATGCAACTCTCACTGCTCTCTTCGCCTTGACTTCGGAAGACAAGTTGAACTACTTCAACCTCCAACGTTACATCAAGCCTCACTTCATCAAGGAAATTAAGCCAGAAGTTGCTAAGGCTGAAGTTAAGGCTTAAAGTGAGTAAAGTAAGTTGTTAATCGTACGAAAGTTAAACAAATAAAATAAAGATAAAAATTAAAAATTAAAAAAATAGCTTTTTAGCTCAGTTGGAAGAGCGTCAGGCTCATAACCTGAAGGTCCCTAGATCGAAACTAGGTGAAGCTAAGAAAGAAACTAAAAATTCCGCCAAATGGATTCTTAGTTTTTTTATAGTATCTAATAAATAGATGACTTATCCAATTCTAATCACTAATCAAATGATTAGTTTTTTACAACTAGAACAGAATGTTATCCTTACTAGAATGACATTGACAAAATTAATTTGGAACTATATTAAATCAAATAAGTTACAAAGTAATGAAAATAAGAAAAAAATTATTCCAAATAAAGAACTAGCTGAACTATTTAATCTTTATCCTGGACAAACTCTTAATCTATTTACACTATTTAACCATATTACTCATCATATTATAGGAATTAATCATTTATAACGATAGTAATATGTTTGTGTTTCGCTAGAAGGACTATAAGAAATAATGTAAATAGTTTTATTATCTTTTATAATCGGTTCGGTTAGAACATAATGAAACGAATCCTTTAGTCCATCACTAGAAGTTCTAGTATACATAAACTTAAAACGAGGACTACTGGTTTTTCTTTTGATGTACTCGTAGCTTTCGGTAATATCACCATCATTAACAATGTAAGATTCTATGAGACCCTTAGATGGAAACTCTAAATATATTTTTTCTTTTTCCTCTAGAGGATCTAGACCCCATATAAAATCAACTTCCTCTTCTCTTTTTATCATATAGTTAATACACTTTTTCTCTATTTCTATAGGCATTTTAATAATTGTTGAAAATTCTAACCATTTCTTTTCTTCAATATATCCATCTCTTGTTAGAAATGCACCCAAATCAATAAAAACAGCAAATCTATCATTATTTATTCTATTTGTAGGTATATGTGTTTTATAAGATCTCTCTACTAGAAATGGATGATGGTATGCTTTATGCCAATCAATTAGTTGCTGTATTTTTGTCTTATAATGTTCAGTAGAACGTTCATAAATATCTTTTATAAACTCTATATTATCATTCGTTGTTTTTGTAATACTAGATAAATCCAATAGTGTTATTAGTATCATAACAGCGAATAAAATGATAATCGTAGTAAATAACATACTATTGTAAAATAGAAATTAAAAAAATATCTAAAACTTGTTAGCTTTCTTCGTTAAAATAATCTAAACATAATGTTCCTGATACTATATATAAAAATGGATCAAAAAAAGAAAATTCAGGTCTATATGACCCAAATCTATAAAATTCATCAAGAACAACCTGAACTATCTGTACAACGTTCAACTGATTTTGAAGCTTATGAAAAAGTAATGGCAGAACGGGTACCTCGTTTTAAAGAAGATTATAAGACACTTTTTAAACTAGCTATTCGTGAATTCGATCAACCAGAATTTCAAAAAAAACTAGAACATTTCCTATCTATTACCCAAAGTGTAATCAATGGTAAACGTACCCTAGAAGATGCTACTAAACAAGTAGCAGATGAACAATATAAAGAATATGTAGCAGGAATCGTAGAAAAGAAAGTTTAACATTAGTTAAAAACTCGAAAAGAAATAATTATAAAATTAACTAAATTAAATTCTATTTTTAAAGTAATATGAACTCTAAGAATAGCAAACCATCAACTGGCACATTATCAAACGGCTTACGCTATATATATAATCACCAACCAAATAGTAGCAGTATTGCTATATTGATTTTAGTAAGGTATGGTGCTGGATTTGATGAAAAATCAGGAACTGCACACTTATTAGAGCATATTTTATTTAAAGGTACCTATAAAAGACCAAACACAAAAGAAATTATGGCAGAATTTAATAGTGTAGGAACTCACTTTAATGCATACACCAGCAAAACGTTTACTGGATATCACTGTAAATCAGCCTATCATCATTTAGAGTTAAATTTGGATTTATTAAGTGATTTAGTAGCAAATACTAATTTTTATACAAAAGAATTTTTAAATGAACTAGAAAAAGAAAAACAAATTGTAATAGAAGAACTAAAAACAATCAAAGATAGCAATAAAGATTCTATGTTCGAAAGCATCGAAAGAAATCTATTCAAAGGAACACTCGGTTTTTCAGCACAAAATGATATTAGCTCTATTAATTCTATCACATTAGACGATGTTATAAATACCTATAAAAAATATTATGTTGGAAGTAACATAATAGTTTCAATTAATGGAAACTTAGGAAAAAATAAAGAAAAACTTCCACAAATGTTAGAAACCTATTTAGGAGGTCTCCCAAAAGGAAAACCAAACCCAAACCGATTTGATTCTACCTATTTAAATCATCCTAATACCAAGTTAAACATTATCTCTAAACCAGAAATTAATAAAGCACTTGTATCATTAACCTATTTAGATGAAGGGTATAAAAATAGAGAAAAGTATTATATGATGGAACTATTTCGTCTTGTTTTTGTCGATTTAACTAGTGGAAGACTATTCCAAGAAATCAGAGAAAAGAAAGGATTAATCTATTCTATTCGTTCTGGTCATTCTTTATACGATTATTTAGGTTATTTAACTATTGTCACTAGTACAGAGAAAAAGAAACTAAAAGAACTATTAGAAGAATTAAAAGTACACATTGACCAAGTAAAAACAACTGGTTTAACCAAAAAAGAATTCGAAATTTCTAAAAATAACTATACGAGTGAACTACTATTGGCTTTAGATAATACTATGACATTAGCTGAATATAACGCATATGAATTATTCTATGAATATGATGGATTTACTAATTATTCTGATATAGAACCAATCATTAGATCTTTTACACTAGAACAAATGAATGAATTCATTGATAATTTAATTAGCAAAGAACCAATTATAACGATTGTACAACCTAAATAAGTGATTTTCTAAACTCTAAAGACAGTTTATTAGTTCTTGTTCATACTGAACAATTTTTAAGTCTAAATTCATTTTAGTTACTTCAATTGTATCATTTGGATTAACAACAAAACAATTATTTTTAAAATCGTATAAATCACTCGATTTTATATTATACTTCGTGACATCGTTGAAAAAAGTTTGGGTATGATCATCATAACAATTAAATGTATCTAATACATCTAAATTATTAGTTTTATTAATCACTTCCATATAGGTACTAAATTTAGGTAGTTTTTCTAGTATAACTTCTTTAATGTTATTATAACAATCAGTTAATACTTTTTTATCATTGAATACTAAATACTTTTGAGAGTTATTACCAATTTCAACTGTAATATAATACTTAGATGCAGTGTATCTGTCGATATATTTTAACTTTTTAACAGGAATCATCGTATTATTTTCTAAAACATACAAGTTTACATCATTTGAAAAATAACGAATGATCCTTGTAAATATATTATCAGATTGAATAAATCCATTCATATATACTACTATAAAGAATACTTTATTAAACAATAGTTTTACGTATTTGTATATTAGATTTAACATACACTGCTCTTAAATTAAATAGAATAACTATCTTTAAATAATATAAAACCAGCTTAAATAGATATTGATACGTTTATAAAACAGTATGACTAGTACAAATCAACACTTTAGTAATATTATTTTTAAAATTAGAGGTTCCCTCGAACGAGAAAGTTCTATCATTCCAGAACTTTCTAATATTGATTTTTATAAAAATATTTCTCTTTTAAATACAATTAAATCAAAGATTGATGAGATCGGTGAAAAAGAATGGGACTATTTAAAGAAAAAATCAAATCCATTTGAATGTGTTACGACAAATGGTGGATTAGCAAATTATACTCCTATTTCTAGAGCATACTACAAGATGTTAGAAATTATTCATATTTTTAAACCAGAAATTCAGAAACTATCTGAACCATTTACAACCCTTCATTTAGCAGAAGGACCTGGTGGATTTATGGAATGTATTCATAATGTTTTACAAGATATGAACTATAAAAACTATAAAATGTATGGTATGACATTGATTAAAGAAGAAAAATCGGTTCCTTCTTGGAAAAAGTCTAATTTCTTCTTTGACTATAATTCTAACGTCAAAGTATTGTCTGGAAAAGATGGAACAGGTGATCTCTATAACATCGATAACATCTATGATATTGGAAATCATATTCCTGAAAAAGCAGAAATCATTACTGGAGATGGTGGTTTTGACTTTTCTACTGATTTCAACCAACAAGAAAGTATATCATTGCCACTATTGTATTGTCAATCATTGGCTGCGTTACTATCTCAAAAGAAAGGAGGTATGTTTATTTTAAAGTTTTTTGATACCTATCAAACAAAAACACTACAACTCATTTATTTACTTAGAAAATGCTATGGCAATTTGTATTTTGTAAAACCATATACAAGTCGACCAGCAAATTCAGAAAAATATTTAGTATGTATTGATTTTTTGGATAATATTTCCAAAGAAGAAATACATAAATTACTACTAGATATTCCTCGTATCGGTTCAACGATGAATAATCAACTAGAAATTTCTAAGTATAATACAACTGATATTGATTTTTATCAATCAATTCACGAAATTAATGACATCACGTTTGAACGTCAAAAAGAGTTTATTCTATCTACATTAGAACTTCATAAAGATAACGTTATGGAACAGAAAAAAGAAGAACTATTTAAAAATCAAATTATGACTTCTAGTGAATGGTGTAAAATGTATGGTATTAAAATTAATTATCAATCTAAATTTCTAAATAGTTTTTATCGAATTTCGAACCATTCTAATATTGACTGCTAAAGTTTTCAGCGTGATATGTTCCAGCCCTCTCTGCAATCTTCTGCTCGTTATTCATATATAAATTGTTTGGAGTATTAGTATACGAATACATCGTTGGATTTAATGGAACACTATAATATTTTGGAAGATCCATATCCAAATAATAACTAGCCATATTTCTACCAATTTGATTATATTTATCTATATTATAGCCAGTTTCTAAAACAGCATCTTCGAATACTGTTCTGGTACGAAATCCATTAATAATTTCTACTTCTTTTTGATTAAGCCATTTGTACTGTACTGTATATTCTCTTGTAAGTGTACTTACTTTATCATATATATAAAATGATAATGTATCGTATTTTCTTTTTTTTTCTAATATAATTGGTAATTTAGTAACAAGTAAGAACTTATCTGGATCTTTTTTATTCTCTGCATTGAACTGTTTTACAAGTTCATTAATGAGCCTTAGTTCTCTTCTATTTATATTCGTATCAATAGAATAAATTTCTTTATACCCTCCTTGACAATATTCCCAGTCTTTCCATTGTTGAATATTCCACGGATCTAAATGTTTTGCATCTAGTTCTCGAATATAACATTCAGGTGAATATGCAATACGCTCCTTTTTCTCTCTAGCTAACTCCTTTTTTAGGTTCATTACTACATTTACTTTATATTTTTATTCCAGTAAGTTTAATCTGTTTTATACTTTTTTGGATTATACATAGCAGGATGAGCTGGTAAGATATCATTTAAATTAGAACTATACATTTCTTTCTTAGAAAACGACGGCAAGTTCATCTGATGTAACATAATATCTAGATGTTTACTAATCGATTCTGTAAACAAATAAATCCATTCATCTTCTACATCTTCTCTAGTAATTCCTATGACCTTCGAACTATAACAATTAACCTCTTTTGGATTATATGGCAATTCATTAAATTTGATCACTTGTTTTCTTCTTTCTATAATTTCAGGATACGCGGATAGATCCATTTTATCCTTAGTTAAACAAAAATGTTTTTCCAATATTACATCTGGAGATGTAAAAGAATTGTTTTCACCATACAAATCAATCATTGTTATATTTTTATAATGACTATATTCTTTCATATTTGAATTTGGATTATCAATATCCATAAAATAACCATCCATACGTAATCCTATGTTATTAATCGTTCCATATAAACTATTTGCATTTTCTTCATTTTCATAGATCTTGTTATATTTAATGTTTTTCAATAAGTCTAGATCTAATTGATATATTTTATTTGTTATATTTGTAATTTGAACCGTTTTATTCACAATATCAGTCGGCTTAGATATTTGAATGTTACTTCCTATAAAAACTCTATACATCTTATTTAACGTAAATAATCTTCTTGCTGTAAAATTCTTCTTAATTTGATGTTTATTTTTTTTCACATAGTTTGTATCCAAAGATATAATATTTAACCTTTTAGAAAGATATAAGGCATAATCTAATTCTGTTACAAATGCAACATCAATATGTTTATTTGTTAACAATGAATCTAACATTGGCACTATAGAATAGTATAAAACAACCTGTACATTGGCGTGTCTAAAAAATTCTTCTGATAATGCCAAACCATTTAAATTTAACCAACTTTTAGTGACACCAACTCTTAGACGTCTAGATAAGTTGGCATAAATAACATAATCATTCCAAGCAGCCTGAAATGTCTCGTTTTTATCTAATTTTTGTAATGTCGGTAACTTCCATAAAATACATACTAAGCATACTAAAACAATGATTAAATACATCTTATTATTTACAAAGAAATAAAATGTAATTAGATTAAAACCAATCTTTTCGTAAGGTAACACTGCCTGGACCAGTAGCTCTAATATCTTCAACTGCTGCATGACCTCTAAGTTCATCATCATACATAAGACAAGCTGGCGAATCACCTGACTTACAGGTTTTATCTACACCATAACACCATTTGGCAAAAGCACCTTGATCATTTGGATAAGTTCTAGAAGGAACATGATAAAATTGTCTTTGACTATTTTCTTTATTAAATACATCACTTGTACTTTGATATAATCTAGCTTTGAATCTGTCTTCAACTTCTTCTTTAATTTTAATATCATCATTTGTATCAATATGATGATTGACATCAAATTTAACTTGCTTCTTCGCTTTTTGTAAATATGTTTTTGGATCTTGAACAATTAAATTTGGATTCATAAAAGGATTGTCGTATGTGGGTGCCAATTCATTTACATATGCCGAACCATTAAATGCTTCATTATATTTTAAGGTTTCAACTGGTCTTGATTTCCATAAATAATAGGTAATCAATAGAGATATGATTGGTAGATAAAGCATATTTGAATTACCCTTATATAGGAATATTAGAATAGAAAAATAAAAGCAAAATCGTACACTAGAGTTTAGTTTATCTTCAAATGTCATATATTGACTTGGATAAAACTTAGTTAGATTTTTTGGATTATATAAAACAGTAAAATCATCGAACCAGAATGGATCCATCTTCTATTTTATTATTAGAGTTTTATTTTTACAATGGAATTAGCGAAATACACTTTTACATCAATAACAATATAATCTATGATTATATTGATTCATAACGAATATAATCTCCATATGATGCTAATCTTTCTTCTGTACATTTATTTTGTATCAATGAACAACTCTTATCTGGTAAATTACTAAATGAACCTATCTTTTTATAAAATTTAGAAGCTCCTTTGTGGATCGATAACATCTCAGGGCGATTTGCCATTCTACAAGCAGGCATTTCAGCTTTTGTAAAATTATTAAATGTTAAATCATCTTCTATCATATCAAAAATAGCACTATAGTATGTTTTCATAAACTGATAAATATATGAATCATTCATTAGATCTAAACCCATAAGCATTGTTTTAATCGCATATGCATTCATATATGAACTACCATCAATCAATAACGAACCCATTTTACTTCTAGAGTTATAGTTTTGAAGTATTTTAGGATAATAGACTAGGTTTATTTTTCTTTTATTTAAAAAGATATATTGTTGATAAAAATCTTCAGATTGATTAAAATCATCTACATCTAACAAAATTATATCTTTGTTTTCTGAATACTTTGATATAAACTTGTTTGGATGGTCTCCGATAAAAAACATTAAATCATACTCTTTGTTTAATTTTTTAAAATTATCATTTAAATCTTTCGATTTATAAACAATTTGTGTTTTATATTTCTGTATCAAATCCCTCTCATAATCCTGTCCTATATCATCTTTTGCTGATAATGCAACCGTTGATTCATTAATATCTGATGGTTGAATTATTTTTTCATAGTCCGCTGGAATATGTACATACAAATGATATGCCATTGTAAGCATCTGTATATTAGGCTCTCTCTTTAAATAATCTCGTATAGTACGTTTTTTAATCTGTTGATTTGCCCAATACACATAATAATCCTTTTCATTCGTAAAAATCATATCTACTTCTCTGCTTTTTAACTCATAAAAAGGTTGATAACGATTTGAGTATGTAATGATTTCCATAGGGATAAGCGAACTTATCTTAAATAAAAAATTATACATAGAACTAAAGTTTTTATCATACCATACACCTACACGTATTTTAAAAGCTTTTACTAAACTAGAATCTACAAATTGTTCCACCTTTGTTTGTCTTTGAACAAAACGAAGTAAAACAAGTAAACAGAATAAAATTACAATTGCTAGATATTTTGGTTTAAATATGCTACCTAAAGAGTACATTATTTATTACTAATAGAAATGAAGAAATTTATATTAGTAATTACAAGAGGTTGTTAAAATTTAAGCAACATCATTGTAAAAATGAAAAAAGGGATATAGACAGTTACTGAATAATAGATAAATTTATTTGTATACCAATCTTTATTATAGTGATACATATACATAAAAAAAGCGAATAATATGATTATGTATAAACGAATCATAGAAAATAAATCCATCTTTAAATTCCTATCATAACGAAAGAAATTAAACAATCATATAAATCAAATAGGTCAAATAGACACCTATTATTTTTTAGAAAAGTGATTTCTAACAATTGATGCGATTTTATGTTGTTTTATTTGTTTTTTAACTATATCGATAGGTTTTTTAACTTGCAAAAATGTTCTATATTGTTTTAGTACAAAAAAATAAGGCGTAGAGTTTTCCGAAAAAGAATGTGTTGTTTTCCATTTGATAAACCGTATAACCTGATCAATGTTAATAATCTGTTCAGAGTTATAGTATTTCATCAAGAAACAAGCTAATATTATAAAAGATTTACTAGTTCCATTTTCGCAATAAAGGAGGACATTCTCTTTTTGTGAAAGTAAAGTAAATAATTCATGTACAACATGATTTATTTTTTGTATGATTTCATCTTTCCATAGGGAAGAAGTTGACAAATGATTGAGAAAGTGGTAGTGAATATTTTTTGTATGATTCGAAAGAAATGGTGTTGATTTTGTAAAATTAATTAAATACGTTATTTTGTTCGATTCTAATAATTCTTCATTAAAACTTGAAATTTGATCGGAAACATATAGATTATCTAAAATAGAATAAAAATGGTTAGTGTTGAAACGCACTTTTTTATGTAGGGGATTATCTACATTCATGTAAGTAAGTAACTTTATAGTAAAAGACAGAAAATATTTTCACAGAATTGAAATTTGTATAAGAAATCTTTTAAACTAACAAAATGGATTATTCACGAATCGATGATTTGTTTAAAAATATTGATACAAGTACAATTGCATCTAAGTTTCTTGAAATGGGTGAAGAAGCCGACGACATTCAAGACATTTTTGATGAATTCTTCGAAGACGAAGAAGATAAACCTACGATTAAAAACGCATATATACAAGATGATGAACATTCGCAAGTTCTATGTAAAAAATGTAATATAGAACTGTCTAACATAAACGGTGATGTGATCTGTAAAGAATGTGGTACTCTATACAATAATATCAAACTTATCGATGAATCTGCTGAATGGCGTTATTATGGCGCAGATGATTCAAAAGGAAATGACCCTACTCGTTGTGGTATGCCCGTCGATCCACTTCTACCTAAGTCTTCCCTTTCTACTGTTATTAGGGGTAAAACAAATAGTTATATGGGTAAACTACACGCCTGGAACTCTATTCCATATAAAGAACGTTCCTTGAGACTAATTTTTCTAGTAATCCAAGATGTTTGTGTAAAAATTAATCTACCCAATTCTGTTACAATGGATGCTAAATCTCTATATAAAGTACTTCACGAAAAGTTTAATACTAGAGGTAAAAACAGAAATGCTCTAGTTGGAGCCTGTATTCTATTCTCTAGTAAAAACAATGGATTTAGTATTACCACTAAATCAATTGCTGATTGTCTAAAAATGACACAATCGAACATCACAGAAGGTTGTAAAACATTTGTTAAAATGATGTATCATACGGATTTTCAATACAATATCGAAACTTCAAATATCGATGATTATATTATTCAATGTTGTAAACAATTGGAAATGTCGAATCAAATGATCGGATTCTGTAAAAAGTTTGCTAGAAAAGTAGAAAAAATGGAAATCCTACAAGAACATACACCTCCTTCCATCGCAATTGGCTGCATCTATTTGATTTGTCAAACACTTGATCTTCCTATCACGAAGAAGAAGATTCACGAAGTATGTAACATTAGTGAAGTAACCATTACGAAAACATTCAAACGTATTGAACCTTATCAAAATAAAATCTTATTCGGAATGTAATTCTTGAAATAATTGTAGGTTCGTTTTTGACTTTGTTTTATCTTTTTTACTCATTTTTTTAATATTATTTTTCATTGTATAATAATATCTTTTAACAGATTTATCTTCTAATGGTTCTGCATCTAATGCTTCTATAAATTCTATATCATAATTCTTATATTTTCCACCTTTTTTACTAAGAAGTTCAACAGCTTCTTCTTTTGATATCGATTGAATTGTTATTTCAGAAAGAGGATAGTAAAAAAACGTTTCTGATAAATACAAATTACACTTTCTATCTAATACATCAATGGTTTGATTTATTTCTAAGATAGAATTCTTGTTCTGTTCTGATTCTTTTAACAATGTACGGCATTCTTCTATGTATTCTTTTTTAGAACGAGTTTCTTCACTTAATGCATAAAATGATTTTGATAATGTTTTACGCTCGTCATATATTTCTTTGTTTCGATGGATTAGACTCTTTCTATCGGCATATAAACTAGCTCTTTCTTCATTCCATTTATCAATCAATGCTTGTTTTTTTTGCTTTATCTCCATTTCTTGTTGGTAAGATTGTTCTCTCAATTGTTGAAGTTTTTTTTCATCTTGTATAATATCCCTATCAAAATAAGTATTTTCTAATAATGTTAATCTATATCCATAGTTATTCATCGTTTCTTTATATGACCTATGGGCTAATGTAAAAACTTCTAATTCTGGATTAATATGTTTCGATGATTGAGAAATTGTTAGTTGCGCAGTTATATCCTTTTTAGAATCTTGTAGAAGATATAATGTATTAGAGATCGCAGTTACAGTCGCATTAGAATAAGATCTTAGCTTAGTTTTAATATCATTGGGAACTGTTCTATCACTAAATACTAATTTCATTTGATTCGTATTTAAATGTAGTAATAGATTCGACAATGGGTTTGTTTCTATCATATAAGAACTCATTCTAGATTCTAATAATATAACTGATTTTATTTTATACAATTACACATTTAAATTAGTAAATTATAGTTAGTAGAAAACCGAAATTGATTTTAATACTAATAACAATATAACTTCTAGAATAATGAATTCTACTATTTCTAAGCTAAACAAAACTCCTCGATATATCTACTGGATCTACATCTACTCCTACAAAGAAATTAATGAACTACCCAAAGATAAGATTCTTCTATTTACACTATCCTTTTATACACCATTTAAGAATCGAGCCCTTCCTTCGATGATTCTAGACAAAGCTCTTGACCTATCTTCTGACGAAGATCTGGATATCGTACTAGCGAAATATAAGCTAAATCACGTAAAATCTGTGTCGGAAATGGTTGTTTCTAATAATACTAACATTATCGCGATTGAAGTTGATGATAAATTCGATAAATCGAATTTAGCCTTTTGTCATAGACAAAATGATAAAAAACTAGTTAAATCTTTTGTAAAGAATACGACATTTTACTATTTTTCAGCATATCGTTCCCCAGAATACTACACAGAACGAAAACTTATGGAAGGAGAAAATGCAGTAACCTATGTACCAGCAAATACTAGATTATTTTTGAAACTAAAAGTAAACATTGGTAGATTTCTAGTAACTACAAATGTTATTGTGAAAAAACTATTTACATTTTTGTTTAAAGATTATTTTGATGGATTGCTAGAAGCCAATATAACAAAGTTAGAAAAAGAATTGCGAATCATAAAAAATAGAGATTATGATTCTGATTCAGACTCTGAATCACAATTAGAACTAAGTGAAATCGATGATGATCAATTATCATACACTTCGTATTGCATAAAACATAATATTAAAAATATCGAGTAGCTTAATCCTCGCTACTACTATCTACAAATAAACAAACTTCTTCTTTGTCCTTTGCTACATATCCATCATAAGAAATAGTGTTAAGCTGTTCATCTGATAGGGCAATTGTTTTTATTTCGTCTTCTTGTTGTTCAAATGTGTCAAATTCGATTTTACAATTTTCCTTTTTCTTTTTAGTAACAGTTTTAGTAGAAGTAGATTTAGGCTCTTTCTCCTTTTTCATATATTTTTCAGGATTAATTCTAGCGTCCAAGACTTCTTTCCAGAAGTTTCTAATCTTAGGAAAAACAGTATGAAACCAATCTGAATCTCGCTTCACATCTACACAAGAGTATTTTTCTAGTTCAAAATAGGTTAGTTTAAACCCACGATGCTCATCGCACCATTTTTTGATTTCAGAATTTTTCTTAGGGAGAGGAAACAAATACATATATTTATGATTTTCTTCATCCAATGCTACTACACCTTTTTCATTTTCATTATCGTGTATATGTGCAATAAAATCATCTTCTAGGGCATATTCTGTAAATTTACATTCTAGGAAATGGCATAGATCCAGGTTACAACATTCCATTTGAATTTGCATTTGTACCCAATAGTATCGTGGAGGAATACCAGTAATCTCTCTACTAGTAGGACATTTGATTTCTAGCATAATACCATCATCACGAATACCATCTGGACTAGCCCCTAGAAAAGTGATTGGTGTAAGAAAATCATCTTGGGGTTGAAAATTACTATAATGAGCTAGCAATCCAAACTCATTAATATGCGATTTAGTTCGCATTTGATAAATAGAACACGCAATAGGTTCATATTTTACACCCCATTCAGTAGAAAAGTTACCAGTAAATTCATCTTTGGAAAGACCAGCCTTTTTCAAAAGAACTTTACGCTCATTTCCATATGGACATTCTCCTACTACTGCTGCAATATCACTTGCAGTAATCATACCTTTTCGCATCTCATACCAGGGTGTAGTACGCTGTGCTGGCTGATGAACCATCTTGAGAAATTTAACTTGTAGTTTTTGAGCCTTGTATCTACGATATTGATCATAGATTTCTTCGATTTCTGCATAATCGATTTCTTCGCCATCTCTTTCTAGCTCTAGAGCTGTTTTAAAATGATAAAGTACATCGTCTATATATAGTTCATCCTTTTCCAGTTCTTCTAAATGATTAAAATATTCTAGTTGTTCCGTTGTTGTCATTATTATAGTATCTTAGGCGGTACTTAAATTTTCTTTAGTTATTCTTAAATGAGTTTAATCAATTTTATTTTAAATAATGATTATCTAATAGTCGTATATTATTATCATTCATAAATGTGATAACAATTAGTTTTCCAGATGCCAAAGCATCAAAATATTCTTTTTTATTATTTACTAAAAATTTAATTTTAACCGTAGAACCAGATGAACCAATATCATAAATTTTAACACTAACGTTTTTATTGACTATATATTTACATTTTTTAATTAATACATTTTTTAGATCACTAAGTATCTTTTTGTATTTTAGTTTATTATTGTTATTTGATAATGTTACAACAAATTCAGCTTTAACCTCTTTTGTTCCAAACAAATTAACAAATGTTGAAGATGTTATAATACTATTCGGTATAACTGTCTTTGCTAATTTTGTATCAACTAGAGTTGTATTAAATAAATTAAAATCGTGTATGTATCCAACTGTATCTTTTATTTTAACAATATCTCCAATATTAAAATAATTAAAAGAAATTATAACTATACCTGAAACAAGTTGTGTCATAGTTCCCTGCATAGACAAAGCTATAGCCAGACCAACACTACCAAACACTATAAAAATAGAACTTAAATTAATACCAGCTATAGGGAGAGTAATTATTAAACCAGATAATAATATTAAATAATAGAATATATCTGATAATAATTTATACAAAATTTTATTTTTATTATCTGGATTCTTTTCATTATTATTAATTTTATTTAGTAACATATTTTTAACAGATAAAGCAATTATATAAAATATAAACATAACACCGCACGCAACAGCTATTTTCGGGTATAATTTTATAAAACTTTCTTTAACTTCAGCGAAGTTTACTTCCATTATATATATATGTAATAAATTATTCAATATCCAGAACGTTTGTCTAGTTCTTTTTCATAGTCATCAATGTTACCGTGAAAAACAAATGCTTGCTGTTGCTTTTTAAGATTGTTTTTAGACAACTCTTGACGATATTGATTAATCTTCTTCATCATCAACGGTTTTTGATAAACAGATGACTTTTGTAAAACATCTTTTACTACTTTAACAACAACCTCATCTTTTTCTTTAAGTACAATTTTAGAACTACAATTTGTATTTAAAGATTGTTCTTTTCGCAATATAGAAAATCGAGAAACGATTTGTTGAATTCGTTGTTCCATAATTGATTATAATTGATGATGTATGTGTTTAAGTATATTATCATCAATTTCTATTATATCTATTTGATTTGCGCATAAGTGTAAAAAAAGTATTATTAGATAATAGAAATGTCTAGATATTCTAAGTTTCCACAGGGTCTCGATGAAAAACTTCCTATGCCACCATCTTTGAAGAATGACATCGTTTTAACGCCAAATCGAGAAGCTCTACACGCAAATAGTTCTAAACAACCTTTTGCCTTAACAATTGATAGTAGAGATAGAAATATGGAATTATATCCTAATCCAAATAATTATGTAATCCAAGTACCTCGATATAAAGATGTTCTTAGCGTTGAATTAACTTCTGCGGATGTTCCCCATAGTGGCTATAACATCGATTCTACTTGTAACATTGTTTATATGATTTTTACCAAAGAAATGTTTATTCAATATTATAATGGCGTTCGAATTAATGGGGTTAGTTATATAGAAGCAGTTATTCCTCAAGGAAATTACGAAGCAAGCGATTTGCTTAGTATAAGAAATGGAACTACAATGACGTCCATCGATCCTTTAATGGCGTATCAGTGTTACTATGATATTTCTGGTTCACAATCCTATACCTGTGATACTGGTATATTAGCAACTGCATTGAAGATAGCAGTAAATAAATATGCGGATACACTTCCTGATAGTGATCCAAACAAGTTACTATATAGACAAATCTATTTTACCTGTGTCTATGATTTTAAAACAACTCGTTTTATCATTGTTTGTAATGCAAAAGTTGCATTCGTAACTAGAGACAAAGACAATAATTTTAGTAATCAGCCAATTTCTAGCTTTTTTATGAATCAAACACCCGCTCAAGCTGATGATAGCTATTTAGGAGCTAATAATGATCATTTTCAATCATTACCAAACTGTTCGTATAATGTATTAGGATTTGAAATGAAAAACTATTTTCCAGTAAGTAATAATATTTATACCTATCAGTTTTGTCCTAGTATACCATACAAACATAATGGTTATATGACAAGTGGTTTAATTGATTATTTATTTGACCCTAGTAATCCTAATTATGTTCAAGTTGCTCAAGGACAAAATTATTATTGGCCACCTCCTTATCTAGTTAGTGGCGTAGGACAATATAATAACAATTATAATCCAGCAAATCCTTGTGATTCTAGTTTAACTGGATTAGATGATGGTGTAACTATATTATCTACATGGGTATATGATCCAGCAACACAAAGCTCAACATTTAGTGGTTCGTTTTGTGTTTATTCATTGCCAAATAGACCAAACTTAAACGGTGATAAATACATCATTTTGGATATCCCAGAACTAAACTATCGAGATATTACAAACATAAATACAAAACAATTTTATTGCAAAGTATTATTTGATACAGCAATTAATATTACTCCATTACAACTATACTATAATAGTTCTGTTTATCCAGCAGTTACTAATTTAGCATCTGTGAACACAGTTAAATATATTAAAGCAGCTGATATTGGAAATAATCGTTGTATAAAATACTTTACACCTACATTAGGTGTTCTTGGTAAATTAACTATTCGTTGGTTAAAATATGATGGTACTCCTTATAATTTTCAAGGACAAGACCACGCGATTAACTTTGAAATATTAACACTGAATCAAAGTTCAACCTATTTTAACTAATTATCCTAGTAGACATCTATTACGATAATAATAGTTATAGGAAGAGTTATTCCATGGAAATACTCTCTTTGGAATATATGGATAACACCGTAGATCACGCCCACCCCATCTCTTAGGTGGACTAGAATAGAAAGGAAGGTGCTGTTCTAATATTTTTTCAGAGAATATATATAATAATACATATAGTAAAACAAATATTAAAAACAATAAAACTAATGTTGACATCTATTAATAAAATAGAATATATTATATCTTTGCACAAAAAATTTTATCTATTGATAATATAGATAAAATGAGCGCTCAAAAAGTACAACTTGAATATTCGTTTAGCATCCAAAACTTAGTAGTCAAGGCTATTAAATATATCATCGAAGGTCTTGCCGTTGCCATCGCTGCTTACTACATCCCCAAAAACAAACTCAACGTAGAAGACATCGTCGTCATCGGCATCACTGCTGCTGCCATCTTCGCCATCTTAGACATCTACTCCCCCAGTACAGGTGAAGCCGTTCGCTTCGGTGCTGGTTTCGGCATAGGAGCTAACCAAGTCGGCTTCCGCCCTATGATGTAAATTATTAGCATAGACTAATAATTTATCTGCTTCTCAAAGGAAAGCTTGTAATAAACTAAATAAGACTTAAACAAATGATTTTTTATTCATAGTAAAATGAATAAAATAACAAGTACAACAGATTATTTCAAATCCATAAAACATCGAAATGTTGTTATCTATTTTACACAATTTGATATTTCGTCAAATATAGATATACAGTTAGAAGAATTAGCGAATGATTATAGCAGTCTAGGTGTTTATTTTACATCGATTGATATAGATGAATTTCCTCTATTGCAATTGCCATTGATGAAACCAAACAATATACCTTGTTTTATGTTTATACAAGATGGATTTGAAATTGGTACAACGAAAGGTACGAATATCAATATTATTGAAAAAATTATACAAAATTATTTTTTAGGTTAAACCCAAATTTACATTGCGGGGTTTGATTGAAAAGGACCAATAGAATCTTCTAGAGGAACTGGAAAAATTTTATTCTTTGCACTTGGTCTTCTATATTTTCTTTCTATTTCACCATTTACTACACGCAATTGTGGTATAGCATTAGGTGGTGCAAAATCACTATATTCGTTATAGTTATAACCAACTTGAGCACCTGTAGTAGAAGAGTTAATAGGAGATACGATTTGTTCTAAATCACCTAATTTATCATACATCTCTGCAAAATATTTCTGAGATGTCAAAGGCGGTCTAAGACCACCAGTAGGAATATCACGAAGTGCAATAGGCTCTCCTCGTAATGCTTTACGTAAATTTATTAAATGTTCATCTGATAACAAGTAATAATCTCTTTTATAAAGTCCTAACCAGTTCTTATAGTCCTGTATCGTAAAGTTATCATAATTACTTAAATTTTTAAAGATTGTTTTCTCTTTTTCTGTCATATCTTTTGGATCTTTATAATTTGTAGGTCCTAGTTGACATAGTTTTCCCGCGCCAACCTCACAACGGCATTGATGATTTGATTTACAAGTATTTTTACCATCTCCATAAAATAAGTTACAGTCTTTATCTGATTCACAGCCAACTACATACGTTGTTTGTATTGGTTTAATATTTACTTCTACATCTGGTACAACAACACTAATATCACTATCTGTACTCATCGAAGTACTTGAAGTACTATCTATATCTTTCTTCTTTTTAGGAGCTTCTATCTTCTTTTCTTTCTTTTTAGGAAATTCCTTCCTTTCTTTCTTTTTAGATTCTTCCTTTTTCTTTTCTTTCTTTTTAGATTTTTCCTTATTTTCTTTCTTTTTAGGAACTTCCTTCCTTTCTTTCTTTTTAGGAACTTCCTTTTTCTTTTCTTTCTTTTTAGATTCTTCCTTCTTTTTATCGTTAGGTGATTCTGCCAATAAGTCTTTTTTAGGTTTAGGTATAGGTATTTCTTTTTTTTGTTCGCGGCGATTGGGGTTATTAGCGAATGAATTATTTTTGTTTGATTCTAGAAAATTTGGTTTACACGGCACAGCTTGTTGTTTTTCTTTCGATTGAGATTTTGTAGAAGGTAATGATACACTTGGTACAAATGATTCAACACTTTCATTAGAATTATTAGATGTCTCAGAACTAGAATCAACCATTGTAGAACGAGTTTCATTTTTTGGATTTGCACAAAGGGATATAATTTTTTCTTTTGGTGGTTTTACTCTTTTTTTGTCTGTACAAGATTTTAGTTTTGATTTTAATAAAGTAATTTCGTTATGAAGTTCTTCTAGTTGTAGATTAATTTTACCAGCACTATCGTAATCAACTAGAAATTGTTTAGCACGATCCTCATCTAACTTTTTGATTCTTTTTTCAAGTTGTTTTTCTTGTGCTTTATCAAATTTTAATGTTTTAGAGAAGTCTGAACTAAGACTGTTATTTCTAGATGCTTCAAAGTTTTCTTTTTTTTCTATTTTATATCGTAATTGTACTAAAATAATAATAAGAAGAAATGGTATCAAAAAATAGAAAAGAGATTGATACGAAGTAGTGTCTAATAAATTATCAAGTAGACTCATTTATTTTTACTATTATTAGAAAAGAATTTAAAATATAATAATGACAATATTAGTCTAATTTAGATAGACTACTGCAATTTAGATAGACGGAACTGATTAACCTGTTCCTGTGTCATATTATATTTAGTATGAATTTCATTTAGTTGAGAAAATACTCTATTGACACCAAAAACTACTAAACTAGTAATAATTGTTCCAAGATAAACCCAGTAGTTTCGGACAGCCCAGGCGGATACATACATCATTTCTAGCGCATAGTTGCAGGGAGGTGTTCCTAGTGCGATACCATTACAATAGGTGAAATAACCATAGCTAATGATGTAGTGCGAATAGTATACTCCCAGAATAGCCAGAGTAGTCAATGCTAGGAATGTAAGAAATGATCGCATTTTTACATAGAAAACGACACTTATTTCAATTTTATGCGTTAATAATATTTAAAGATTATATCGATATATATAAACTAAATAAAAGATGTCGCAGCTAAAAGAAGATTATCTAGAAGTCGATCCACCTGTTCCTGGTCAAAATTATGTGTGTCTAAGTTTTGTATCTCCCGAGGATATGATTCGTAAGAAAACTTTATTTGAAGCACGTCGTTATGTAGAACACACTTTATCTAAACTTAAGGCTACTGAAGAAACCGAGCGTCTAACTCCAGAACAATTAGTAGAAAAACTAACAATGGAAGGATATTCTGATTATGCTATTAGTCACGAACAAGAAAACACTGAACTATTCAATGAACAAAATGAATCTAGAACAAGTGTTCGTGGTATTAAGGTTCGTGGCGTTTTCGAATCACTAAAAGAAGCCCAACGTAAAGCAAAGATTCTTCAAACACGTGATCAAACCTTTCACGTATTTGTAGGTCAAGTTGGTTATTGGTTGCCTTGGGACCCCAATCCAGACAACATTGAGAATCAAGAATATTCTGAACAACATCTTAACGAAATCGTTAAGAAATATAAGGAGAATAAACAAGCGAAAGATGAAGTTTGGACAAAAGATGTACAACGCCGTATCGATGCAACTAAGGCTGATGGTCAAAAAGGTGCCTTAGAAAGCAGTAATAAGATCGAAGTTATCGATGAACAAAAAGAAAAAGCAGAAGAACAATCGAAACAAATGGTAAAGAACATTTTTGATGGCGAAGATGTTTTCCTGGCTCGCAAATCTGCAGAAGCAGCACCTGTTGAACAAAAGTAAAAACATAAAATAATAAAATTCATATATTTATTGTATTAAATAAATGAATTAGATAGCATCGAAATCAAAAGGAGTATTATCATTAGATTCGATAACTTTTACATTAGAACGCTTCGGGGGAGGAGCATATTGAATTGGTTTATCATAACTATCATCATCACTATCTTGTTCCTCTTCTTCTGGAGTATTTATAACAGGAATCGTATCGTTCTCTTTAGAAGTTGTAAAATTATATGTATCATCTCCAATATCTGATTGAGCAGGTTTACCATGTTCAAGAACAGTACAGAAAGGAGTAGTTGTATTTTTATAGTAGAGACCATTTGATTTAAGTTGTTCGATGTCTTGTGAATTATAAGTCATAATGATATCACATTTTTCTTTTACACCATCTTTTAGTGTTTCGAAATCACGTAGAGATACTAGTACAATATCTTCTGGATTAATAAATGCTTTTTTATAAAGTGCTCCTCGAATAAGACCAGTACGATCTACTCGATCACTACAGTGGATTAAAAATCGACAATCTCCTAAAGAAGAAACAACCAATCCATATAAAGTAGACTGTTGATCTGCATAAATAATCTTTCTAACTTTATCATAGTTCGAGTTTTTACCTCGTTTATGATGTTTACCGCCCATCGTATTTTTACCCATTTTCGTGTTTAGTATGTGTTAGTAAATAATATCTATTTAGTTTTAAACTAGTTAGTGTGTATCTAAAAATCTATAATATGAAACATTATATTATCGATTTAATTTTTCTTCGGAAAATTTATTTACTTACTCGCTTACTTGGCGGCAGCCTTTTGGACGAAGTTCTTGAAGAACATGAGGGCGATGAAGCCACCAGCTAATTGAGAAACAACGTAGAAGAGGAAGTCTTCTAAGGGGAGGGTGTTGTTAACGTGCATCATAAACGAGACAGCTGGGTTAAAGTGACCACCAGAGATGGAACCACCGAAGAAGATAGCAGCGGCTAGAGCAATGACGATGGGGAGAGCTTGACCTTGGCTCAATATAACACTAAGGAACATAAATGTACCGATAAATTCAACTAAGTACTTAATCATTTCTTTCTTATATTGTAAATATAGATTTTTTTTTTCTGAAAATTTAATTATTTAATATATAATGGAAGAATTTACTCCATTTGAAAAAGAAATAATGGATAGTTATCAAAAATTTACTAATGTTTATTATGATCCAGAAAAGAAACGCCAATATGATAAATGGATAAAAGATGGAACTATCGAAAAGACTTGGATACAAATTTATAAAAAAATACCCATTGAAACTCATATTCAGGAGTTACTATTTGTACAAAATTATGATCAAAACTCTATTATAACAGAAATGAACGAATATATTCAAAAAAATTTAAATTAAATAGATTTAATTCCACAATTTTCTGTACGAAAGAATCGTTTCCATCTTTCTTCTGTCACAAAATCATCAGGCATATTTCCTTGTATGATTTCCTCAAAAGTATGATTTAGACGATCTGCTATAAATTTTAAACAATACACACCACATTCAGAATTTTTATATTGATGGCGAACAACATTCTTTTTAACCGTAAAGTTATAACCTAGATTTTTACCTTCTTCCATAATTTTTGTAAAAAAATCATTTATCTCCTTTGGATAAGTTCCATCACTTCCATAGGAATCAAAATAGTCTAATTCTTCATTTTCTAAATCAATAAATGCACAAATCCAATGTTGTCCTCCTCTATAACTAGGGTCTGTGTTAAAAATAACACCTACCTTATTCTTCTTATTTGCAATTGCTTTTTCTATGCTAAATGTATTAATTTTTTTACCTTGAAGATTTGCAAAATCAATTGGATTTGCACCTAAATAATCAAAGTTATTTATGTTTTTTTGAAATTGTGTCATCACTTCATCTATTTCTAAATTACTTAGCCACGTATTCATACAATTATTATTCGGTGCAAAATTTTGATTACATTGTAACCATTCATTTGGTAATTTAGGTTTGAATGCTGTTTTTTCTATTTCCTGTAGTTTTAGTGTTTCTACCCAACAAATTTCATCTTTACAGTTATATTTATCTTTCATATAGGCAGCAATATCTTTCCATAATTCGACCTTATCTTCATTTCTTTTAAACTGCAATGTTCTACCTTCTATGTATTCTATCTGTTCGGCAATTAATAATAGTTCCATTTTGTTATAACAAGTTATACTAGAATCTCGCCCGTGAGCACATGCGTTTGCTTTTTTGCTACAGTACATTATTACTAATACTATATAATAAAATTAATTAGTATATTTTGAAATAAATATTTTACTATTTTATTTTTAAAAATTGATCCAGCTTAAAATATACCGATACAAACCAAACTACCAACAAAATGTCCGCACCCACAATCAAGATCTCTGAATTTTCCGTATCAAACCTTAGCACTGCTGTACCGAAAGTAAACCAAAATGGAGGAAAGAACATTAGTGTAAACTACAAGCAAGAAAGTGGTTCTAGTAGTATGATGTTTCAAACTCCTCGTATGTTGAGTTTCGGTATCAACAAGTGGGTAGACCCGAAGAAGCCAGATTCGGAACCAGTTTGCTCGGTAACCTTTTCATTCGTCGGTATGGACCAAAACCAAAAGCTTACGGAGTTTCACGATACTCTACAGCAACTAGACGAGTGGGCGATTACTAATGCGCAAAAGAATTCTTGGGAGTGGCTTGCTCGCAAGAATTTGTCTCGGGAGACGATTGAGACCAACTACACGCGCTGTGTAAAGGTTCCTCTCGACCAAGCCACTGGGGAGCCTAACGGCAAGCCGCATAATTTGAAGATTAAGCTGAAGTCAAATGACTCTGGCTATATGTGCACCTTCTTCGATAAGTCTAAGAATGTCATCCCAAGCTCAGATGTAGAAGAAGTGTTTAATAAGGGTTCGCACATTCGAGCTCTGATCCAGTGTACTGGAATCTGGGTAGCAGCTGGAAAGTTCGGTCTTAGCTGGAAGATTGTTCAAATGGTAGTAGAGCCCCGCCCCACTATCGGCTCTGGATATGCCTTCGACGATGAAGATGCAACTGTCGAAGAGTCAGCCCCAGTTTCGGCTAAAGCAGCTGTATCTAGCACCGTGGCTGTGTCCGAGTTTGTTGACGACGAAGAAAATGACAAACCATCATTTTCAGCCTCTGATCTACGACCAGACGAAGAAGCGGTACCAGCAGCAAAGGTTGTTCGTAAAGTAATTACCAAGAAGTAATTACTAACTCGTGTAAACTCGTAAGGTACTATCTAAGAAGTAAATAGTAATAAAAATAAATAAACTAAACTACTTTGTTTATAATTATAAAATATTAACTATAATAATGAGTGAAAAAGAATATAAAATAATTAATGGAAATAAAAATTTAATAATTTGTTTTGGTGGTATGGCATTAAAATTTGCACGAATTCTACCATTTGAATTCTTAAATTATTTATCTTCTCTTTACAAAACTAGTTGCGATTTAATATTTTTTATAGATATTCATGGATGTTGGTATCATAAAGGTATAAAAGATATTACAAATAATATTGACGAAACTGTTATTTATATAAATAATATTATAAAAGATGGAAATTATGAAAAAGTAATATTTATGGGTACTTCTGCTGGTGGTTATGCTGCTATTTTATTTGGTTCATTATGTAACGTTCATAATGTTATTAGTTTTGTTCCACAAACTTTTATCAAAAATCCAATAGATTTAAATTATTCGAATTTAAAAAATATAATAAATGAAAATACAAAATATATTTTATGTGGAGATAAAAGTGTTCAAGATGTAAATAGTTTACATCATATTTCACACTGTGAAAATATAGAATTTTTTATAAATGTACAAATAGTTAAACTTGATACTTGCAATTTAATAAATTTAAGAGATAATGGTTTTATTAAAAAACTAATAGATGATATAATTTTAAGAGGTACATAAACTACTTTCTAAACATTTCTACTTTGTTTCTAGTGCCTTACCGAGCTAAGAAATAAAATTGAAATGGCTTAAAGATAATACTATACAAACAAGTAACCTAGCAACCCAAGAATCAAAATGTCAAACTCACTACTCAAGCTCAAGGAATTCGATAGCTCTAACCTCGTGTGCTCAGCCCCTAAGGCGCTGAATGCTATGGGTGCGAAGAGCGTAAATCTAAACTACAAATTTAACGATGGTCAAGCGCCTATTACGTTTCAAACTCCGTGGATGCGTAGCTTCGGAATTAACCAATGGGTAGACCCGAAGAATGCTAGCGCCGAACCGAAGCTATCTGTTACGCTCTCGTTTATGGGACACGAGGAGAATGAGAGTGTCACAGCATTCAAGGAGTTTCTAGAATCAGTCGATGAGTGGGCAGTTGATACGGCTCATAAGAACTCGTGGGATTGGCTAAAGACGAAGAGCGCTCCTCGTGATACCATCGCATTCAACTACACTCGTTCTCTTAAGGTCCCGATTGACCAAGCGACTGGTGAACCGAATGGAAAGCCTGCGAATATGAAGTTGAAGCTTAACAAGCGCGATGGTGGGTTTGAGACTAGCTTCTTTAATACCGATAAGCAAATGATCCCTGCCGATGAAGTTGATGGCTTTTTCAATAAGGGCTCGAAGGTTCGCGCTCTTGTTCAATGCACTGGATTCTGGATTACTGCTGGTAAGTTTGGTCTGAGCTGGAAGTTGAAGCAAATGATTATTGAGCCATCGGCTCGTATCGGCAAGGCGTATGCCTTTAATGATGACGAGGAAGAAGAGTCCGCTCCTGCTCCTGCTAAAAAGCAATCTGCCCCTATTGCAAAGAAGGTTGAAGTAGCTGTTGTAGAGGAGGAAGAAGACGAAGAAGAGGCTGTTGCAAAGGAGGAAGAGCCAGCTTCTGAACCAGAGCCCACACAAGCAAAGAAGGTTGTACGAAAGATTGTTGCCAAGAAGTAAATAGATAAGTAAGAGTGATAAAACTAAAAGAATAAGATAAAAGAATAAAATAAAAGAATAAAATACAAGCTAAACTAAATAAGGTTCATTGGCTCAACTGGTAGAGCGTCAGTCTCATAATCTGAAGGTCGTGAGTTCGATTCTCACATGGACCAAGAATTCTATACTTTGTTTACAAATTAAATAATGTTAATTTGTAAACTTTGTATTTTTAATATCTATGTATTTTTAAAAGCATGGATATCCATGATCAAGTGACAAATATAATGTATCAATTATTTAATAATCAAACTTTGCTCGAGACGTTAAAAACCTATTCTAAAGAGTCAAATTTGGTATTATCAATTGATATGACTGATAATACAGAATCTGTATGTGTAAATATTTTTAGAAAGATGCATAAGTCAGATTTTATTAAAACCCAACTTCCAAAGTATAAAAAAGTTAAATTATCTGAATGTAGCGAAACCTGTTCGATTTGTTTAGAAAACTATACAGAAAAAACCTACAAAAGAACATTAGACTGTAGTCATCATTTTCATAAAAAATGTATCGATAGATGGTTTCTAAATTGCACAGAAGACCATATTCATTGTCCAATTTGTAGAAAACAATATATTTTAAAACTAGATAAAATTAGTGATTTTACAATGAATCATTAAGATTAACGAACTAAGCTACATTTATTACAAATAAATACAGTATGTTCATCAGATATCGTATGATCAATTGACCAGGTATGATCACAAATATTATAAATCAACTTTTTTGTTAGATTTATCATATATTCACATTCTTTTAGTTCTTCTTGTAGATCTAGATAACGGTCTTGGTGTTTTTTTAGTCTATCAAACAGATCTTGTGTGTTTTTATTATCCATTGTCTTAATATTGAGCAACGTTATAATTATAAATTTTACTCTTATCAATTTTGGGTAATGGCTCGGTACCTAAACCATACATATATGGCTGTTGTCCATCAAACATAGTCTTAAACAAATCTGTTAAAATAGGTGGTTCATTTTGTTCTTCCTCAAATGTTCTAGGAATGTATCGATACTCAATCACTGGTTTAGGAGATTCTCTAATTTGATTCATATAACCTATGATTAAAAATATAAATCCAATGAACAATAACAATAATGCAATTGATTTCATATTACTACATTAATTATAGATTATTTTACTAGTTAATGATTCATTCTAAAAAAAATTTGTAACTTTTATTTTATAACTATAATATAATGCATATTCATTTTAAAAAATCTAACAAAAAGTTTAGTACAATGATAAATGTATCTGACACTGATACTACTATTTCAATCGGAAATACAACTCCAAAAAAAGAACAAATCATTGACATAATGAAAAAAATATTCACCGAAATCGACAATAAAGAAATCATAATTGACATAATACCTCTAGATAATGAACTAATTGATACACAAATAAAAGCATTTTATTATTTTAACTATGATAATATAAATTATCTAAAACATAAAAAACAAAAACCTACTTATTCATTGGATTATTCAGATTCCCATAAAGAAATAATCAAACATAATGAAATAGTTATGAACTATTTTAATCAAGTTAGAGATATGATTGATTTACCACCAGAAATGATAAATCCTGAAAGTCTGTTAGAACAAATTCTTTTATTTTCTAAACAAAATGGATTATCTGTTCTTGAAACATATGATTCCTTTAGATTAACAAAAGAAGGATTCGGTGGTATCGTTACCGTTGGAAAAGGAAGTGAACATCCAGCTACAATGGCTATTCTAGAATATAATGGTACTAATGGTAAAGAACAACCTATAGTTCTTGTCGGAAAAGGTGTTACCTATGATTCAGGTGGCTATTCCATTAAAACAGATCCTTATATGAAAAATATGAAACAAGATAAAACAGGAGCACTTATTATATTAGGTGTACTAGGAGCTATTTCTAAATTAAAATTAAAATGCAGAGTAATTGCTATTTTACCAATGGCTGAAAATGTTATTAGTAGATCTGCATACAAACCCGATGAGGTTATTATTAGCTATAGTGGTAAATCAGTAGAAGTATATAACACTGATGCGGAAGGCAGACTTTTACTAATGGATGGATTATCTTTAGCTAGAAAATATAATCCACGTGTCATTATTGATGTCGCAACATTAACTGGTGTTACTGTATTTTGTAGTAAAATGGGCGCTATCTTTAGTAATAATTTAGAGGCAGCTTGGGAAATACAAAAAATAGGTGAAAAACAAGGCGACCTATTTTGGGTATTACCGATAATAGAATCTGTATTAGAAGAAACACAAAATGACGGATATACAGACATAAAAAATGAAGGATTCTCGTGTAGTTCTGCTACATTAAATGCAGCCTCTTTTTTAAAAAATTTCGTATCGGATGATATTCCTTGGATTCATATGGATTTAGGTGACTCTAGAAGTCTATACGAAAAACATAATAATTCTAATGTAGCAAAAGTAAACTCATTTTTAACCTTGTTCTATTTTCTGTCTTATCTTAGTCACTCATAAGGAGGTGGCGAATTTTTTGTCGATTTTACATTTGTTTTTTTAGAATTATTACTTACAGTATTTCTAGAAGTTACATTAGTTTTCTTAGAATTATTAGCTTGTTCTGCCTTAGATATTACATTAGTTTTCTTAGAATTATTAGCTTGTTCTGCCTTAGATATTACATTATTTCTTTTAGAATTATTAGCTTGATCTGCCTTAGATATTACATTAGTTTTCTTAGAATTATTAGCTTGTTCTGCCTTAGATATTACATTTGTTTTCTTAATACTATTAGAATTAGAATTAGTATAAGGAGGCGGTAATTTTGATTTAGAATTATTAGAAGAAATACTGTTTTTCATTTGGATTAATTCTGATTCTTTTTCATTTAGTTTTAATCGTAATATTTCTATATCATCTAACTTTTTCTCTATTTGTTCCTCTACTGTTAATTTTGTAAGCGGAACACTTTTCTTATTAGTTCTTTTAGTTATGATTTCTTCAACTTCTTCATTCATTTCTCTACTGTCTAATGGTTCCTTCATATAACTACGTTTTACACCATATACATCATAGTATTTAGTATTTTGTAATTCTTCTTTTGTTGTTCTTTGTACAAATTGTGTTTCGTTAAAGTTTGGTTGATCTGGCGAACCTTCTACTGCATACGAATAGCAAGGAAATAATTCTTTTGCATATTCTCTAGCTTCTTGATAGGATTGAAATCGATAAGGCGTATCGATAAATCTTACGTCTGTCTGTACACCTTTAGGTACTAAAACATACTTTAGTCTAACTTTATAACTATTTCTAACATCTTGAGCCCACGTTTTAATAAAACCATTCTGTTCTGTTCTCCAACTCATATCTCTTATTATTTTATAAGATTTCTTTTTTTATATAACAATAAATTAGAATGTATCCATTAGTTATTATTTTTGCTATTTTATTTTTAGCAATTTATGTTCGTAGACAAAATCAAAATAAAAAAGAATATATGACTGATTTCCAAGTAGCACCTATCCGTAGAAGACTGCGACAAAATAGAAAAAATCCATTACATTCATTAGATCCATTATGCGATTTATATAGTCCTAAAGTTGGTTCTGTAGATGAATCTCCTGCCCTGTTAGATCACGAAAAAGGTGTTTGGATCGATTCTAAAGAATTAAAAAAAAAAATAAATGCAATCCGTAAATCTGCAATGGATAAAGGTGTATGGCAATCAAAAAAAATGAATACCTATTTAAATAGTACAGTAACACCATTTGATTTAACTACATTAAATTACGATGAACCTCAATCTTTAACTGATACAAAACAAGTAGTGATTAACCCAATTACTACAACATTTGACTATAACAGTTATGAACCTACAAATCCTAGTTCATTCTCTACTGTAAATGGACCAGTTGAACTTACCTCTTCATATACTAAAGCACCTAAACCTAAATATATTTTTACTAAAAAATATGGATTTCAAAACTACAAGTAAATGATTTCATATCATATAGATTAGTCGATTTCATACGTTAAAACCATTCTAAAAATAAATGATATTATAGTAAGGTATAATATCATTTATGTCAAGGCACACTAATGACCTGACACAAAAAATTTATGATTTATTAATTAGTAAAATAGATGACTACAAAGATACAGTTCGAGAAAATAATGTACTATTTGATAAATTATTACATCTAGTAAAATCAAAATCAGAAGAACATTCGTTAGAAGTTACTAATCAGTTAATTAGTAGAGTTGATGATTTAACAGAAGATGTTCTAAATACAAATATTACATGTAAATTACTAATAGAAACATTGAATGGAAATACACCTATAACACTTTCTACTAGGGAACCCGAAAGAACACAACGTATAGAACAGTGGAATCAGTTTATTCGAGAAAATAATCTACTGCCATTATTGTTTTTATACTATACCAATCAACGTAATCAAATTAGCCAATCCTCTAATTAATGTCTTTACCATAGTTATCGTGATGATGGTTATGATTATACAAATATTTTTGATGAGTATCTACATCAAAAAATACAGAATAAATAATACCAAAATCTGGTCGATAGATAAGATTTTCATTAATAAATTGTCGAATCGTTCTTTGATCTCCTCTTGTAATTACCATTTTTTCATTTTGACTAACAAACCAAATTAAATTAATCGAACAATCTTTCCAAAGCAAATCAATATGACGATACAAAGATTGTATACTATCATCTAATACAAATGGAAACATTATCGAATATCCACAACATTTCACAAATTTAATCCAGGCATAATCATTTGTATTTTGTATCATCAACATAGTACTGTTTTTTATGTCATTTTCATCGTATAGTTTAGAATTCATTACTCTATTTTATTACTTCTTAAGAACCCAACGTTTAAATTGTTTACCCTCTGTGCCTACTGTTTTTACTATATACACTTTATTATCAAATGGAGATGTCATTTCATATCCATTATCATAATTCTTTGCCTGTTCCTTAGGAGCCTTTCTAACAGGTTCTTTCTTTTCGGTTCTTTTAGATTCACTAATGTCTTCGACAATTACATCTGTAAAATCATCTCCATCTGTAACAATGTTAATAGTCTTAACTGTAATATTTTGTACATCAGACAAACTCCATCGCTTATATTTCTTTCCTTCTGTACCAACTTCTTTGATAACATATGTCTTTCCATCTTGTCCAACCATCGTATGTCCAAGTTCATAGTTTTTCGCAGGTTCATTTGGTGCCTTACGATCTTTTACTTTAGCTGCTTTTTCTTCTTCCTTTTCTTTATGTTTGGCTGCTTTTTCTTCAGCCATTTTCTTAGCAGCATCTTCTTTCTCCTTAAGTTTAGCCGCTTTCTCTTCTAAAGCTTTCTTTTCTTTAGCAGCTTGTTCATCGGCAAGTTTTTTAGCAGCAGCTTCCCTTTCCTTAATTTTAGCCTTAGCACGAAGATCATCCTCGTCATCTGAATAGTCTGCTTCAGAAACAAGAATGTTCTTTGTCTTTTGTGGAAGTTCGACGCCGTGTTTTGCAAGAATCGATTTAATTGATTTCAACTGAGCAGTAAAGTTTCGTTGAATGTTCATATTGTAAACAGGTGAATGAGCAGGGGTATTATCTAGTTTAGACAGGTATATAAGATTCTTTTCATATGTATAATAGTTTCGCTTAACATAATCTAGCATTTGCGGTAGAAAAATATCAAATCCAGGGGGAGGACTCGACATCATTTGAACAACCGCAGTACGATAGTTTTCGTGTGTAATGACATCGTTAAAACCTTGTGCTTTATTATCAACTGCCGTCTCAAACCCAGGCTCGTTTTGTAGAGGATATTTAACACCCAATACAAGACCACGCAGAGAAATCAGTACAGAACGAATAGTTTGACAACTAGTCCATTTAGGTCCTTCCCACGTGTTAATGAGAGATAGACAAACTTTACCACAAACATATAGATTTGGATTAAAACGAATGTTATTACCTTGGGTACAGTATTTAACAGCAGGTGGTTCAAATGGATAATTAGGTGGAAACGTAAACTGAAATAGATAAAACCCGTTTTCATAGGGAGTATCTTGAGGTCCGATAATCATAATTTTACAATTTTGCATATTAGTCTCGTCGTAATAATGATAGATTCCCTCCTCTTCTAGAGGATTTCGGTTTAAATCTTTCATATCGCTACAGATTCTTTTGATTGCAATGGTAGAAAGAGGAGTCGCCATATTGTTTTATCGAAATGTTTAATATAATAATAAATGCCTCGTTCAATTTTACTTTTTACATTAAATATATGTAAAAATTAAATTAGTTATCTATTTACTTGCGAATTTTAACATAGTTAAAATGAGCCGTAAGTGTTTAGCTTACTTGCCGACAATAGAAGGCTGTAATTTGTTTTCAACAATTTACTTGCGTTCTACGTTGCGATAAGAGCGCTTGTCGTATTTGGTGACAGTCTTGGCACCATCGTAGATACCAGTGAGGGCACCATAAACGATGGGGACACCAGTAACAGTTTGTGTAACGAGAGGCGATAAGACACCAGGGGAGAAGATCGAAGCTATGATGAGCGATAAAATGATAGAAACAGCAGCACCCTTACCGACTTGAGAACCATAAATGAGAATGGCTTCTAAGACACGAGAGGGGATGTTCTTGGTTAACATAGAGCATAATTCCTTCTTGGGGGCACCCTTGGTGTATTGGATTCCAGCTTGGTCTAACATAAGTTCGACATCAGCGCGTAAAAAGTTTTCATCGAGGTTATCGCAGAATTCTTTGATAAGTTTTTTATTATCTATATATTTTTCCATTGTTTATATTATTTAGTAAGAATTTTTTTTTAATAGAAATACAATTAATATTATATATTTCTAACTTTTTGTTTGAAATCAGAGGATGGGTTTCTTCCTTTTTCTTGTTGTTGTTTTATAAACATTTGATTGAATTCTTCTGGATCAATAGAAGCATTTTTTGGTGGAGGTTTAGACATATTGTTTCGTTCATCTCTTAATTTAGCAACATCGTTCTTATATGATGCTACTTTACCTTCATCTATTTTTTTACCACTTTTTGTAGTATCCGTATCTATTGGAGCATTAATCGAATAGTCCTTATCCCACTCAGCAACATTACTATCAACTGTTACCGTATCATCTACACCATTAATAAAAGTATAATTGTCTTTACAATTAAAAGAAAAACATTTGATGTCATCATCGACAACTGCCTTTTTACCAATTTCATTTTCTAACCAAGCAAATACTTGATCGCCTACTAGTGGTCGATTAATGCCTCTAGCAATTAAAGTGGGTACGCTTTTTACTACACTAGGAATTTTAATATTGTTACCATCGACACAAATTTTTCTAACGAAATCGTTAAGTTTTGTTTTCATTAAATTCGTAATAAATGTTTTAGAATGATCGCAATTATTACTATAGAATAATACACCTAGCTCTTTCTTCTTATCATTTGAATTTGGTGTTTCTGGTTCAGAACGACTTCGATTAGGTTGAAAAACAGCAGATTCTGTATTTATCATACTACCCATTTGACTAGATACCGATGCCATATCATTGCCATTAAATGGATTAGGATTATAAACTTGTTTTCCTGCACCTTGTTGATTTCTACCAAATTCCATTGGCTTCTCTTGATTTTTACTATAATGTTCTTGGGATAAATTGGTAGGTCTTTCCATGTACATATGTTTATTACCCGAAGTCATATTTCTAGAATTCATAGAAAACTCATCATTTGATTGATAATTTTGAAATTGTCGGTTCATTATCTAATTTCTGTTATAAAAAAATATTTTGTATTTGCCATTATTACGCTAATTTCATAATTGTTTCAACTAGAATAAATCTATTTAAATTTTATTTTATTACTTTTAAATATAACAATAGATGTCTAACTTATCCAAATTTAATGAACAGCTTCTTAACTTTTTAGGTGAAATGTGTAAATTATTTCCCGATGATAAGAAATTGTCCACTTTTTACTATACAGTTGACCTAATGAAAAAAGCAAATCCTAGAGAAATTATGAACCAATTCAAACAATATGTATATCCTTTTAAAGATCAAATTTTAGCAAAAGACGAAAACTTTTTTATTACTAATACATTTACCGATAGTATTAAAAGTCAAAATGGTATTTCTGAATTAACGCGCATTAAACACATCTGGAATAGTGGCAATCTAACTAGTCACGACAAAGAATGCGTATGGAATTACTTTAAAGTCTTTCTATATTTAATCGATAAAGAATACCCATCTAAGTAATTAAGTAAAAATTCAACTAATACATTTATAATCTAACTAGTACATTATAAATTTATTTATTTTATTATGGTTTTGATTCGGTAACATCAAGTGAAACATTATAGGTTATATAAGTGTTTATCATGAAGTTTAACACGGATGTTATTAAAAATGTCCAGTATACCATAGAGTTTGCCTCTTTAATAGCACCAACTAACATAATAAGCGTAACCATCATTATGAGAGAAAAAAGGAATAAGAAAACTTTGCTGAAATTCATTGCTAGTATATTATAATAATAGAAATTAATTATCTAATTTAATTTTAAGAACATGAATTTATTTAATAATTTAATGGAACATTTTCAAAGTGATTCTTCTAAAAAAAAGAATGAACTAGAACCAAAAGCGTTAGAACTATATAAAAATACCTATGGTAATCCAATCTATCATACTCCATATGGTACTCGTTATATGATCAATGCAGATGCAACCGCCTCTGGTTTCCTATATAAACCTATCGATTTATTTATTCAAAATAACGTTGTGCCCTACTATAATAATACCCATAGTAATGCGTTTGCTGGTCAAATGATGAATTTATTTGTTACTAAGTCTAAACAAAAAATTATAAAATCTATAGGTGCTAAGAAATCTGATAAAGTATTATTTACTGGTAATGGTTGCACTGGTGCCATTCAACATATTATTCATATGTTAAATCTAAAGAAAGAAACTGACAAAAAGAAACCAGTAGTATTCATTAGTGAAGCAGAACATCATAGTAATGATTTACCGTGGAGACATCTTCCTATAGATCTTGTTATTATACCAATACATAAATCTAGTGGTCTAATTAATCTAGAAAAATTACAAAAATATCTCAAAAAGTTTCAACATAGACCACTACGTCTTATTAGTTTTATCGCAGTTTCTAATATTACTGGTGTTATTCAACCTATCGATGATATATGTATGATAGGACACAGATATGGAGCATTAGTAATGTTAGATTATGCAACAGGTGCTCCTTATGTACCTATTAATATGCATAAAGATGAAAGTAATGGTAATTATATAGATATTTTAGTAATATCGATTCATAAATTTTTGGGCGGTCCTGGTACACCAGGACTTCTAGTAGTTCGCGAATCGTGTTGTAGAAATAATGTACCATTCTGTCCTGGCGGAGGAACCGTTCGATTTGTCACCGATGATATGCAACGATATAGCGATGATATAGAAACTAGAGAAAATGGTGGAACTCCTAATATTATTGGATGCATTAAAGCTGGATTGTGTTTTGAACTAAAAGATACCTTACAAACCTATATTACAGATAGAGAACTATGGCTATTACGATATGTACAGGCTAAATTAATTACAAATAAAGAGATAGAATTACTAAATCCATTAGATAACGTTGAACGTATTCCTATTTTTTCATTTCGTGTAAAAGATGTTCACTATAACCTAATCGTTGTTTTATTAAGTGATTTATTTGGTATTCAAACACGAGGTGGTATTAGTTGCTGTAGTATGTATGCTCAACGACTTCTTGACATTTCAGATGATAAAAAGAAAGATGTGTATAAATCTATCATAGAAGATAAAGGTGTTCCAAGTTATTATGGTTGGTGTAGAGTTACGTTTCACTATACTATGCCAAAGTACATAGTAGATTATATCATAGGAGCAATTGATTTTATATCAAAGAATGCGAAAACATTAAAACCATATTATGTATATGATTCGAAAAAGAATAACTGGTACTATTCAGATATTAATAATCCACAAACAAGAGAAGCATTGTTTGAATCATTGGTAGATTCTACGATAGGAAATGAAAATATTACATATCCAACTTCTATTCAACTAGATGAAATCGTTAAACAAAATAAAGACATAGTAAAAAATATAAAATAAAGTGTTTTTTATAATATTAATTATTTTGTTATACCTTATAAAATGACATCTGATTATTTTGAAAAACTAGATAAAAAATTAATTACTTTAAAAAAAGAATTAATTACAGATAAAGGAACATATATTTTATATCTTATAGAAAACAAAAATTTAGATATGTTAGAATTATTTTTTGGAGGAACACAAGGTGGTTGTTTAATCATATTTATAGAAAATACAAAATCTGATATAGCCTTATTAGATAGTTTAAAATATGATTCTAAATGTAATTTAGAAAATGACCTAAAAGAAAGCAGCGGAACAAAACATTTAATAAATACTGCTTTTTCTTATGTAAAAAAGCACTATCCAAATATTAAATATGTTACATTTTCAGATAGAAGTACAAAAGACTGTAAAACAAAATTGCAAAATGGTTCTATACCAAGTATGAATTTAGGCTTAACCCATTTATTATTAAAAAAAACAACTTGGTATGAATCTATTTTAGGTGCTTATATAATTGATGAACATATTCGAACTGAATATAATGAATTTGTTAAAACAATAGAAACAATACCAATAAATATGTCATTTGATAAATTTGATTTCAAATATTTAAAATATGATAGACAATTATTTTTAAAACTCAATAAAAAATACAATTTAGATTTACCTAATTTATTTACTAAACATAAATACTACTATACATTATTTAAAGAATTACGTGAGAAAATTACAGATGATATAGATTCGTGTTTATTTTTTGGAGCAATTATCTATAAATTAATGACGGATATTTCTAATGATAAAACTAGATTATTTTTAAGCGCTTCCTGGATGTTTAATTTGAAAAATATAGATAACGTGGAGTTTACTGAAAAATCATTTTTAAATGATTTAGTAGGTGGTATGTCTGTACTTTTTTTTAGTATACAAAATGTATACGATACTCATCTAAACAATATCAATTCATTAGAGTTATTTTAGTAAAAAATATAAAATAAAGTTTTCTTTTATAATATTAATAAATCAAATAATTTTACATAATTTGATGTATTGGGTTTATTTTTCTTCTTTTGGTAATTCTAATAAATCATATAATATATCTATTCTTTCTTTTTCTGTTAAAATGTTAGATTCAATTGCTTTTTGTAACTTCTTAATATATTTAATATCCGCATTTTGTATTTTTGTAAAAGATGCTTCTAATTGAAAGATTTGTTTTGGATCTTCTCTTGTTTCTATATTTTGTTTTATTTCTAATAATGTTTTTTCTATGTTTTGTTCTAAATAGAAATTTTTTACCCCTAATTTCATATGATCCGCTAATATGTTATTTAAACTGCGCTTTTGTTCTAGATAAACTGCATATAATAGTTCATATCCTTCTTTCAATATATCATAGTCTGTTTTAGAATCTGGGTTAGGACGATATTCAAAGTTATATACTTTATTTACCAATTCATCTGTATTTGATTTTTCTTCAGATGTTAATGGTACCGTTTTTGCTATTTTTAAATTACGTGTAAAGGCTAAGTAATCATTATTTAATACTTGTTCATAAACCTGTTCTTGGATACCTTTAATTTGATCTATAGGAAGAGGGGCATCTAATTCTAAGTTTCTTCTAGGAACTTTGAAATCGGATAGAATTTTATCTAAATCTGCAAAATTAGGATTCATATGAATTTATAATATCATAAGAATAATATTTTAATAATTTATACATTACTTGTCATTTGGATCTTTTGGTATATCTTCATTTTTCGAATAAGCATCCAATTGACTAACCCTAATTTGTTTAACGGTTGGTTTAATACTATCTGTGTTCGTAAAGTTGATAGCTGTCATAAAATCAGCATAATTAAATGAAAAGTTGATATATCTACTATCTTCTAGTTCATCTAGACAGTTTAAGTTTCCACCAAGATCCACTATAGAAGAAGTGTTTTTATATACTAATGTTCTATGATCAACAATTTCATTCTTAGCAGATATAATATTTAAATCAGGATAGGATAATGTAAATAGTTCGTGGTACTGACCGGTAGAGTTTTTAAAAAAATAACTTATACCTTTAATAGTTTGAATGGTACCATTTTCACCGCCTTCTGATTCATCAATTGTTGTACCATTACGTTGAAATTTTGTAAATTTTGTATATGTATCAGAGGAGAACTTAGAATCTATGTTTTTAGCGATTTCTGTATAAATAGTTTCTGGGGTTGCATCATTAATCATATACATATGTTTATATAGACTCCAGCTATTGGCGATTTCAGTTTGAACTTTTGTATACTTTTCTTCTTTTTTCGTAAAATAAATTTTATCTTTAAATATAGATGCAGGAAGTTCAGAAATGCCCTTTTCTAAAAAGCGATTAAGAGTAAAGTCGTCTTTTAATAATTTGGTTAATTCAGTTTGGTCTTTTGATTTATCTTTAAATAGGTGTTGAAATCCTCTAATTGCGTTTGTCAAATCGCCACAATTACCATCTTCTCTCCATAGTTTACCCTGTGATAAACAGTCCGCTGGTGAATTATTCAACTGACCTATATTATTAAATAAATATGTGAATTTACCGTTTGAATCTGGTTGAACACAGGCAAGCTGGGATATTTGATTTCCCTCTTCGAAACAAAAAATACTAATAGCCATTTTATAAATATTTGTCATACGCGAAGCATCTTCTAGTGTTTTCATTTTGATAAAATCTATTTCTTGATTATCACTATTAGATAGTTTGTCTAAATCCATATTTGCAATTTCGTTTGTTGTTACTGCTAAAGAGATAGCCCAATTCAAAGCACCGGATACTTTTCCTGGTACATAATCAGTAAAAAAAGATTTAACCCCACTACTATATGAAGCCATTCCTCTTCTAAGAGAATTCCAAACTCCATCTAAAAGTTCATCGCGTAGAGATATATATAACCAAATTTCTTTTTTAAAAGGTATCACCGATAGTTTTGGGTGAATTGATAAATGTTGATGGATCATAATACTAATATTTTTATTTGTTTTTTCTGGAATAAATATTTGAGTTGACGGTGAACCCATTAGTGTAAAATCATTATAAGATATATAAAATGATTTTTGTGAATTATTTTTACAACTTTGAAATAGTTGATCGAGTGTGTTATACATTGATAATAAATATTTTTTAACATACTCTTTATATTTTTCTAAAGATTTATTGTGTGGAGCAGCTGCAACTGCGGATTGAGCAGGAGCGGCTTTGGGAGAAGCCACGGCGGCTGGTTCATCTTCGTCTGGGATATCATCCCATTCTTCATCTTCTTCATCTTCAACAACTTCAATATTTCTAAGTTCAGAAATGATTAATTTTATTTTAGATATATTATTTTTTAGTTTTAGTATCTCTAAACCATTTGGGTCCGTTACTAAATAATCAATTGCCGCGTGTGTCAATGCAGCTGCCCCTAATGCAGCTGTTCCTACAATAGCCGTTGCTGCTAATCCTGTTACTCCTAATGCTCCTACTCCTAATAATCCTAATCCTGCCACTCCTACTCCTGTGTGGAGTGCGGTAATAATATTCCGGACCATTTGTTGATTGACGCTATTAAGTGGTTTCTTTAGAGATGTTGGGGCTTTTGCCAAAAGCTTAGTGAGCTCTTTTTGTAATACAAGTTTTTTACTTTCTAATTCTTGTATTAGTTGTTCAGTTAAAGGATGCCTCTCTATAAATGCTTCTACTAATTCAATAATTTTATCTGGAATAAGTTCTAACTTCATAAAAAGAGTACCGTTATGGAAATCTATGAGCTGCTGATTTTGTTTTAAATTACTAAAAAAAACAGATGTATTATCTCTCATTAAATCAGCCATTATTCTTTGATCTTCTGCTTTTACTTCAGGTGTAATATTTGAAACATTTTCTTTATATAAAATTAGAAAAGATGGTTCTTCACTATGAGAATAACGCCGCATATCAATTGAACCACCCGTATGAAATGTTTTAAATTCAAATTGTTTATATTCATTATTACCTTCAGAACAAGCATTATAAATTATTTTCTTAAATAACTCTGGATTTTTTTCGATATCAGTTTTAACTTTAATCTTGTCAAGTTCAGGTTGATCTGACTTTTTTAATTGTTTAGGATTTAATATACCAGTTTCTGTATTAAATCTACCTATTTTTTTTGCTCGATTTCCCATTAATTTGTATACATATCTACAAATATTTTTAACATCGCCACCAGAATAATGATTTTTTGCTAGATTTTGAGAATATAATCGAATCTGTTGATCTGTAAATTCAGGAAAATATAGTTTACGATAAAAGTCAAATACTTTTACTGGGTGTAAAGCTTCGGCATCTCCAGTATAAGGTGTTAGACATACTTTACCATCATCACAAGATACTTTTAATGATTCTGGGAGTTTATCCTCTACTTCTTTTTTTGTAACTTCTGCACAGGTGTCTTTATTTTGTAAAAGTTTACCAGTTTTTTCTTCAGCACTATTTTGGTTTAAATTTGGTAAGATGTTCTTTGGTTTTGTCAAAGCCTTCATAATATAATTTGTAGCAATATCAGACTTAATTACTTGTTCGATATCTTCTGCAGTAGGTAATTTAATATAAATTTTTGTATCAAAACGTCGTAAAACAGCTTCATCTAGTTTCCAGGGATAATTGGTTGCTGCCATTACAATAACATTTTCATTACTAGTAACACCATCCATCATTTGTAATAAAGCATTGACACTATTTGTCATAAGACCACTTTCATCTTTATCACGGTTACCTGCGATAGCTTCTACTTCGTCTATAAAGAGAACACTAATTACTTTGGTTTGTAATTTATCAGGACGTGCTTCTCTATTTTGTTTCATTACACCTTTAGTACAACTGGTTGCAGCGCTAGCGGCACATCTAAAATAGTTTGTAATTTTTTTCTCTGTTTCACCCACATATTTACCTTTTAATTCAGCACCAGTAGGAGCATAAAAGATAATACGTATATCTACTTTTGAATTCATAATTTCTTTTTGTAATTGATTGACAAAGGCTTTTGCTAATAGCGTTTTACCAGTACCAGGTGGTCCATAAAACAAAATACCTTTGGAGCTATTAGGATAAAGACGAGGATGAATTAATGGATATAAAATACCAGAACGAATTTGATCTTTGGCTATATCTTGTCCAGATACATCATCAAATGTAAGTGCATTTCCAGAAATAAAATCTTGTTTTACATCTTTACAAGGTACATCTTCATCTTTATTAGGACCAGAACCAGTTCCACGTTCATTCTTGATACGTTTTAATTGTTCTTGTAGAGTTTTTACATAAGATAAAACTTTATCAATCGCGTCATTAATGTCTTTGTCTATATCACCAAGTTCGTGTTCACAATCTTTAAAGTTAGATGTGATCAATGTTTTTTTCGAAGCATCATTAGCGGCTTCTTTTGCTTCTCGAAACAGTTTTTGATATTCTTCAGAACCAAATAAAGTTTTAACATTGTATAAATTGTTTAATGCTAATAAAAAGTTAATAAGAGAACCTTCTATTTCATTTTCTTTGTAATAGTACATAGCTTTACAATAGTATTGATAGGCATTTTCAGTTAATGTTTTGTAAAAAGCATTAGTTTTATCTGGTTCAGATGAAACAGCGGCTTCCACTGAACCTGGAACTGGAGGAGATGGCGGACGATCCGACGAGTTTGATGCCATTATATTAAATAATTAGATAATTTAAAATTATATTTATCTAAAATAATAATAGTATAATTAAAATGAACAAATTATTATTATTAGCAGTATTTTTGGTCTTCTTATATTTCTTTCTACAAAGTCAACCAACTGCTGCTACAGAAGCTACTGTACAAACAGCTGGCTCAATCGTAAATGGATTGAATATTAAGGAACTTGTTGAAACATCTATGCTTTTAAAACAGTTTCAATAAAAAATAATTAAGGATATGATTTTATTATTTTTTATATTTGTATGATTTTATATAAAAAAGAAATTGTTCTTTTACTATAGTAAACTGTATGATACGTTCTCAAGGTAAAGAAGAACAACCTAAATCTGATAAACCAGTATCACATCGTCACTTATTTACAAATATTGTAAATGATAGAACTCGCATATTAGTAGAAGACTTTGATACTTTAGATAATATATCAAAAATTACAAAACATATTAATGATGAATTTAAATTAAGTTCTATAGAAAAGCCAAAATCTATAATTAAGTTAGAAAATGTTAATTTACAAAAATTAGATGTTTCAGAAGAAGAAAAACAAAAACTACTAAAAAGACTAATACATAATATAGTGACTACTGGCAGTCCAGATGATTCCGAACCAAAAAATAATCTTTTATTTAGTCAACTATTTTTGGCAGAAGACATAACTATGAAAGATGTTCTACAGGTAAATCCAAGTATATTACAAAAAAAGTATAAGCTAATGACTCAAATAGAACCATTAATCGAACCAGAATTTGATAATCAAAGTTTTAAAATAACAGATCAAAATACATCATATTCATTGAAAAATATTACTATAACTATAGTTGGTGTTGGTACTGCTCTATTAGTAGGTTATCTTATGATGCCAGCAGGTGTTTTATTCGCAGCTGGGTCAGGAGCAACTAGTGTTCTAACAACAGCAACCACAGCGGCAGCAACGGTAAAAACGGCTACAGAAGCGGCAACAGTAGCAGGGAAGGTTTTAAACACAGCAAATATTGCTATGAGATTTGCAAAATCAAGAATGGATACTGCCAGAACATTTCAATATCTAGATCCATCTGGTGCTACAGCGGATTATAATTCTGCTGCTGCTGACTTTGAAGAAGCTCGACAAGTATACAATGACCAAATTGGTATACACAATGAATCAGCAACCAGCCGCGCTTCTAGTGCTAAAAAATTGGCAGAGTCTAGTGCTGAAATAGCAGAAGCATTATTAGGATTACCAAATACATTTTCAATTATGGTAAAAGTATACACTGTTATTCGTTCTGCTGAACAAGGCAGAGACATTAAAGAATCATTAGAGATTATGTTAAAAACGGGTGCAAGAGAAGGTATTAAATTCGGTGTAACATATGTTGTTGGAGCATATACAACTAATCCACAAAATGCAAAACAGTTAGAAAAACTAAAGACATATATTTCTGGAAAATTTCCTGCTCAGGTAACTACTTTAATTGACAGTACGGGAAATTTTATAGAAAGAAATTATACAAAAGCATCTACTAAAATAGGTGAATATTTTGATACATCTTCTGCTTTTATTAGCACTAGTAAGCTTGGTGATTTTGTTGGACGGGCTGCAGAAACTGTATCAAGTGTATTACCAGAAAGTGTGACAAGCACTATTACAAATGCAAAAGCACCTGCTGGCGAAGCGGTAACTTGGTTATTTGGATATATGAGAAGCAGTGCAATTATATATGCTACGAATACTGGTTTAGAAGGTGCTATGAATAATATAGAATTTTTAAAGGCAACAAATCGAGAGAAAGAGATAATAAAAAAGCAACAAGATAATGTGAAATTAATGGAAAAACAACAAGAGTTTATGGATTTTGAATTTGAAATGGAGAATGGTTTTAAACCAACATCTAGAATATTAAAAAATCTTTATAGCGATATGAAAATCAAACTAGACAATGTTACAAAAAAACATCCTTACATTGCTACAATGATGATATTAATTACTGCTAATTATGGTGCTAGAATGATTTGTGACACATTTATCAATAATGCAGAAGGTGTATTTCGATATGGTGCTGGATGGTTACCATATGGTTCTGGTTCTGTACAAAATTTAATCACATTTGTAAAAGACCAAAAAATAATAAAAAAAGAAGCTGTTCGAGCACAAATACAAAGAATGATTTTTCCTTATTTAGCAAGGGTTGTAAATGATATTCTTCCACTAAAAAAGATGATTATGGATGAACTACAGAAAAAACTAAACTTGAAAGCAGACGAATTTGCTACAATCGATAAAGTTGTAAAACGCGAACTAACTGTAATAATGATGACGAAAAATATAGTTTATTTACTTACAAAAATAGGTACAGATATTGTTCAAGAAGGGTTTATAATGAATAGTATGACATTAACAAAAGATGAACTAGATAAACATATGAACAAAATAGAACACTGGTATAGAAACTATGTTCCTAAAAATTTACAAGGTGTAATTGATAATACTATCACATCTGCATCAGGTGGTATGCCGCTCCGAGCACATTCATTTTTGACTAGTTTTTCTAACTTTTTTTGGAATTCAAATAATGCAGATGCCGTTAATAATCTGGCTGCTTCTTTAATTAAAGAAAACCCTGGTGGCGCAAATGTTCCTGGTCCTTCTAATCCTTCTGGTCCTTCTTCTACTTTTGGTTCTACTTCTACTACTTCTACTTCTGGTTCTGTTAATAATCAGTTTCCTGATATCACACCAGAAACACAGATAAAACCAACAAAAGAAGAGCCTGTTCTAGGACAAGCACCTCATATAAGTATAGGTGATATCCCAAGTAACATAATACAAACACCAGAACTCTTAAAAGATAGTACACTTCAAAAAATTCCAAATTTATCTGTTGCAGAGGTAATGAGTAAATTCATAAGTGAAGCAGAAAAACCAAGGTTAATAAGTGAGGTTAGAACTATGATTAGTGATGAAGAAGCTACTGAAATACAAAATATTAAATCTAAATTAGAACAAAAAAAAGAAGAAATACACGCTAATATTTTTAGTCTTGAAGCTAAAATAAGAACATTAAATACACATATTAGTGAAAATGAAACCAATCTACAAAGACAGTCCGATTTTTTACCAACGGATATTAAAGCTTTAATCACAGAAGAAATAGGACGATTAAAAACTTTAAGAGATTCACTGAATACAGAAAAAACATCTTATATTGATTTTTTAGAAAGAATACGTTCACAAGACTTTCTTCCAGAAGTAGCTTTTTCGAGTGCATCTAAAACAGATTTTGCAACATTAAACAAGTGGTTTACAGGTATTTCCGAAAAACCACTATATAATAAACGAGTATTAATGGGAGCAATAGGACCAACTAATTTACCTAAACTATTTAGTGATGGTGCTAAACATTATGCAGCTTATACTGCATTAAAAAATGCCAGTCCAGATCCAGCGAACTTTAGAACATATTCTGCCGCAGGTGCAGGTGAGGTACCATTTGCATCTATCCCTATTGATAGAATAAGGGAACAAACCTTAATTTTTGAACAACATAAACTCCTTTCTACACAAATACAAAATGTACGTGCAGGTATTGCGACATTAACTGCAGAACTGGCAAAACATACAGTATCCGCAGAACATTCTGGTGTAAATTGTGGTTCGGTAACGTGTGCTGAATTATTGCAGGCACAAAAAGATTCTTTAGCTAAAATGACAGGAGAACTAAATACCGTTGAGTCAAATCTTAATAGTGCTATCACAACAAATTTAGATGCGTTATTTAAAGGAAAGCCATTACCGAAAAATAATACAGAGTTTAAATCATTATTTTCTCTTTTTAAAGCAGGCACTAGACACAAAAATATATCAGTTACACGAGAGGGAGTGATTTCTTTTGTTCCTGCTAGTCAGGCTCAATTAAAAAAATATAATGAACTAATTATGTGGTATGGAGAATTACAAAAAGATGAAAAAGCAATTGTAGCATTACAATCTTATTTAAACAAAAACAAGCCAACAACATTGAATGATTTATTTGATGGATTACTCAAAAATAATAATCCAACAATACCTAAATTTACAGGTGTAGCAGCAGAAGCTGAATTTGATATTAACTTTGATGACAAATTAGCTAATTTTAAATCGGCAATCGATAAAATGAAAAATTTTGATGAACAGTTCAGTAAAACCAGCACAAATTTAACTAATACTAAAACTAAAACAGATCAAGCACACCATACAGCAACTGGAGTACATAATGAAGTGAGTAATATCGCCGGAGATTCAAGAGAACAAAGAGGAAAAAGAGCTGGAACAAGAGATATTTTAAATAGTGCAATTGCCCAAGCACAAAGTATAAACCAAATACCAGGAACATTAACATCAACACAAACCAGCTTTGATACACAGATAACAGCATTATTTACAGATATAAAAGCAGGAAATTCTTTAACTAGTCATTTAGAAAAACTGGATACAGTTCATACAGGTTTGACTGATTTAGAAACAAACATTAATACTGTTGGTACTAAAGTTGATGCAATAAATGCTGAACTTTTAGTAAAAGCAAATAAAGGAATATTCGGTATTCAATCTGGATTAAAACCAGAAACAGAAAAACCTAAAGGAGCTGAACAAGGTGCTAAAGAAGAACAAACACCTACAGAACCCGTCACATTAGAAGGACTTGAATTATATCTTCGTACAAAAACAGCGAATCGTTTACAATTCTTTTTGAAAAATAAAAATATGTTAAGTGATAAATTTAAGAATTTATCTGCTTTACTAACACCAGAAGCATTGAGACAAAAACAAGGACAAGAATTATCAATAAAAGAACAGCAAATAATTGATTTAGCATACCAAGAAATATTAGATGGTCTTACTGGAGACAACCCCAGACATAATAGAGCGATTACTGCAATTCTTGATGATTTTAATTTACCAAAATTAAATATTCACGGTTTGGGTCAAATATTAAGTTTAGGAAAAGATAAAGTATATGCGTATGGTGCAGGTGGTGCGATATCAGGAGCAGTGGGGGCAGTAGGAGCTGCTGCTACCACTGCCACAGGAGGTTTAACTGCTGGTAGTTTAGCAACAGCTTATAACTACTTAAAAGCTGTAGATACATTAGCGACAGTATATTCTACTACATATGAAACAATGAATCAGTACTTAAATTTAGGAGATGGTGCTTTGCAAGAAAAAGCTAGAAATATGCAACTTTCTATACAACAAGCTCAACTTAGATCTCAAGCTCTTAAAGATGGATTAGCTGGTGCGAAAGAGGAAATTCTTGATGCTGGTAAAAATCTTCTTTACTGGGCACAAAATGGTATTGGATTTCCAGGTAAAGATGGTGATGTTGATCCTATATTAATCCCAGAAGCACCACTTCCAGTTGTAGGAAAATTTAATGTAGCACGATTACTATTAGCAAATGCTATCTCTGGTGGAGGTGCTTCAGTTAGAGAAGCATTATTTGAAGCATATGATGTAAAAGGAGAAGGATGGTTATTTAGTGACAACTGGGATAAAGCGGTGAAAATGGTTGGAATTGCTAAAAAATATGCTTTAACTAGTCCAGAACTAACACCACTTCTATTTGGAGATGACTTTAAACTAACACCAGAACAATTAATGTATGAAACATCTATAATGAAGGCAAGGTTAGGTACTTATTTTGCGCCAACAGCAGATGAGACAGTTGAAATGAATAAAATATCAAGTTCAGTATTAAATTCTGACTGGGGTATGATATCGAAACTATGTACAGAAAATAAGATTGCTTCTAGTATATCACATATGTGCATACCCATTTTTACAAAAATTAAAGATGTTAGAATGGGGGCGAGACAAGGAGCAAAAGAAGCATATGCTGGATTAATAAATCCATATGTACATCCTGGAATAGAAGTAAAAGATCGTACCGGTATTACTAAAGAAGCAACATCAGGGCGTTCAGTATATCCTAATGGTGAATTTGTATGTCCTGTTGGTTTTGTTTTACACGGAAAATCTTGTAAAATGTGTGAAGATTATCCAAATTGTTAAAGCCAGTTCTTAAGATAAACAATTCGTTGTTCATTAATAGGTTTTGAACTATCTATTTTTTCTGTAAATCCTTTCCAAACTTTAATATATGCACGATATTGACGTGGATCATTATATTCCGTTTCTTCACAATATCTATTATATTTAATTCTTTGATTGAATTGATTATAAATTACCAATTCATTTAATATTTTATGTTTGATACAAAATTCTATAAGTAATTTTGCTTCCATTAAACCTCTTACTAAATACATTTTTGTTTTACCAGCTTTTAACTTTTTAATACATTTAATACAACTCAAAACACGGTTTATACTATGTTTAACATATTGTAATGCTTGTTTAATTTTATAAATTTCTATCTCCTCTTCTAAAAAGTTAAAAACAGTACTCAGATGTTTTGTCATTTTATATTTATCATATCTAATTCTATTTAAATACAAATGAACTTAAAGACTTTATTTTTCAAATGTATACGATGATTTATTTAAGTATATCCTATGATCAAAAAGATGATGCTAAGGCAATGGGTGCAAAATGGGATCCTGAAAAGAAACTATGGTATGCTCCAGATGCATCTTTTACAAAATTAATAGAAACGTATCAACCGCTTGTTGGTAAAGAAAAACGAACTAATAATATTAGAAAACTAGAATCTAATGAACCAGTTCGAAATCTAGTTTTAATAGGAGAAAACAGAACATATGGTGGCGATCAACTATTTGTAGATCTTCTTCCGAAAGACTCTAGTATTACACTAAAGCGTACATTAGAAGATTCTGAATATAGTAAATTAAGAAATATTGTTGTAAAAAGAGTAGCATATAAATGTGAAATATGTAATACAGAATGTTTTTCGAAGGACAATAAATATCTACAACTTTGTGAAAGATTTAGTTATTCTATCGAAAAAAAGATTCAAAAACTAGAAAGAATTGTTGCAATGTGTAAAGAATGTTTTCAAACAGTACGTTTATTAGATAAAGGGATTGCACTAACTAGATTAATCGAAATTAATCAAACCGATAAAGAAGATGCAAAACAACATATTTTTGATGCATATGAAATATGGAAAGTTCGTTCGAATATAAAATGGAATGTTGATTTGTCTATTGTTTCAAACTTTTCTAATGGTTCTACTAATTCTAACACTTGTAATTCAGAAAAATCAAAAATTAAAATTAACAAATTAGATACATCAACGAAAAACGTTGTTAAAGACATAGATACAAGTACTACAAAAGTATCAAATGCAAAAATTACGATTCATAAATTAGATTCAAAGAAAGAAATGTGCTTAATCGACGACGAGTAATCATTTAAAGATTTTAATGATAAATAATAGAAAGAAATGTTTCAACGTGATAAAGTAGTTAACGTATTTGCTGGCATCGGTGTTCTTGCCACTGCTCTATTTTCCGTACTAGGTCTAGGTGTAGCGTCTGGTCGTCTAAGGGTAAGTGTTTCTAGAACAAAGTCTGAAAAACCAACCGAACCTCCATCTGATAAACCAACGGATTCTAGTTCTTAAAGGGGTATTGTTGAAAGTGTATAATATTCTTGATCCAATAGCATAAATTCAAGAATACTATCTTGTCGTTGAAGAAAACGATGAAGTTTCTTTGGACAACTATCAATAATTGGTTTTCCATCTTCTGCGTAAATGGTAATTTGTTGGTCCATCCAATTAAATGTCATAAATAGTGATTGATTTTCGATATACCAGTCTGCAGTAAGATCGGTAATATTATGATTATAGTAGTTGTTGATTTGTTGTGCGATGCGATCTTGTAGAATGAAGATATGTTGTGCGATTTCTTCATTTTTCTTTTCTAGAAGTTTATTTCGCTTCTTTAGAAGTTTTTGTTTGACTTCTTTTCGAATCATTTTCTCTAGATCATACCCATTTTCTTTCAGGAAAGTCTGAAAGCTTTCATACATTTTAGTGATGCAGATATCTTGAGAATTCATTTTAGACGAGTTTGAATTATTCTTTAATAGCTTTTCAATTTGGTTTTATTTTACTTTTTATTCTTTCATTAGGTTAGATATGACTGATTATGTAAATACAATTGATGATCTAAACGATAGTAAATACAAAGCTTCTACACATCAACAATTATTATTGTACTTGTGTATAGATGGAGAATTAGAAGTAGTAAAATGGATTTATGAAAAATTCGTATCGAATTCAAAATCAGATTCAACAATTACATTTGACTCAAATGTATTATTGTGTTCTGTATTAAGTGGAAATGCAGAACTCGTTCGATTTATATTATGCATTAATCCAGAAATTATGGAGCAAACGGTAGTTGCATATTCTTCTGAAAGTAATATGAATTTAATATCCATATCATTATTTAGTTCTATTAAAAATGGATTTATTGATGTTTGTGAATATTTAATGGCACTAAAAAAAGAGTTTGGACTTAACAATCAAGAATCTGAAATACAAATTAATGTATTATCCGCTGCTTTCATTAGTGCATTAAAACACGGATTTATTGATATTTGTGAATTAATTATTAGTGTTAAACCAGATGTTAATGTAACTTTATTTAATTATCGATGTTTTTATAGTTGTTGCAACGAAGGACATCTAGAAGCAGCAAAGTGGTTTTATGATAAATATCCAGGTGTTTTAGATTCGATTGGGTTTGAAATTGCCTTTTCATATTCATCTTGTAGAAAACATAGCGAATTAACAAAATGGTTATTTACAGTAAAACCAGAATTAGGAGTAGATATTATATAAAATTGAGCTATTTATTTTATAATGATTTAGAAATGAGTTTATCTCCATCAAATCATCATAAAATCAATAAAATGTGCCAAGACTATAAAGATGAACTCATACTAGAAAATATAGCAGAATTACTAAAAAATATAAATCATAACAATAGAAAATTTACAATTCAAGAATGTAACAAAATGATTAAGGATGTACAAAATACTAAAGATAAAAAATATATTCGAATGAAACAATCTATAGATGATTTTCAATATGGTCATATTGTAGAAGAGTTCTATCAAAAAAGTTTAGAAACTGTACAAGTTGATAAACATACTAAAAATGTAGATACATTTGATAACTGGATTGCTTCCCATACAGAATTACATTTATTGTTAAATTGTTCTTCTGATGATTACTCGAAAGGAGAACAGCTTTATTATGGAAGAAAATTAATGGAAGAATATACAAAGTATGTAAGTGAATGCAGCAGACAGTTTGTCATTCCTAGTCCTTTTCCAAATATTGAAATAATGAATAGAATGTGTGAATCTATCACATTAGAAAATGGAAGAATCATTAAAAATCCAAACTATATTCCCGAGTACAAAGCACCTTTATGGTTTTGTTGTTTTACTTAAATATTTCTGTAATAAACTTTGTTTGTGCTTTTTTAGTAGACACACTATCTAGTTCAAATATTTCTGGATTTTGATAGAGGAGTGAATGTAATTTTTCTAGAGGGTGATTCGTATTTTTATAGAGAGTATTCCAATCTACCACAATATTGCTTTTGATAAGATGATATTTGTATTTTTCTAATAATGGAAGAGCAGTTGGATTGCCCGATAAACGTTCTAACATATACGGATCAATATGAGATTGAATAGTGAGACATCGTTCAAAGTAGGCATCAATAAGAGGAATCATTCCAGGATGCCGATTATAACATAATTCATCCCAACGAATATTGTTTGTAAAACGATCGGCTAATCGATATACTGGTGGAACAACATAAGACGCAATGACATATTGTATATCTTTGGGTAAGTCTCGGTTAGGAGCAACCTCGCTTAGGGGTAAGTCTCGGTTAGGAGCAACCTCGCTTAGGGGTAAGTCTCGGTTAGGAGCAACCTCGCTTAGGGGTAAGTCTCGGTTAGGAGCAACCTCGCTTAGGGGTAAGTCTCGGTTAGGAGCAACCTCG